TGGAATAGAATGGTGGCACAAAAACGACCAACTCCATCGCGAGGATGGCCCGGCCATCATTTATCCCGATGGAAGAAAGTATTGGTACAGAAACGGTCAACTCCATCGCGAGGATGGTCCGGCCATCGTTCATCCCGATGGAACAAAGAAGTGGTGCAGAAACGACCGACTTCATCGCGAGGATGGCCCGGCCATCATTTATCCCAATGGAACAGAGTGGTGGTACAGAAACGACCGACTTCATCGCGAGGATGGTCCGGCCATCGTTAAGCTCGATGGAACAAAAAGATGGTACAGAAACGGCCGACGTCATCGCGAGGATGGGCCGGCCGGCGTTTATCCCGATGGAAGAAAGTATTGGTTCAGAAACGACCGACGTCATCGCGAGGATGGTCCGGCCATCGTTTTTCCCGATGGAACAAAGAGGTGGTTCAAAAACGGCCAACCCTGCACCAAATTCGAGATTCTATTGAGATGCCTCGCGAATAATCGCGAGCCTCGCGAGGTTTGGTCATGAACAACAAAAAAAGAATTTATGCTGTACACTACAACCATAAAACTCTGCCGATGAGTGTGTGCTATATTGAAATAGCCAGACCAGTCTCTTTTACAAAGATAGACGTGGAAAAAGTCCTTCCCGGTCTTGGCACACACTATTACGAGGGCGCGCGCAATTTTTTTGAATTGTTCTGTCGCACACTCATATGTAGACCTGATTTAATCGAAAGTCTCTGGAATCGAAAAAATGAAGAGAAAAATTAACAAAGTCGTGCATATTAAATCAAGATGGTGGATCGCGATCTATCATCGCCGAAACCACTCAATGTGCTGCAAGGTAACATGGCCATATCATTCAAAGAACAGCAAAATAGAACTTTTTCTTAATGCCATCGCGCGACGTCCAGATCTCATCGATGGTATGTGGAAAAATACCCAGACAGGCTTATCTTATCAAGAATAATCTTTATGCGGCCCTTGATCCAAAAATCATGAGCGGAAGCTCATAAAGTATTCCTTGACGACTCAAATAGCTTAGTATATAATGGTATAGTCGCGTGGCGATCGAACAAAATAGATGAGACACTCCATGATTTTTGATGACAAACACAAACTCTATGTTAATAATTACAGTGGGTTTTTCATTGCATGCGATACGATAGAAATATCGACAAAAACCATATTTCCTCCCGATGGCGGTGAGCGAACAATCGAAATAAAGCATTGGCCTGATGAAATGGGGCTGAGTTTGGGAAGTCTTTTCTTCAAAACAATCTTAGAAAAGCCAGAATTCGCCATTGCTCTGTGGAATAGAAAAAATGGAAATTAGATACAAAGTTATTAGTAAAGCACGACATTCATCGTCGATGTTTTATCGATTTTTTGTTGATCGCGGAGTTCGCTCAAAATATCTGGAGGCCTTTTGGAACTGAGGAAAGGGAAATCGATTGATTGGTCTAAAAAAGTCGAAGTCTATAGAAATCTTCGAAATGGACAATTATCTATTCGCCAGAATGGCATCGTTGTCGCTTATACTGATTATGCCTACCTTAATGATGTCGAATTTGTTGTAAGAAAGGCTGGGCTCAAGAAAGTTCGAGAAAGCGGACAAAAAAACGTTCATGCGTTTGCGAAAGGCTATCTTTGCAAAGCCGAGCCCGGTATTTTTCATTACAACAAATGCGTGACCTACAATCCGTTTAAATACGACTCGTTTGTTATAAAAAAGAATGACAAACCTATTTTTACAGCCAAACAAATACTCGTAAAAAATAATGGAGAAATATGGGCCTTTTAAAAAAATGTAATCGTTGCGATGGGCGTGGCTACACACCATACGTATTTCAAGTCGGCCATGATGATTGGGACACTGATTATGATCCATGCGATATCTGCTATTCGCGTGGGCATTTTAATCTACTCTTATGTTTGTTTGATGACCTCAAGAACAACAGAGATGTCGAACACATTTGGAGAGGAATTCCATATAAATCCTACTATGACATTTGGTGAAACTAATTAATATGTGTTGAAGAAAGAATACATAGGAGTGGGGATGTGGAGATGGACCGATGAGAATGATTTACTGCATCACCCAACAGAACCAGCTTATGTGTTCGAGTCATATAAAATTCGGAAATGGTGGTGGAACGGTCGAAAGTCAACAAAATCATTAAATTACCTGAAATGTATTGTCTCGAACATATCATTGAGGGAATTTTACAAATGAAAAAAATTATTTCACTGCTTGTTGTTTTGTGCTCGGGCTGTGGTTTCCTGACAACCGAAAAGCCATATCAAGGCGAGACTGTTGAGCCTCCGAGAGTCGAGAGGACAGATGACGGCTATTATATCTATTCCTCCCCAGACGAGGTTAGTTCCATTGATACACCAGTCATGCCACAAGTTTGCAAATACTCCTCAACAGTATTAAAAACAGTCACGCGTAAAATTAAAACTGGCTTCTTGACCGGTATCAACAAAACGGTCGAAAAAACTTATACATTCGAACTTGACCTTGATTCAGATGTCGATCAAGCTCTCTTGCGAGCTGACCATATTCATCTGACAAGGGCACAGCTACGTGTCCACGAAGATTCGAGAGGTCATCTTGGGTTTATAGAGTGGATCAAGGCCGATTTAAATGACCAAATTGTTCTATGGACCGATGAACCAGACGGAATTCAAGATGAAATGAACTTCGATGGCTCTATTGACATTCGACCTGAAATCAGAGACAATAAAATCACGTTTGATGGAAGAGTCCGTGGATCCTACCCAGATGACGATATTCGCTTAAAAATTTTCTTAGAATTTGTTACACTTAGAGAGTGCGAGAGTGTGAATCAATAAACCCTTTAAGTGTCTTCATGAACTTATTTTCAGCCGGCCAGATAATAGCATCGTAATGCTGGGCGATGAAATTTTCGTTATACCCCTGAAGCGCGCCCACTTCTTCGTGAAACGTGATATCCCCAAATGTAATGTTTGTGTACAACAATTCATCTGTCGCATTGTACTTAATATAAGATTTTAAGTGATAAGTTTCATCTCCCACTACAATCCGTTTTCGGGCTTGATATGAATAAATTTCCTTGTTGTAAAAAATTCGACTTACTTGTTCACCTAAAATCCACTTGGATTTTTTTGTTTTTTTGTCTTGTTGGGGTTTTCTTATGAACGACAGGATTCTTTTTAACATAAAAGATTTGGAGTATGATAATGGTTCGCGAAAAATTAATCAATTATGGGCTGGCGAGATCAGAGATGATATTTTGACTGCAATGATATTTTTCGCAGGTAAAAATATTGATGCAATCTCAATCGAAATTACAAACATTCCAAATATTGACGAATCATCTTCGACTTCTTCGTGGTGGAAATTTTATAAAAACACCAGCATGAGCCCTTCTGATTATAAAAAATACGGACTAGAGGGTCAATACTATAATATAATTAGAGAGATTTATTACTTCGCATACAAACAGAAAATCAGAAATGCCGAAGTCGAATACAACTTCAACCTCTTGCAACACTGGACATTCGCGGATCCCGATAAAGAGATTAAGCACGGATTTCGTAGGCTAGAATTATTTTCATTTTAATGGGCATATTGCTATTTAAAATGTGAAAACTATACCTCGGAGAATAACATGAAAAAGTCTAAAATTCAAAAAATTATCGACGAAGAGATCAAGCAAGTTCTCAATGAAGAGACGGAATCCTATAAGCAAATGATTGAATCTCTTGAATCTATTTTACAAAATCTTGATGCTCATTTTGACGCAATTCAGGAAGCAGCAGTTCAGTTGCAGAGCGCCCCGAACGGAAACCAGCTTGCTATGAATGCAATCAAAGCCAATAACCGCTACAAATCAATTATAGAAGATATTATTGAAACTGTCAAGACCGTAAGATGAAATTTATAGACGAAACCGGACAATTTGGCGATAAGCAAGAGATGTTTGAAGACCTGTACCAGTATATGCAACAAAAAACAGGCTTCAACAAACCTTGTTCAGTTCATACCGTTTCAGATCCGCAAAATGCGACGAATCCTCTGGGAAAGACTGCATATTACGACCCAACTCAATTTAAAATTGTTTTGTACACAGATGGTCGGCATATCAAAGATATTCTACGATCTTTCGCTCATGAATTAATTCACCATAAACAAAATTGCGAAGGGCATCTCTCCAATGTTGAATCCCCAGAAGGGTACGCTCAAAATGACAACAATCTTCGGAAAATGGAATTAGAAGCATATCAAGATGGTAACATTAATTTTCGTGATTGGGAAGATGGCAAGAAAAAAATTAAAGAACATAACAATTTAAAGATAATTAAAAACAAAGAGGTTATTTTGATGAAAGAAAATATAGAAAAGAAAGATCTCGGCACTCTGATCGATATGTTCAACATGGCTGTCGAAGAATATAAAAGAGACCCGAGTCTCGAAAATTATATGATGATCAATGATATCGCGGGCGAGGTCGACGACGTCGCAGGAAGTGGAACGATTGTAAAACAAAATCCGGACGGTTCGTACGACAAAAAAATCGGCAATCTAGTTACAAAAAGAATTTGGCAAAGAACACAAGAAATTGAAAAAGATAGGCTTGAAAAAGGACTTCCGGTCATCGATGACGAAGAAGACCCCTTTGGGACATACAACCCAAGGACAGGAGAAGACCCAATGAAGAAAAAGTTCGGAAATCCATTTAAAAAAGATGATGGACCATTAGATGAAAGTTGGGACAAAAATGATCGAGAAGATCTCAACGAATGGATCAGCAAAGAGCGACAAATTGTTCACTCTGAACGTCTTGGATTAAAAATGAATCTTGACAATCTTGGAAGTGGAACAAACAAAAAGAGGCTCGCTGAAAGCATGGGTCTGCACGAAGAAGTTATTGAACGTTTCTATAATGACGAGGACGAATAATGTCTGCACGAAGAAATAAGTTAGCTGCGATTGTCGCCGAAGCTCTTGGAAAAGAAGTGGTAACTCATGCCGAAATTGAGGCCTATTATGCCGGAAAGAGGGATGGGGCGACTAAAGAGAAGAGTGAAAACGCAATGGCTGAACTTGTAAAAATTGAAGAGGAGATGCCGGAAGAGGTTGAAGAAGAAGATGTCGATGAAGATATCGATAAGTCACCTTCAGAAGAGAAAGACCTCGATGACGGAGATCCCGAAGAGTATGCAGGTCATTATGGAATTCTTCCTGATGACGACCTGCGAGAAGAACTCGAAGAGTTGACAGTTGATGTATTAAAGGATATGCTTCGAGAAAAAGATTTAAAAGTTACCGGTCGAAAAAATGAGCTTATCGAGCGCCTGATTAGAGGCGAAGACGAAGACGATGACGAGTAAATAAAAATGCCAAATATTGTACTTTCAAAAAAAGGTCGAAGTCACATCAATCACCTTTTTGAGAATTTCAATCTTACTTTTAGGGAATTGAAATCTATACTCAAACAGGCCAACGATGGTCAACTTAAAGCCACCGAGAAAATCGATGGCTTTAATATTTACGTGTCTTTTTCAGACAACGAAGTTAGGATTGCGAGAAATAAAAGCGAGCTGAAACAAGGAGGTATCGGCGAACGAGAATTAAGGCAAAAAAAGTTCTCTAGTGACGATATTGCCGCAGCATTCATAAAAGCTTATGGTTCTCTAGAAAAAGCTTTCTTTAACATTGATTCTTCATCGGCAAGAAAAATCTTTGCCGATGGGCAAATTTTTTACAACATGGAATTGGTGTCTCCTGAAGTTAATAATGTATTGCAATATAACAACGGGATTCTCTCATTTCACAATCACGGCCATGCAGTCGTAACTCCAGAAGGAGATATTCGTACTGATATTGATATAAGCGATGCTGTGGAGGAATTGAAAAAATCTATTCCGCAAATGGAAGGTCCTCTAGGAGATGATGATTACAAAATCCAACAGACTGCTTTTTATGATTTAAGAAGCGTTTTAGATAAAGATCCATATAAAGAAGCAGCGGCGCGCATTGAGTCGCTTATGAAAGAACACAATTTATCAGATTCGAACAGAATCGTTGATTATGTCAAGTCTTCTTTGTATAAAATGTTGGCAGATGATGAGCCTTTTACAAACCTTCCGCAAGATTATCAAGAATTTGCGGTTGATTGCGTAGTCGGGATTCGCAATCTGCACGACATGCCTCCAAACACGCCCCCTGAAATTAAACAAGTTGTTCGAGAATACTCAAAAACAAAATCGAAGGGTGAATTGGAGAGAGCTATTGAGAGTCTTCAAGAAATTATTCACGATTTCTCTGTTGAACTTTTAGGAGGAATGCACTCTGCTTATGTTCTAAACCCTACAGAAGAAGTTCAAAGGATTCAAAAAGAGCTTATTAAAGCCATTAAAGCCATTAAATTGTATGACGGCTCTGGAAGTGTGAAAGCAAAAGATATTCTCGTCAAGCAACTTAAGAAGATTAAGAATATAGAGAACGTGAATTCTAGCCTTGAAGGTTTAGTCTTCGCGCACAACGGGATTCTTTACAAAATTACAGGAAATTTCGCGCCAATCAACCAAATTCTAAACATTTACAACTATGGTCGGGGCGATATTCCTCCACTCAAAAACAAATTTGACGAAAAAGAATTGGAAGAGGGGTTTCCTAGTTACGGTCCGGCTATGTTTCCGCTCGACCCCGGCCAAAATGCAAACCCAGATGACTATTTGAATCAAGAAGAGCACGTTGAAGCAATCTACCCCGGTGGCTTTAAACCACCCCATGCAGGACACCACAAAGTCGTGCAGGAACTCTTGGCAGAAAAAGTGCCTGAAGGTGCGTCTAAATATAGGAAAGTTGTTATTATTATTTCCCGCAAACCCAGAATCGCCGGCGTTGAGGGTGAGGCGAAGCCAATTACGGCCGAGATGTCTAAGAAGATATGGGAAATCTACACTGAAAACGATTCAGATAGGTTGGAAATTCGCATTGCGGAGGAACCAACACCAGTTCAGGCGGCTTATGAATACTTGGGAGAGATGCCCGCTGGCTCAAAGGCCGTCGTCATTAAGTCATCAAAGGATGAAAATGACAGAAGGTTCGATATGATGCAAGATTTTTCTGACAAAAATCAATTTGAGGTTGAAGTTGAACAAAAAATTGTCCGAGAAATGGCAAACAAGATCACTGGTCGGCAAATGAGGCACTTTATTGCGACCAACAATAAAGAAGCATTCATGAATTTTACTTCTGATGCGATTTCAACAGAAGATAGAGAAGAATGTTGGCGTATTGTGAACAACAGAAGTGATATGATGGAGTATCAAAGTGATGTCATGATCGATGTCGATGACGCTCCTGAATCTCCTGTGGCCAAATTACGCTCAGAAGTCGAAAAAATGCAAGCTGAAATCGAAAAATTGCGAAAATCTTACAAGCAAAAGGTTCTAGAGGTCGAAAAAACAAGCCAGCCTGACCATAGATGGATCCTTTACGATAAAAGCCGGATCAAAGATGATAACTTAAACCATAAATGGTCGATTTACACAACAGACCATGGACATAAAGAGCAAAATATGCTCGATTTTTGTCAAAACGAGCCAGATTATGAGAAATTTTGGTGTATTGACGCAGCTGATGAAAATAAACCGATTAGTTGCTTGTTTTTAGAGCGCACTATGCGAGGATACTGTATCAAAGGCTTCGCATTTTGCCCAAAATACAAAAATTTAGATGAAATTTATGATAAAACAGCTGAATTACTTCAAAAAGAAGGCTGGTATTGTGAGACAAACCGTAATTTGGCTGAAATTTTAGTCGATAAAGGCTTGAAACCAATTGAAAACGAGCAGATCATCAAAAAATGCTGCGGTGATGACGTTAAGACGACTGATAATGCCTTATTTTACCGTAATTTGGGACCATTTTTACGAGTTAAGCGGTATTTATTTGGGTACCCTAAATTTTCTAAGTTTACACTATAATACAGGTAGAAATCGATGAATAAAGATGAAAAAAGGCTTTGCAAATGCCTCGGCGATTGCGATTGTGACAAAATGAAAGAAGAAATGGGAGAAGAGGATCTTCAGGCAGAAATTTCAGCCGCAGGAGGTGGCGCTGTAGCAGGAGCACCGGGAAATTTTGAGAAAAAGAGAGAAGTGACTTACGAATCTCCCAGCAAATTCATCGAAGAAGTTAAATTGCGTGCTGAAATACGAAAAATCCTTAAAAATACTTTCGGTGAAGAAATTTCTGCCATGCGAGAACATATTCAAAAAGAAAAAATCTTGCGACAGGCAGTTCGAGAAATGATTAAAGAAGAACGCTTGAGAAATAAACTAATCTTGTCTGAGGCGATGGCGACGCCGATGCTTAAATCGACAGGCCTCAATGCATTGCAGACCGTCATAAACAAAGTAATCCCTATCGTCAAAGATGATTATAAGTCTTTAACGACCTCTGTTGAGCAAAGAAGATCTTTTCGGGCTCACATTGTAAACGCTTTAAAGAATGCACTGGCTCCGATTCGCGCCGTCGAGAAAGGAAATGCCGAGGCCGGTGAGGTAGATTTGCCAGCGGGCGTAGGTCAGGATGATTTGGAAACACCGATGCTCGATGTGCCCGATGAAGCCGAATTGGCTGAGGCTGATATTGATGTTGATTATCAGAATGGAGATGTTGATGTTACAAGCGGAGATGATGAGACTGCGCAAGATAAATTCATCGATATTGATGCGGAACCGGAAGAGGAAGAGATTCCTGATGAAGAATTATCGCCCGGCGAGAGAGCCGAAAAGAATTTCGATGTAGATGGCGAAGACCGAACTGGTCGAAACTTCGCACTGGATACTTTCAAACGAATTGAGAAGATCATCATCGATGAATATATGAAGCTCGACAAACAAGAGGATAAAGATATGTTCTATGAATATATCATCACCAACTTCAAATTATACTTCGACCGCTGGGAAGATGAAATCCAATCAAACGTGCCAGAGAGTGAGTAATGTCCGTGTAGGGAGGCGATATGGCAGACAAAAAACCACTTTGGTGGAACTACCGAGGCGTTCACATCGACCCGGATGAGATTCTTCGGTTTCAAGGTGTGTACATTAAAGAGATATTTAGACAATGAAAAATTTATTTGACAATTGGCATTTTAATAATATCCTGCTCGAAGCACGAATTGATGATATGATCAAGAAATATCCCAACTACGAAGATGTCATTCGAAAATTCAGTGAGAATGATCCGGCCGGTAATGACAAGTATCTTCGGTGGATGACTAAACAACATATTAAGAACGGCTATCCAGTTGATTTTATTGTTGATATTACTAATAATTTCCACAAAAACCGTCAACGTCTCTCCAAAAAAGACATTTATCAGTGGAATCCGGAAGATCTTCAAATAGAACTCGACGATCTTGGCTTGACAAACAAAGAGAAACAAAAAAAGGGGATGGAGGGTGCCGAGAAAATATACGAAGATGATCGGTATGTAGCTGTTTATATTCTAAATAAAGCGGGATCATGCAAATACGGGGCAGGTACGAAGTGGTGCATCACAACGAAAAATGCTTTTCATTTCGAAGATTATACATCGGAGGGCATGCATTTTATATTTCTTGAAGATAAGAAGTTAGATTCAAGTGATCCGACGTATAAAATAGCGATAGTACTTGACGAAAGAGCAACACGCCAAGACAAAAATATTTCTCTGAAGTTCTACGAAATCTATGATGCCGAGGATTCTAACATCGCCCATTACGAAGACAATGTTATTAGATATCTATATGATCATTACCCTTCAGAAGTAATTGATGAAATATCAGAATATATTAAAGAAATCGATTGGGTAAAAATAAATAAAGAGAAGATAAAGCATTATACTCCAAAGTTTGACAATCTCATTAAATTTCTTGAAAGTAACAGCCTTCGATATAGTCATAATTTCGTTTTAGAATATCAAGATCAAAGATCACAAATAACACACTCTCCGGATGCTCAAGGTTGGGCGACCGCATGGGTGGAATTAAAACAATCAAAAGAAAAAGGTCATCTGAGACTTAAAATTTTTGACAAGAAGCTTCAAAAGACATTAAGGTTGCGAGACCTCTATATTAAAAAATTTACTCCGACAAGTGAGTTTGGCTGGAGAGATGATGTTTTTGAGATATTTTCGAAGCTTACTGTTAATGATATGAGAACAATTTCTAATGATGACGACATAATCCCAATAGTTCCATGGATGAAGCTCAAAGGCCACAAAACTTTGCACGAAACCATCAAAGAAGATGTAACGAATTTCTTATTAAAAGAGTTCGCAAAAGCACACCCAGAAGATTTTAAAAATTTGATTGGTATATGGGAAAACGTTGATATTCATTCCGAACAGTATGAAGACTATTATAAAAGCCTGATAGAAAACCCTGACATACTTCGAGACATTATATACAAAAATATATCCAAAGATTTGTATAGACTGCTTAGAATGAACGTTTATAACTACTTGAATTTAATATCAGCGAAATTAAAAGATATTACAAATGGACGGAGCGAAAGATCGTCAATTGAAAGCATATTTACTTTGGATAAAGACTACGACCCAAACCTCGATGAGTTCCTTAAGGACCTTGAAAAGATCTACTATATGTCAAGAGAGATCTACAAAGACAAAACTCTATCTAAAACATTGGAGATGTTTGTACAATGAAAAATTTATTCGACAATTGGAGAACTTCGTTTCTAGTAGAGGCCAGAGTCGATGATCTCATCGCGAAGTATCCAGCCGATGAAAAAGTCATTCGCTATTTTAGTGACAATGATCCAGCGGGCAACGACAAGTATCTGAGGTGGATGCATAAACAATTTTTGAAGAGTGCCGGCTCTCCACAAATAATTGCTAAAGTGGCGGCAGATTTCCACAAGAATCGTCAGAGATTAGATAAGAAAGACATCTACCAATGGGATTTCGATAATCTCGTCGACACCCTCAATAGTCTTGGGATGACGAACAAGGAAAAATCACAAGCTGCTAGGAAAGACGCGATTGTTATCCATGAAGACAAAGAATTTTTCATTCTTATGCCGACATCAACACAGTCAAGTTGCAAATACGGCTCAGGGACGAAATGGTGCATTTCAGGAGAGTATGCACAACATCATTTATATCACTATGCGATATCTGATCATAAAGCAATAACATTTATAATAGATAAAACTAGAGATAAGAAAGATAGACTTTATAAAATAGCAGTACTTCTTGACTTGCACTCAAATGAATTCGTCGAAATTCGAGATGCTCTGGATGAATTGCTTGTAGGTGATGAAGACGGGATCATGATGCTCGATGATTATCATGATGATATTTTAAATTTTCTTCAAAATTTTATCGGCGAGGATCTCACAGAGAAAGTTTACAAGGCTATGCAGCGATATGGCGAAACTCAGCACAATCGAATATCCGAAAGCCATAAGTCGAAAACAGAAATATCTCTAGTTTCATGGAATAAAATCCAGGCAGTTGTTCAAAAAATTAATTCTGAAATTGTCGATGTTGTCTTAGAATCATATCATTTTGGCAAAGACAGTTCTGAAATCTTGAGCTTTCGAGATCTTCATAGAGAGATGAAAGAGAACTGGGAGGATTATGTCGAGCCGATTGAAGATGACGCCGAGGTAAGCCTTCAATTTAGAATTAAACCCATTCGGTTCATTGCCCTCGAACCAAGCCATTGCATTTCGAGCATGCTTAAACAATCTCTTAGAGGAGATAATGGTGGTATCTTTGACTCGATTGATCTAAATTGGAAAGTATTGGGGGAACATATCACCATTGGTGATATTTTGAAGAGTCGCTTCACTTCACACAGCAGAGATCTCCATGACCGTTTTGATCAATACCCTTCCGGATGGACTTTAAATAAAATTGGAATGGGTGATGATTATGAAACCAGATTATCATTGGAAGCATTGGCTGCGGCACTATCACTCAAGAAAAGTCAGGGCACACAAAGGTATATCAAATCGCAAATGAACAAACCAGAACAATTCAGGGTATTGTATAGCTCAACTCCTTATGAGATTAACACATCTGAAGATTATGTCGTGCTAACTATTAGAGAGGGCGGCGACATCGAAGATATTGCAACAGCAATCATTGAATCATACAAATATATCACTGATGCGCTCGAAGGTGATTCACTTGGACGATACTTCGTCGAATTTATCTAAAGTTTCCTGAATCTCTAATCTATGCCGCCTCTCTGATGGCTTGAATTTCCAAGGAACTGGCTGATTATCTTCAAACAGTTCCTTTGGTATAAGTCCATGATCGATGATGTTCGAATGAGCATAATGTTCTTTTGTCGTCAACAAGTCCTCTAGAGGGATGATAGGATCTTCACCTGTCCATACAGATAAGATACTTTGAAGTTGATCAGAGACCTCGCTGTTTGTCTCAATTTCTCTCTGAGTTTCTGCAAACAATTTATCATAGCACTCTTCATTAGAAATTTTTAGATTGAGTTCTTCTAACTGTTTTTCGAGCTGCTTAATCGAAATTTGAAGATCATCTTTATAAGAAATATCATCTAAAACCCCTCTATTCAACTCGATTGCTTTTTCGAGCTGTCGCCGATTGTTTTTCAACTCTTGCAAAGAAGATTTTTTTCTATGCGCTGCTTTGTTTTCTAATTTCATCTTCGTCGATGTCAAATTTGTAATACATTTTGCAGCAATATCAAACTGCTGTTCGACTGTTCCGTTCAAAAATTCTTTTTTAAGACCAGCTGATTTAAAAAATTTCAGATTTGGATCATCCCATTCAAAAATCTGGAGAAGGTTGTTTTTAAGTGAGTAATGAACTAGAAACAACCTGAAGAAGCCGGCATCCATTTCTTGGAGAGGTTTTACTCCTCGAAGGCGGGTTACGTCATTCACAAATTCGTTTTTGATTTCTTGTTTTTTTCGATTCCACCAAATTTTTAGATATTTGTCAAATGCTTTTTTCCAATCAACATTGTCAATATGTCGATACAATCTAAAGCAAATTGAGAAAAGAAAAAATTTCAAAGTCACAGACCAATGAAATAAATTCGAATTTTTCTCGAATTTAAATTCTCGATTGTGTTTTTCTAATTTATTGATTTTAATCATTTTTCCTCATGATGTTGTCTCGATAAGTTATTATATCACACTTCGATATCGAGGTCAAGAAGTTTTTTTGTTTTTTTGAAGCTCTCTCTCGTAGATCATTTATGGTTCATATATCTTGTTCTTTCTCTGTTTTATATCTCTTGTTCTTTCTTCTATTAAAAATCAAGAGATATCTGATATAATAGACGAGTATAGACCATATAGATGATATATCGGCCATGTCGACGAAATGATTATATCATGGATTTTTCGTCTTGTAAAGGAAAATCGACATAAAAAATTTAGGAGGCTGCATGGATGAAGAGGAAGATTGGAAAAAACGCTATAAAAAGAAAAGGATATGGAACAACAAGAAGCCTGTACGCGGGTCGAACAAAGAGTATAGTCTGATTAACAAATTTCGTCGAGAGGGCAAATCGGACCCTGATTTTGAAAATAAATTGTCGTTGTTGTCTCTGGAAGAGGTCATCGGTTTGAAGCTCGAACTCGCATCCAAAAAAATGGGTGGCAAGTTATTTGGTTTGCCCTTGATGCACTCTATGCGCCGAATCAGCGAAGATGCTGTGTTCAAATATGCCATATCATGCTCCAGATCTATCAGGGAGGCTCAGGCATTTCTTGGAATAACAATGGCAAAATATTATTATCTTAAGAGAAATTTGAATACTGATGAATATTTCAATTCCGAAGACTAATTAAAAGTGTTAAATAATATTTACGAGGAAAAGCAATATGGCCGACAGCATTTTATTTATCGCAGACTATGTGGTTAACAGCACTGCGCAAGAAATTACGTGCAGTTATTTCACTCAGACTCAAAGACCATGGTCTGATGAAGTTATTTATGTGCTGGATTTTGATGTACCTAATTCTGGATCGATTGAATTGATGCAAAATGAATCAGATACGTCTGGTTTGATGCTGAAATCTAATTCTTTGGCTCAGGCTGAAACAGGCGGGTGGAGAATCGATACTCACCCTCGATGGCTTTATGCATCTGGATCAAATTCTGTGAATGTTCGATTGACAGCAATTTTAGATAAGAAATAGAATGAGTATTTTTAATCCTTTTTCAAAAATTATCAATGATTTTTCCAATAAAATTATCGGGTTTTCATTGATTAATGAAGACGTCGAAAATCTCACACCTCTCAATTTTGATCTTCGCCTTGTTGCTGGGCAGAATATCACAACTTCTGGTACTACAGTCACAGCTTGGACATCATTGGCCGAAGCGCCGATTGATGTGGCCACTATTGTAGGCACTCCCGATCAATCATCAGCCGGCGGCATAGAATTAACCGGAACAGAATATTTCACTTTAAGCGGAGATACGTCTAATTTTCAGGGTATTACTGAAACAGGAATCTTTTCGTTTGGTATGAAAATTAGAATGGATAATATAGGAGCCCCGCAACAAACTTTCCTTCAAACCAAATCTAATGGTCGAGGCATTTTTGTCGGAACTACTGGAGGGGCTGGGTTTCGATTTAGAGCATTCAACAGCTCAAACGCAGTATTGTGGAATCACGATGTCGATTTATCTTCATTTACAAATGGAGACGAAATTGACTTTGTTGTTTTGGGCGATGGTTCAAATTCTTATTGTTATTTAAATAACGTTTTATCAGACACTCAGACAATTACCCTTCAGGCTGGCGTACATCAATTCCCCGGAACCGTCGGCCGCTATTCGAATGTCTCAAGCGGGTTTTTAGATGGTGCTGTAAATGGAATTGTTTACGCGCCCGAATTTGGAACAGTGAGTCAGGTTAATTCGGCACTATCCGGTTGATGTAAAAAACCTCTTGACTCACTTTAAATCTCGCGCTATTATTCTTCTCGTGGATAATTTCAGACAAGAGAGGGACTTGTGAATGTCCGTCGAATTTTAGAACTAGACCGCACCTACATGCCTCGCAAAACGGTATCGTGGAAGGATGCTTTTCGTTTAGTGATCAAAGGATCAGCAGTCGCTGAGACTTATTACGAAGATTGGGTTGTGCATTCCGGCATGCGCGGAACAGAACAATATAGAGCGTGGCAGGTTCCTGCTGTAATTCGAACATTGGGCAAGTATCGGCAGCCTCGATTTAATGTTCAGCCAAACCGAGTAAATATCTTCCATCGTGACAATTACACTTGCCAATATTGCGGTGAATGGTATGGAAAAAACCACTATGGTTGGTTGGAACTGGAACATGTTCTTCCATCATCGCGGGGTGGTCAGAATACATGGACGAATCTGGTTACTTCATGCTCGACATGCAATAATAAAAAAGCTGATCGAACTCCGGAAGAGGCCGGCATAAAATTATTGTCAGAACCAAAAAAACCTTCTCCGCAATCTTTCGCCCTTAACCGCATCCTTAAAGGATCTCCGCTCCAGCCTGAGTGGTTAGAATACATGAAGTACTTCGGCCTATCCGAAGAAAAATTAGCGGAGATGATGGATGCATGAAATACACTACCGAATAAATCAGCCCCACACCAACAACACGGAGACGACACCATGACGAACAAGAACCAAGACTCTAAGGAAACGGCTCGCGAACTCGCCCGCGTGCTGGAGCAGATCGCAAAAGATCTTCAATTTTACACAGACTCCAGTTTGCACCCAGTCGACCGCGCCGAGGCGCTGGAGAATTCCCTCAAACAGCTGACCGAAAAAGATGGTGAAATAGAGTTCTTCGTGGCACGACTTCGTGATGGACTGGAGGCCGATGGGGAAATCAACGCCATCATCGCGGGGTTGAAATGACACTCGCTGACCAAATCAAAGCAGCCCGCAAATCAGGGGGCCTCGCTCAGACTCAGCTCGCCGCCGTGAAGGTGCTGCACAGCAAGTCTTTTCTTCTAAAGCCATATTGTTATTTCATAGTATTGTAGATGAGATACGACTTGCGCCAGCATGGAATAGATTCGTTGACGCTCCAGACAGCTTAAGGCCTTTATTAAGAAGTTTCAGTTTTTGAGGGTGAAGATAACAATTAAAAATATTTAATCTTTTTTGAAAGCGTGGTATAATTAGAAATACACCCTCGGCCCTGCATCAAAAAAGTGGTTGACATATGGGTCGGGTCGTGTATAATGTAAACATGCTTCGACGCAGGAAGCGAAGAAAGTTGTAAAAAACACTTGACAGCGGAGGTAGTATCATGTACAATGCAAGAAAGAATGATGCAGAAGAACTATACGAAGTTATCGATTACATGACCAATGAGGTCGTTGGTAATACAAATAGATCTGGCCTCGATTATTTTATGACTTTTGTGAGTTCCGACCAACAGGCTGTTGATGGTTCGGATTTAGGATTTCCTGACAAGTTGGTTTATGTGGGTAAAAAAATCGCAAATATGGATCATATTTAATATATTTATATAAATAATTAACGATCGTATTTCCACTGACACAACGAAACGAAGTAAATGAAGGGTGTCAATCCACAGTAAGCGATTTTTGAATGAACGGGTCGGCGGGCCTGCCGCTTATGAGGCAGGATTGGGTGTCACGCGCCGAATTTAAGAGAGTGGTGGTCTCTTTTCAGGGAGTGAAGCGAGTGGTTGAGTGGCCTCATTTGGAATGAGGAGGACGCAGGTTCGAGTCCTGCCTCCCTGACTAAACATAGGAGAATGACAATGATGAAGCGAGAAAAAAAGAAGTTGTACTTCCAAGACGATTCTGAACGGGAGCGTTTTTTGGAATATTACGAACTTTTTTCGAAAGCTGAAAAAGTTGATATTGAATCAATTTATGAAGCGAAAGGTCATCTCGGCGACGAGGAGCCTTTGAAGATCGTTGAATTGTCGATTCTCAAGAAAGTTAAAGAGTAGGTCTTTGAAAAGTGAATAGGAAATTGGTTATGCCCTCATCATCTAATGGTCAGGATGCTAGATTTTCAATCTGGTCATGTCGGTTCGAATCCGGCTGAGGGTACTTGGCGGATTTTGCACCTGTCAAAACTGCGACGGGAGTGCGAATCTGCCATAGGTGTGAACAAATATTTCGTTTAAAGCGCGGTATTTGTTCGTATTTGGCGATATAGCTCAATTGGACAGAGCAGTGGCCTACGAAGCCATTGATTCAGGTTCGAATCCTGATATCGCTTTACAAGGTATAAGAAAATACGGGCGATTAGTGTTAACGGGAACATATCGGCGTTGCAAGCCGAAATTGAGAGTTCGAATCTCTCATTGTCCACTAGTATCTGGTCTGTAGCTACAATTGGTTAGAGCGCGAGCCTGTTAAGCTCGGAGGTGCCGGTTCAAGTCCGGTCAGGCCAGCTGAGAAAGGAGAAAATCATTACAAGTTATGATAAATTAAAAAGATGGAGGAGGTAGACGAAACTTCGTGCTTTAGCTTATAAAGGATATTGTTGTATAATTTGCGGATTCGATAGTTTTGAGTCAGCTTTATCTTTCCATCATTTGAATCCTGAAGAAAAAGAATTTAACATTTCAACATCTAAAAGAAATTCTTGGGGGAAAATTCAAAGCGAATTAGATAAGTGCGTATTAGTTTGTTTAAATTGCCACTCCGGAATTCACTCTGGTCTTCTTAATATAGAAGACTATCTTCACAAGCAAATATCTAAAGAAGAATCTGAAACAAATTTAAAAAAAGTTTATCCTGTATGGAGAAGTGACGCATATAAATGTTTGGAATGCGGGAAAAAATTAACGCAAATAACGCAGAAATATTGTAGCGAGCACAAATAAGCACTCTTAGCTCAGTCTGGTCAGAGCGCACCCCTGATAAGGGTGGACAATTTTTGCCTTGGTTCGAATCCAAGAGAGTGCATGGTCAACAGCAATTTGTAAAGTATTGTGGCAAAACTCGAATAGACGCACAATTCAATAAAAATGAAAAATGAAGATTTTACAGTTCGCAATGTAGGTGACAATTATGTTGATCCTGATTGGTTCGCTTTTCATAGTTTTTTTACGGCAATGTGTTATTTTGTAGAAGAAGAGCATATGGGAATCGATAAATTTGAAGAGTATATCACTGACGTGCGAGATATTGAAATAGAATTCTGGAAAGCTAATGAGTCTGTCATCGGCATGACATTAGATGATTATCTTGATGCTAAAGTTCTTCATTACGAAATTACGGCCAAGTTGTACGAATGGTATCAATCTCAAGATTGGGAAACAGATTTTGATTTGATCAACAAATCACATGATCTTTTGACCAGCAAACTAAAGGAAGCTGCTGACGTCATGTGGTGTTGGTGGACATAAATAAATGCAGCGGGATAGAGTAGTGGTTACTCGGAGGTCTCATACGCCTCATAGGTGGGTTCGATTCCCTCTCCCGCTATTTTGCCGAAACGAGAGTGTTAATGGTCTTTTCTAAGTTCGATCCCTAGACTCGGCACAGACAATCGTTCATCTGTGCGAACGACGGCAATTAATTCGAAACGAAGGAGTCAAAAATGATAATCGACGAAATTCAAGGGCATGTATTTCACAAAGTAGAAGAGGGTAGGTTCGATTATGACCACCGCCAGCAGCAAGCTATTATTTTTCATCGCAAAGATGGGAAGATTGTTTTTATGACGCATTTTCAAGACTGTTGCGAACATGTTTATGTCGAAGATATTAATGGAGACCTTAACGATTTGGTCGATACTGAAATTTTGTCGGCTAGGGAAGAAGTTGTCCGAGACGAGGCTGAACTTGGTTATGAATCACTAACAGCCACTTTCTACCATCTTCGAACAGAAAAGGGTGATGTAACGATTCGCTGGCATGGCGAGTCAAATGGTTACTATTCTGAATCTGTTGATATTATTGTGAGAGATGAGGGGGAGTTGGAATGAATAAGCACCCGAACCAACCTCTCGAAAAAGATAGCGAAGGAGTAATTCGTTTTAAAGCAAATCCAATTGTTCGGTTTCTTCTTGATTATGGTGGATATGATTTGAACAGTCTCGCTGTTATGAATGAACATACAAGCTGGACCGATGATGATTGGGCTCAATTTGCCCAACTCATTGGATACTCATACACTGGATGGGGCGATCTTTCTTATGTTTCAGACTCTAAATACGAGAGTGTCGACGAACGATAGAATAAAGAGTGTATCCGAGTGCGGTTGCGTTAATGGTCAAAGTATGCTATAATGATCATCCGCGTAGCTTAAGGCAAAGCGCCCCTGTCCGTGCCCGGCTCCGGTCTCTATGGCGTTAAGGGTAACGCGCTGGTGTGAAGTACTAGAGGTCTTTGTTCGAATCAAAGTGGAGACATTTTATGCATTTCGAAGATTCAAGAATTGTTGGATCCTTAAAAACAAAAGGATATAAACTAACATCTAAAGAGATGGTTGATATTGACATCGTATTTTACTACAGACATTTTTTTGGGATCGGTCATGAATAAATTAACAGCATCATGGGGCAGTTCAGACCATATTAGTATTTCTGACGAAGAATGGGAAAGAGATTTTCTAAAAAGATCTTCTAAGGAGATAGAAGATCAAATAAACAGGTCGATACGCAAGGACATGGCCGGATACCACGAACACTGGGATGTTCTGCATGACCGTTTTGGAAATATATTAGACATTTATCCTGATGTTGTGCCATCTAAGTCAATCTACTCTGCTTATCACCTGAAGAATTTTTTACTGCTCTGCAAAGCCCTGATATCCCCAAAATTTTCAAGTTATGAAAAATTTTGGTGGAAATAATCGGGAATCGTCTAATTGGCAAGACACAGGACTTTGACTCCTGTAATCTAAGTTCGAATCCTAGTTCCCGAATTGAGATAATTTATGTACAGAGATATGTTCTATTATGAATATAAGAATAAAAAGGTTGTCAAGATCACACCAAAAAACCTTCACTCCACTTATCGTCGCATAATAGACAGAGAAATCATGGTCGCTACGCGCTTTAATCTATTTCTTGCATACTTCATTGCATCAGATGGTTATGATATGAATGTTGAAATATTATGGACCTAAAGGCCGGTAACTCAGTGGTCAGAGTGAGCGACTCTTAATCGCTTGGACGAAGGTTCGAATCCTTCTCGACCTATTAATGTATTACGTTAAACTTCCAGATGGTCGTGTACTTGCTCGACGCAAGTGGCGCGATTTTTATGATACAGGCTCCGGACAACGATGGGTCATTGATATCGATGAATTTGATGCATACATGATTTCAAAAAAATACGAAAAGGCCAATGAATGTATGCATAAACACGAACATTGTGTGTTTTTTGCTTCGAAACTTCGAGCTTTTTGTGAACACTTGCTGCTTGACAGTGATCTGAGTATGTACTATAATGGTAGAGGAGGTAGTTAGTCATGAACGAGAAAGAGCTAGAGCAGATCAGCAGGGTCGTTGTCATCGATCATCGTAATGAACTAATTGGCCCCTCTCTGGCATATACATCTGGGATCGATGACAATATGGAAGTTGAGATTTCAGTGCAGGATGATGGTAGAACAATGAAAATTTTCATTGGAGATAGAGAGCCTCGCCCAAAACCAAGTAATTTGAAGGTCTTGAAAAAAGTCTTGAAGGATACTTTGTCATATCAAGAATACTGTAGGATCATGACAGAGTATTCGGGTTTGTGTGATTTTGATGCAGAAGAATATTGAATGTGGGTAGGTGGCAGAAACAGGTTTATGCAGCGGACTTTTAATCCGCGAGCTTCGGCTCTATGTGGGTTCACAATTTGAGCGAATAGTTGAGTTCAAAAACGGCCACATATCCGTGACGCACAAGAACCTAAAATAAATTGATTAAAAAGAAAATAAGGGATATTAGCTTAAAGGTAGAGCACTGGCTTGTCACGCTAGTAGGTATCGGTTCGAATCCGATATGTCCCGCTGAGAATGTTAAATTTCCTGTAATCCGGTGCGCACTTTTTTGAGGTAAAAAATGGGAAGACAGAGAGCGTTTGTGGCTCGCATTTTTTATATCGCACCAAAAAATCTTTCAGAGCCCAATATAAAGATCCCCGTGCGGACTCCGGTTGTTATATCATATCCTCCGGATCGTCGAGGTTATGTGAAGATATTGGAATGGCGCGACAGCGACAGCGACCAATACAGGAATGTCATGCAGCCTTCGCGCGTATTCCGAAAAGTGAACTTGGTGTCTTTCTTGTCGAGTGTCATCTATGATGACCCGAATGTGCTAGATATTTATTATAAATAAAGGAGCAGAAATGCGTGAAGACAACTTAGAATTAAATGAAAATGAAAAAGAACTCTATGATGAACTCATCGCAGAGTTAAACGAGAAATTTGCCGGCCTCGTGGACGAGGGCGAGGAGCCATTAAGTGAAAGACGACACAAACGAACCAAACTCCGAAAACGAAGAGCGAAAAAGAAAAAGGCTCGAAAGGCTCGAAGGCAGCAGCGACGACGAGCAAAAGGATATCATGGAGCTTAATGAAGCCAAAAAGGAATTTGGCCGTTCGATAGCCAAAGCCAAGTACTTGACCAGCAGAGTCTTCTCAGAAGATATGGGCCACGGTCACACTGCTTATACTACAAAATATGAGATCACGGCCGAGGGTCGCCTATATTTTCTTAAAAAATCCATGCAATTATCACTCCCTCCAGCCCAATATGATCGCATCATTGAGAAATATGAACAGTTGATCGAAGAGTTCGAAGAAACTCATTGATTAGCCTCTTATTAAATCTTTTAAACTTGGCGGTTTTTGCGCTTGACAGATTCATATATGGTTGATATACTACTTTAGTAGTCAGTAATGGCCTCGTATCCCCTCGGTCTTCTAAACCGATGAAAGGGTAATTGGACACATGTGGGTTCGACCCCCACCGAGGCCTCTGTGATAAATAGTAGTCGAAATGATTGGTAGTTATTGTTTGTTAGTTCGACTCCGGAGAGAATATGAAAGTAATTAATATTTTTGATAGTCGTTTTGATTACGGAATAGTTCTTCGATGTCATCCTGTTATTGATCGATATCATATAGATAATGTTTATTCGCACGGCTATTATACTGCAATAAAGAATTATGATGTACTTCCGCGAACTTTTCTAAATTTTTGTACTTGCCTGCAAGAATATAATGATGAACTAATTTCATCGTTCTGGGCTAATGAGATAAATCCGCCCGGTACGGAATTGCAATTAGAAGATTAAACAATGCATAGTTTTTTAGCACAATTTTTTCGAAGACTCTCTACTAATCTTGAAAAAAGAAAACGACGCAAGCGCGACAAACCGTTAATCGAGAGTGGTTGTATTGTATCATATCAAGCAGAGCTTCACAGTGTCATTAGCGCTGGCCGAAATCGAGTTCGTATTAAAAGGCTCGATTCTGATTTGACATTCACTACATCATGTGATAAAGTCGAAGTTGTCGATTATCCTTATTACCGATAGTGGAGGAAATATGTCGTGGACAGATTATGAAAAAGAATACCTCGCAAAAAACATTGCTCATCGATCATTCGATGAGATCGCAGATCATCTCAATAGGCCAGTTGACGATGTCATCAATATGAAGGAGAATTTGTCTCCTAGAACTTATTCTAGATCAGATTATTATATTCGAGATGAATTTGTAGATTTCGACAAACTGGTTGATTTGATTGATCAAGATTATGAATATTTTGCCGCGATGACTGGTTCCTATGAAGATGATATTTACACGGATCCTTACGAGGATTTAGCCGAGTATGATGAATGGAATCGACGGCGCGAAGAATATGATCAGCGGATGGGCCACATCTGGGAAGCAAATCAACTTGAAATGAATCGACGAGTATACGAGGATGAAGAATGAAATTAGGTAAATCAGAAACTTTTATTATAACGGATGATGAGGGTGTGGTCCACGTCATCTCTCTTGATAATATTGAGCGCGCGTGGTTTTATTTCGACAATCTCGACAGTCCAAAAACAACTGATCTCCTGACAAAGATTGTGATTCTTCGAAAAAACAACAAGAAAGAATTTTTTAATATTCCTGAGAATATGTCCGTTACTCGCACGAAGTTTATGGATATCTTCGCTCTCGGCAAGAAGTTAGACGATAATTAGAAATTTTGAGGCGACAGCAACGCGAGCTGTCGATAAAAAGGTGACGGTGCAAGTACGAAACATAGAAACCCATCCTCTCAATAAGACCCGGCTGATCACCGGGTTGAGCCACTGTGGTGGAATTGGTATACACACTGGTCTTAGAAACCAGCGCCCGCAAGGGCTTGCAGGTTCGAATCCTGCCAGTGGTACTTTTGTTGCAACAAAACGGCTTGGAGAAGTCGATAGTGGACATGTCGACCACGTCATTACGACGCATGCGAACTCCATTCTTTTTTCTAAAATAGAGCACATGCCTTCGCGCACGCGGGTGTTGGCCACGAATCAGTTAACGTCGCTGGGAAATCATCAGTACCGAAAAGATTTGTGTTCTATGATCTAGGGTAGCATTATGGCAATGCGGCCGGCTGTTAACCGGTGGAGGAAACTCCTAAGCAGGTTCGATTCCTGCCCCTAGAGCTGCGCCGGAATGGTGGAATTGGTATACACAGGGGATTCAAAATCCCCCGCCTTCGAAAGCTTGTGGGTTCGAGTCCCACTTCCGGTACTGAACTGAACAGGAGATAGAATGGATGGTTTTGAGAAGATTAAAATTTTGCTTGAGAAATTTGAAGAGTTTTGTTTAGAGAACGCAGGCCCCGCAGAATTTGATTTTCCGGAATATGGAGGATTGCCCGAACAAATCTGGCGATTTTTTACATCTGGATGTGTCGATGTCATTCAGGAACACTTGTATTACGAGGAGTCTTATTCTAAACTCCATGCGAGCCTCGCTCAGAATCTTTCTCTCAATCAACTCGAAGAATCACTAGAAGGATTTATTTTGTATCTAAAAGAGCTTTAGTAAAATGAAAATACACGACTATATCGAATTAAGAAAACATGGTGATTATAAATTAGCTGATTTCTGGATCAGAATTTTTCTTTTTGTCGGCAAGATTTTTTCTAAATCTTGGCATGGCAATATCGTCGACAATTTTCATACTGTTTCAGTCATTACTGAGACGTTATACTCCCCAGCCGACAAAGAACCGAGTGATCGATTAATCAAGCACGAACTCAAGCATATCGACCAAAAAAACAGAGATGGTCTTCTGATGTTCTCTTCGAAGTATATTTTTTCTCGGCAGGCTCGTCTTGAATACGAAGTCGAAGCATATCGCCATGATGGCCGAGAATTCGAGCAAATTGTTGATTCTCTTTCATCTGGAGCATATTTATTCTATGGATGGGACAAACAGACAATAAGAAAAAAGATAGTTGATGTATATTGAGGATTAACATAATGACGATGAAAGTGATCATGGAAGGCTGGCGCGAATTCGAGGATGCATTAAAAAATGATTCAGAGATATATGCTCTAATTGAGTCGCCAGAACAACTGGCGGGCTTGTCTTTAAAAATTTTTTTTGATGCGGATACTTACAATCCCAACAAGCCTTTTCATCCTATTGATCTCTTTTACAAAGAACGCCCAGACCAGATTAAACAACTTTTTAGTCAACAAATTCAAAAAGTTGTTATCAAAAATACAGAAGGTTCCTACACTCTTTTACCCGATGATGTAGATGTTGACATTAAAAAATATGAAAAGAATTTAATTCCTGTTGGGCCTTATTTAGCAAAATTTTTAAGCTCTGATGTTCATAAGATGGCAGCGAGCTACGAAGTCGTTCAGGCAAAAGAAAAGTCCTTCGACGTTGATGATTACAACTCTCCGACTTTGAGTGTTATAGCAATAAAATTTAAGTCAAAAGGTGCTCTCGAATTCAGATTAGAAATTGATCGCGAAGCAAGAGAATATGACGAGGATGCTCAAGATATTCACGCTATACTGGCATTCGTAAATGGGAAAGATTATGCATTAGAGACTGTGGAGCCTGAAGATCCCGATGTTCCAATTTAAATTATAAGCCGATGTGGTGGAATTGGTATACACAGCAGACTTAAAATCTGCCGCCTTCCGAGGCATGAGGGTTCGACCCCCTCTTTCGGCACTGTACCTATAGCTTAATTAGTAGAGCATCGCACTGTGACTGCGAAGGCGAGGGAGCATAACCCTCTAGGTACCCCGCGACTATGGTCTAATGGTAAGATCTCTGGCTTCCAACCAGAATATTCGGGTTCGAGTCCCGATAGTCGCTTTGTTTGAAAATAAGGAATATATATTATGAGAATAATTGTATCGAAGAAAGATCGGCCGATGTTTGGCAGGAATAGACATGTATTATCTCAATTGAATCTCGATGATCGAGAATTTTATGTCTTTAAACCTTCGAGCAATTTTCATAGATGGTCGGATCAAGATATTTATCATAAAGGCAATAGGTTTTCATTTGAATTTCATCGATGTTATTTTTTGTCGACACTTCATGATTTTTTGAGCGTTATTGTTGGAGAAAACGAAGTTTTAGTTAAGGAATCTCACTGGAATGAAAAAACTGAATGCATTGGCCATTATGACTTGTCTGACTTTTATGGAGTAAATGATGCCAATGATGGCATCGAATAGAGCATGGAGTAGTTATCCGAAAGATTCTGGGTAGCGGAGACTGTCTTGAAAACAGTTTGTCGGTGCAAGTCGACGTGTGGGTTCGAATCCCACCTGCTCCTTTTGATTTTCCCATATGATTGAAGGAATGTGGGCGATTAGTAAAAATGGATAATACACGCAGTTGCAACCTGCGAGGTTCTGGTTCAAGTCCGGAATCGCCCTTTATGGCTCTATAGTATAACGGCTATTACATCGGTCTTGTAATCCGAAAATCTCAGTTCAACTCTGAGTGGAGCCTTTTCAAATAGGAGAAAAATGAAGTATTTATTAGTCTTGATTGTAGCAATGTTGGCACCACCTGAAGTATCATGGTCGCAGATCTCTTCTGTTATTTGTCACAACTCCGATTACGAACGACATTACATCCACGGCGATCATGAATCAACCGTTTGTTTTTGGAATGAGCAACAGGTCATGATGGTTTTTTCACAAAATGGCGATTCTGAAGCAAAATGTGTGAGTTATTCAAAAGACGACCATAATTATTGCAGCAACTATTTAATGTATTAGGCCCGGTTAGCTCAGCTGGGAGAGCGGCGCTTTTACACGGCGAAGGTCGGCGGTTCGAGTCCGTCACTGGGCATTTTTTATGGACGATATCACAAAAGCCATGCGAGAAACATTTCTTAGATATCTGCCCGAGAATCTTCGGGATAGAATAGCTAGGAAATGGTTGTTTGTAGTTAATGGTTCACCATATGAATGGTTTCCGCAATCTGAATGGCCTGTCAAGGGAGATGATTTGAGCGTCACTGAGCGAGCGGAATTTGCCCTTACTTCAAAAATAAAAGATATCGGAAAACCGGGCGCTTACGCTATTTATCGTTTAAAGCGAAATATAGAGTCACCCTCTAGCCCCGTTGATATGAGTGAGTATGAAGAATATATCTCAAGAGAGTTATGACAAATGAAAAAATTTATAACCAATTTCCGGAAATTTATTAACGAATCGGCAGTTCGTAAGAAAGCTGCTGGTTCTGATACATTGTATATTTTCACGAACCAGCAATTTGAACTCTTTGATCGCTATTGCGAAAAAGAATTTGGATTCTCTCTGAAAAATTCTCCATATGTCGAACAGCTCGGACAGGATATCGAACCTGAACCGCTTCCTGCGGTTGCAGAGTCCGAAGAATGGTCTTGGACAGCCGATGACAATCGTTCTGATACAAAAATTGTTTCACTTCAAAAGAAAAAATTATCTAAGGCTAAAGATACACGACCTCATTGGAGAAAATATCTTGATGGGCGTGATCTTACAGATGTAACAACATCTGATTTTGAAGAAGCGGGATGGATCATAAAAGTTCCCACTGAAGTCATAGATTCTCTCGAAGAGATCGTTCGTCGAGCCACAGAAGTTTCAGAAGTTTTCACTTCTGGCGTTTACGCTGATGCTAAAAATTGGTATCACATCCTGAACGATCTTTGCGCTCACCCAAAAGGCGTGCCTCTCAAAAAAGAAGATGAAGGACTGTTTGCTCTCCTCTTAGCTGTCTTTTCTCCGATGACAGCCTTCCAGACAAACTTCAGAGAAGCTGTGTTGGGCTATAAAGCTATTGTTGTCGATATTGAGGCTGGACGAACTCAAGAATTGTACGATTATGTCAATACCGGCACTCTGAAGGGCAATAAGGATGCTGTTATATTGCGAGACAGGTTTCCAAAATTAGCCTCTGCTCATTATTGGGCTGAAATTGCTCTGTTTGGTGGAGCTAAATGGAAAAATTACTGTCGAATTGTAAAAGAATACATTGAACGCGATGGATTGCCTATGTCTGAAGCAGCAGGAATGGTAGAAAGAGATTTACGTTGGATTAAAACAAGTAAAATTAGTAAGCTCGGCTTGGATAAAAGAGAGTTTATTGGTCGAACAAAAATAGCGAATTTTGCTTTAAATATTCTTGATCCTAAAATTGCCGATAGAGATGAGGATTATGTTGTGAATATTACGATTGATACATGGATGACTCGCGCATTCTATCCCGGAATTGGTATTTCAGAACAAATTTTGAATGATCCTCATAGCTATTACTATCTTGCGAAGCATGTAGTAGACATTGCGAAAAAGTTTGAAATGAGACCTCACGAAATCCAAGCAATTATCTGGGTTCACCTTCTCAAAGAAGACAAAGCAAATGTAGCCGCCACTGCGTCAGAGATGTCTAGCTTGTTTACTGGAGCGGTGAAGCAAGAGATGGAGCAAGTTGCTGCACTTTCGCAGGAAACTGATGACGATGGTTTTTCTACTCTTTTGAACGCTGCTGATCAAATGATAAAGAGATTTAATACACTCGAAGACTTTGTTAATGTCCGAACGATTGTTGGCCTTCCTCCGGAAAGGAGGAAAGAAGAAGAGGGGGAGGGCTCTGATGAGTAGTTCGAGTGAAGAAAACAAAAACCGATTTCAGGTCGACAAGAACCTGTACGTGCTCGACTCGTCTGGTGCTGCTCGTGACGGCGAGGCAATCACCCGCCAAGTGGATGCCATCTTCAAGCGCGTTGAAGAGACCTTCAAGCCCGACAAAGTGCGAGTGCTGAGCCCTCCACAGGCCGACGAGTGGCACGGATTTAAGTGCGCTGATAGCAATGATAAAGGTCAGCAAGGTGAGTTTGTCGACGAATAAAACAAATAGTCCTTGACATCTCCGCTGAAAGTAGTTATATTGTGTATGGAGGAGAGGCGAGTCTCACGCGGCCCGATATAAAGGGTGTCGCCTTTAAGTAGGTATCGCAGGTGAAAAACCTGCCTCCTCCCTATTTTCCCTTCAATAGAGGAGCAAGAATGGTACTGAATGCGTGGATTTCCAAAGAAAATTTTAACAAAATCGATAATATTATCGAGAATTATTGTAAAGCATCTGGCAAGATGGTGCGTTTGAAAGAAATTGATGCTTCTTGCGCACAGGTGTTTTTGTATGTAGGCGATGACTTTACAACCGAAGACCGTCATTGCATTCAAGATAATTTTAAGAATCTGGTCTATAAGCGACTAGAGGTGTGCATCACACGAGGCAACAAGTATTTTAAATCTTCTGCTCCGGCCTTGTCTGGTGCTGAAGCTCGACCAATGCTGGAGCTGTGATATGTGCCTGATTTGCGTCGAATTTAAAATGTCAATCAAAGATATTGTAAAAGATAATTTCGTCGAGTTTGTTCGATATGAGTTTGATTCTCCAAATGATTATCACGAAAACTTGAGTGATTCAGAAGAACATAGTTTTGATTATTATTATGATCAAACGCTATGGTTTAAGAGAAATGACGGAGGCATGGTGCAAGTCCCCGCAGAAGGAAAAGAGGGCTCTGTTTACTATCGCGTCATCGACGACGAAGGAGAAAAAGTTCACGATTTTAAGATTCCTTTTCCTGAAATGCGTGGCGGTCGGTTTAAAGCACAAGACAGAGCAATTTATTTTATGAGATGGATTAGGAAATCAATGAGGGAGTGATGTGAATACTATTCTAGAAGAAACTTTGAAAGGATTTATGAAGGAGGTAGGTAAAGAGTTCGTTAAAAAGGTTGCTGTAACAACAGCGACTAATGGAGTCGAAACCTACTTTTTTTATGTTAAAAAGGTAATCGAAGAAAAGTTTGAGAAAGAAGAACCCAAAGGGGAGGAAAAATGAAGGATATACTGCTGGTCGCTCCAAAAACTTACAGAGGTCGGTTCGACCTTAGTTTCTGGAATTTTTATCTGCCACTGCTTGAAATGGGTTATTCGGTAGACCTATTTGACACGTTCCGAGATAATCCTAAAGAGATCGATGCTAGCAAATATCGTCTTATTTTCTGTATTTTGACGGGGAATCCAAACTTTAAAGAACCATCAACTGCCCAATTGCAAAAATGGTCCTCATCTCCGGATATCACAACATTGAATTGGTTTTGTGATGATAGTTGGAGGTTCTGGGATTTTTCGACGCAGACATGTCTAGATTTCAACTATGTTGTGACAACAGAACCAGTGTTCGCTGATAAGTATAAAGAGCTTGGTTATGATAATGCAATTCTTTCGAACTGGCATGCGAACCCTACGGTGCATGTGCCAACAGATTTTAAAACAAGAGATGTTTGTTTTATAGGTGCTATGACCGCCGAGCGAGAAGATTACATCCTCGCCCTTGAAGATGCTGGTATAAGAGTTGAGTACAATGAGTCTGCACCTCTTTCTTTTGAGGATATGTGCCTCGTGATTTCTTCTTCAAAAATTTCATTGAACTTCAGTAAGAACCCACACAATAATGAAACGCAGATGAAAGCTCGTCTGTTCGAAGTTCCTGCATTAAAAACTCTGCTAGTGACTGAATATCATCCCGGAATCGAAGAATATTATACAGATAAAGAAATAGTCACTTTTAAGACATCCGAAGAGATGGTTAAAAAAGTCAAAGGTTTGTTGCAAAACCCGAACATAATTTCAAAGATGACTGAGAATGGCTATCAGCGATTCTTAAAAGATCACACATCCCATAAAAGATTGCAAGAGGTTCTTGATGTCGTATTACGTTGATTTTGATCACACCTACAAGAAATTTTTGGAATATATCCTAGAGAATGGAGAAGAGCGCCAAGATCGGACTGGTACTGGGACGATTTCAGTCTTCGGTTACCAAAACGAATTTGACATCTCCAACCACTTTCCAGCTCTCACAACAAAGAAGTTGTATTGGAATGGAGTTGTAACAGAGCTGCTCTGGTTCTTGGGCGGCAACACGAACATTGAATACCTTCAGAAAAACAAAACTCATATCTGGGATGAATGGGCCGATAAAGATGGAGAACTCGGACCTGTATATGGAAAGCAGTGGAGGAGATGGAAACAAAAAGATGAAATCGATTATGTGTGGGGAGAGGAGGATAGGTATGATTTCAATTATCACGTTGAAACATATCCACTAGAAATCGACCAAATCCAAAATGTTATCAAGTCTATAAACGATAATCCAACATCTCGTCGTCATATCGTTTCTGCTTGGAATGTCGGCGATTTGCCCGACATGGCCCTTCAGCCATGCCACATCCTGTTTCAATTCTATGTGAGGAAGGGCGAGTATCTCGATTGTCATCTCTATCAACGAAGCGCTGACGCGTTTCTCGGAGTTCCGTTCAATATTGCATCTTATTCACTTCTAACGTATATGATTGCTCAAGTGACTGGTTTGAAGCCCGGTCGATTCATTCATAGCTTCGGCGACCTTCATATATATAAGAATCACTTAGACCAAGTAAAAGAGCAACTAAGCAGAAGCACGCATAAATACAAGCCTCCAAAGCTTGTGCTGGATAAATCAATTATAGACATTGATGATTTTAAACACGAACACATCAAATTAGTAAATTATAATCATTTTCCTGCGATTAAAGCTCCGGTCGCCGTATAGTTATAACGTCATGAAAGAACTGTTTGAAAATTTTCGTCGCTTTATAGAAGAAAGTTCTGTGAAGGAAATGACAACAATTTTTCATTTTACGGATTCTGATAAGCCTGAATTGGTTTTGGATCCTCTAGAAGCTCAAAGGAACGCAAATCCGCATTCAAAAAATGAATGGAATACAAGTATGGTCCCGAGAGTATTCTTCTATATTGATCTCGACGATCAGGAAAGTTTTTTCAACTCCTCAACTCTTTATTCTACAGAGATTCCGACAGAAGATATATATTTTCTTGCTTCGGATGAAAAAGAATTGATTAAGCAATCAATGAATGAGTACAATCGCATTGATTTTGACGAGCTTCTTAGGTTGGCATCTGGATGGTCTAATGAGGGCGAAAATTGGTTTAAAACTGATGGAGTTACAGACTACTTGATGTACGAATTGGTCAATGGCATGAAGGTTCTTGTCTCTTTCGTTCCGGTAGTTGTTAGAAAACATAATGAGCTATTTGGTGGCACTGCTGACTTTAAGTCCGAGAGTGATTTTGATTCAGAGCAACTCAAAAAAGGAATTGAAGTCGAGTACGAACACACCAATGATTACGACCTAGCAAAAGAAATTGCGATGGATCACTTAGCTGAAGACCCGAAGTATTATGACAAATTGCCTGAAGATCTTTAGAAACTCCTTTCAGCTTTCTTGATTGCCTGAAGAGGAGGACTGATTGTCAATTCATCAAACTGGTCTAAATCTTCAAATCCTAGTTTACTTTGAACAATCCCTACGACTTCTCCTCGCTTGGAGATTATCATGCCTCCCGAACTACCATAAGAAATACGGAGTGAATAAATGTTTTCAGATTCTGATTTCTTTCCTAGAAAGAAACCCTCATGAAAAGGCACGGTCATATATTCGAGATATGAAACGCCACGAGGCGCTGTTATCGCATAGATTTCAGCGCCTTTTTCTATTTGGTATTGGGCTATATCTACTGATTTTTTGTTTTTGAACTTTTTGGTCTTTACTACACAAATGTCGTTGTCGATGTCGGTATAATGTATAGTAACATCATCAGTAATTTCGTTTTCGTAATTTTTTATGTTCAGTACGGTTGGAATTCCGCGATTCAGTTCAATTATTTCGGGTAAGAGGCATACATGGGCCGCTGTCATGATATAGCTTCCATATTCGTTGGAACTTACTATGAATCCTGAGCCATACCCCACCACAATATCTTCTGTTAGTTTTGCTTCGAACTGTATGAAGCTTTTTTGAGATTCTAGGATATTTTTTCGAGTTTGGGAAGGGCTAATGTTATCAGTTGTTCGGAAGTGATTAGAAGAACAAGAAAGGCCTCCGATGAATAATAAGATTATCACAAATCTTAGATCAAAATATTTCATTAGTTTTTCCTCTTAGTGATTTGAGTATATGTTCTAACTATGTTTTTGCAATTATTAAAAAATAAATATTGTGGCTAGACAACAAGATTTCGGACACTATTTAAAATGTAATGCCCGCTTTATTACGGAGATTAGTTTAAATGAAAAAGAGCTTTGCTTTTGACACAAATTGCTTTATTGACAATCCAAATGTGTTGGACAACTACAGAGGAGAAAAATGCATTATTCCCATAAAAGTGATAGAAGAGCTGGACAACTTGAAGAAGAATTTAAAAGTGGGGTATCAAGCCCGCAAGGCAATACGGAATATTAAAGAAGCACAAGAGCAAGGCCAAATTGAGTATACGAAAGTCGAAAACTTGTCCCAAGAATCTCCAGATAACATTATTCTTTCTCAAATACGAGATTTAGATGTTATTTTAGTGACCAGCGATTTGAATTTCGCGATTAAGTCTTGCGCTCTAGAGATAGAAACAGAAGAACCGCGCAATTCAGCAATAATAAAGGAAGATGAAGAATATGATGGCTTTAAGCTGATACGGAATGTCGAAGATTCTTTTTTTGATCAATTCTACTCGGAGCAATTTGTCTCGCCGGAAGATTTAGGTGTTGACTATTATCCTAATCAGTTTGTAATCTTAGAATCGTACGACAGAAAGCGTCGTGTCGCTTATAGGTTCAAAGAATGGGAGCAACAATTTGTTAAGGTGCCCTATTACGAGAAAATTTGGGATAAAACAGGTCCTCGCAATTTCGAACAAAATTTAGCCACAGATCTTCTTATGGACCCTGATGTCGAAATGGTAACAATCGTAGGTCAGGCCGGATCTGGAAAAACTATTTTGGCTTTAGCTGCCGGACTCAACCAAGTCCATGAAAGACATGGCGGAAAAATGTATGACAAAGTTATTGTTTCGAGACCTATTCAGGAGATGGGTAAAGGGATTGGCTTTTTGCCGGGAACTCTAGAAGAGAAGATGCGTCCATGGGTGCAGCCTATTTTTGATAATTTAGAGGTCCTCGCACGCGATAAAATGAGTATTGCGAAGTGGCTCAACAAAGGAAAGATTGAAATTGAAGCTCTTCCGTACATTCGAGGGAGGTCTATTAACAATGCCTTTATTATCATCGACGAGGCGCAGAATTTGACTCCTCACGAAGTTAAGACCATCTTGACGCGCGCCGGCGAAGATACGAAAATTATTTTCACAGGAGACATCGAACAGATTGACAACCCTGATGTTAACAGCGAGACGAATGGACTGATGTATGCTGCTAAAAAACTCATGAAATCTGATTTAACGGGTCATTGTAGACTAATTAAAGGCGAACGTTCACCTCTAGCTGATTTGGCCGCGAAGAAATTATGAGTTTGTTTAAATATATTAACGAAAGAAACCGGAAGATGTTTGGCGCAGTACCTATCAGAATACATGATGAATTCTTGAAACCTATTGATCTTGATTCTGTTATTTACAAAATTGAATCCATAATTCCTGATAGATTTGTTGCAGATATAGAATCTATATTTGTTGGGGACTATTCGTTTTTAGTTGATAAACAGATGAATGCAATGTTTCATGACAATGTGATGTACATATCAAACAATCAGTCTTCGGAAGAGGACCTTCTGGATGATATCGTTCACGAAATTGCTCACGCTGTTGAGTTTACTCATTTTGATGAAATATACAACAACAGCAGCATCGAGCATGAATTTAAAAGAAAAAAAATGATTCTGTCCGACTATTTAGAATACAATGGTATCATCGTACCTGATTTTTTTGAAGACGAGGTCAAATTTTCTCAAAGAGTTGACGATTTCTTGTATAGAGAAGTTGGGTACGACAACCTTAATGAGTTAATTATTGGACTATTTCTAAACCCTTATTCAATCACTTCTTTACGAGAATATTGGGCGGTCGGGTTCGAATATTTCTTTCTGCAATCTTCGCAAGAAGTGAAGGAAATATCACCAAGTGTATATGAAATCATTACTAAACTACTAAACTGAGGCTAATCGAATGAAAGTCACAAAAAAACTAGACAAAAAAAACAAAACTTTGAGTGTGAAAGTTAATCTTGAAAAGTCAGCTGTTAAGCAAAGAATTAATGCTCAAAAAGTCTTTAATTATGTGATGGAAGATGATAAGTTGGCTGAAGAAGTTGTCTTGACTTCGCTCTTGAGAAATGATACTATAGTATCTAATCCCGACGAAGATGTTGAAGGAGAATGGGTCTTCTCTGTTGTATTAAATCAAAAACCAGAGCCAAAGAAGACCAGAACAACCTCCAGAAAACAAACCAAAGATGACGAGGAAAAATGACTAATGTAAGTCATGTATATAGAAAAATTTTCGGCAAAAAGCCTGAGATTAAAATTTCTTATAGTCAGATAAGTAATTGGATAGAATGTCCGCATTTACATTACTTGATTTCTGTTGCCAAAAAAATTCCCTATATATCAAATGAATGGACTGTCACCGGCACCGCGCTTCACGAAGCCAGCCAGTGGGCTTTGCTGAAAAATGCTCTGGGAGAACCTTTCGAGGACAAAGATGTCCAAGAGGTATATCTTAAGGTTATCAAGCGAGAACTAGATTTAGCTAAGTCTGAAGGCGCTGAGTTAGACCCCGACTTATTTTTAGAAAAAGCCTCTAACTTAAAAGAGATGGTTCTCGACTTTTTTCATAAGTTTAAAAAGGAATATGGGGATTTTGAGCTTATCGATATTGAATATGAGATCAACACTCTAGTTCCGTTCATCGAATTTGAAGAATTTGATGTTCGATTTATAGGATATATAGATATCGTTATAAAATGCGGGGATCTGTACTATCTAATAGATCTGAAGACCACTAATAAAGGCTGGTCGTCTTGGGTTCTTGAAAACAAGAAATCAAAAACATTCCAGCTCTTGACATACATGATATTCTACTCTCTTTTGAATGATATACCTATGTCGAAACTTCGGGCATCATATATGTTTTTTAGGCATGAAGATAGAGAAATATATTCTACCGATATTTCTTATACAGAAAAAGACCTTACCGAATTACAACGAGCCATGAAATCGTTGTGCTATTCTGCATATATAAGCCATAAATATCCGAGAGTGAAGGGTTGCAAAGAAGAATATTGCGATTGTAAAAAATATTATGATTCTATTAACAAAGCTTGAAAAAAATGTTATAGTTTCTCTATGGAACTTCATAGAGAGGCAATATGAAAAAAGTAAAAAAGAAAAAGAGTGCTTTAGAAAAACTTTCTAAAGAAAAGATTAAAGTTTTGACAATTAGTGATCACCCGCTTTCCCCTTCTGGCGTTGGTACACAAACCAAGTACATTATAGAGGGCTTGCTGGAGTCTGATGACTTTGAAGTTGTGAGTCTCGGCGGTGCAATCAAGCATCAAGATTACAATCCGCTTAAACCATCTGGTTATGACAATTGGACGATTTATCCGGTTGACGGATATGGTAATCCGGAAATTATCCGTTCAATTATGAGAACAGAAAAGCCTGATATCATGTGGTTCATGACTGATCCTCGTTTCTATACTTGGCTTTGGGACATGGAAGACGAGATCCGAGCGAATATCCCAATGGTCTACTATCATGTTTGGGACAATTATCCCGTTCCATACTTTAATGAGCCGTACTACAATTCTACGGATGCTATTGTGAGCATCTCTAAGCTTACTCAGGATATCGTCGAAAAGGTTTCGTCGGAAGATGTGTACAAGGAATATCTTCCGCATTCTGTAGATACGGAAATTTTTCAGCCCATTGACGAAGAAGAGGATATAAAAGCATTCAAGCATGACGTAATGCCTGAAATGTCGAAAGATAGGTTTGTTTTCTTCTTCAATAGTCGAAATGCTCGAAGAAAACAAACTGGCTCGCTTATCTTTTGGTTTAAGTCTTTTCTTGACGAGTATGATGCGCACGATAAGGCTTGTCTGCTGATGCATACAGACCCGAGAGATCAGAATGGTCAAGACCTCTTGTCGATCATCCGACATTTGAATTTGACTAACGGCGAAGTTGTTCTTTCGCAAGAAAAAGTTGACATGAAGCACCTTGCTTTGATGTACAATATGGCTGATTGTACCGTGAATATCTCAGATGCCGAAGGATTCGGTCTAAGCACACTTGAATCGTTAGCATGTGGAACTCCGATAATTGCTACTGAGACGGGTGGCCTACAAGATCAAATTCGAGATAGTAAAGGTATGGAGTTTGGCATTCCAATTAAACCTGTTTCAAAAGCAGTGATTGGTTCGCAAGACGTCCCTTGGATTTACGAAGACCGATTGTCAGAGAAGGATGTTGTGGCTGCTCTTGGTAGAATGTACGAAACAACTGAAGAAGAGCGCCAACTGTGGGGCGCGGCCGGACGTCTTCATGTTATGCAAAACTTTAATTTTAAAAAGTATAAAAAAAGATGGGCTAATTTATTAAAAGAAGTTCATGAGAAGCATGGAAGCTGGCCTAACGAAAAGTATAATCGATGGACACTCAAGGAGATTTCATGAAGAAAAAAGTGCTATTAAAAGGACCTGTGTTAAGCCAATCAGGATATGGTTATCAGGCAAGATTTGCTCTAGAGGCTCTTCGTACTTGTGATGACTTAGATATTTTTATTATCAATACCGGCTGGGGTCGTACGTCATGGTTGACAGACGACGATAATTTCCGAGATTGGGTTGACGACAAAATTAAGAAAACAATTCAATATATTAAATCAGGAGGTCAGTTTGATATTTTTCTTCAGGTCTCGATCCCCAATGAAGTAGAACACTACGCTCCAGTAAATATTCTATACACGGCCGGCATTGAAACAACCAAAGTGGCTCCGCAGTGGATTGAAAAGACGATGGGTTTGACAAAAATGATTGTTGTGTCAAATCATGCGAAAGAAGTTTTCAATAGAACGACCTACGAAGCAGTGGATCGCAATACTGGCCGAAAAATATCAAATTTTAGAAATAATGTTGATATCGATGTCGTTAACTACGGCCTAGAGAAGAAAACCCGTAAAAAGCTTAAGATTGATCTTGATTATGATTTTAATTTCTTGACAGTGGCGCAGTGGGGTATTCGTAAAAATCTAGATAATACTATTAAATGGTTCGTCGAAGAATTTGAGAATGACGAAGTTGGTCTTGTTGTTAAAACATCATCAGCTAAAAATAGCTATATGGATAGACAACACACGGAAATGCGTTTAAAAAATATTTTATCTGCATATCCTGACAGGAAATGTAAGGTTTACTTGCTTCATGGTAATATGGAAACAGAAGAGATTCGTAGTTTGTATAATCATGATAAGATTAAGAGTTATGTTACATCAACTCACGGCGAAGGTTTTGGTCTGCCTATCTTTGAAGCCGCGCAATACAAACTCCCTGTTGTTTCTACCGGATGGTCTGGCTTGCTAGATTTTCTTGTCGGGCCTGACCGAGAAATTCTTTTTGAATCTGTTGATTATGAGCTTAAAAAAGTACAGCCAGAAGCTGTTTGGGATGGAGTTATCGTGCCTGATGCAATGTGGGCTTATCCGATTGAATATTCTTTTAAGTCGGCAATGCGCAAGGTTTACGAGGATTATGAAACCGCTCTAGACCGCGCTAAAAAGCTAGAAAAGCATTTGAAAAACAACTTTAAACTTAAGAACAAACATCAAGAGTTTGTTGATTCTGTTATGGCTACTGTTCAAATCAATGATGATGATATCGAAGAGTGGCTAAGCAAAATGAAATCATTCGAATAAAAGAAAGGAATAAAATGACTAGTAAAAAAATGGAAGTTACGCCCGATACTGAAAATATCATTCATTTAGAAAATCCAAAAAACAAGAATTTTATCATGTTTTCCACCATTGATTCGAAAGATGGTGTCGATAGTGAAGATTTTCAGCTCACATACGCCCGTCGTTTGTTGGCAATGACGACAGCGGAGGAATTTTATCGCCAACAAGAGAATCCTCACTCGGTTGTTCCGCATGCAATTATGCCGCTCAAAAACATGCCCAGTATGTTTCACGGATTTATCAAAGATTCTCTCGAATTATATGGTGATGATGAAGAAATGTTGAACCGAACTTATGTTCTCGCTCGCACTTTCGAATACGACAAGGAAAGCGATAGTTATAGCCCTGTATATGTTCCGTTTGATGGATCTACGGCTGACGAGGAGGAAGAAGAGGAATGAAATTAGTTTATATTTCAGATTATTTTCTCGGCGAAACAAACGGAGGTGCTGAACAAAATGATCACGAGTTGCTTAGCCTTTTGAAAGAAAAAGACGAGGTCGAGCAACTTTTGACTTTTAAATCTGATTCTATCGATCTAACTTTGGAAAAGGTTAGAAGTTTGATTGATGAAGATTATCGATTTATTGTGTCGAATTTCGTTTTTATGTTCAAGAGGGTGATGAAGGAAATTGAGAAAGGTGCATATGTTATATATGAACATGACCACAAATATCTTCCTACGAGAAATCCGGCAGATTATCCGGATTTTTTAGCTCCTGAAGATGAAATTGTCAACAGAAGTTTTTATAAAAATGCAAAAGTTGTCTTCTGTCAGTCGAACATGCATAAATCAATAATTGATGTTAATGTTCCCGGTATTCAGACAGTTTCACTAGGAGGAAATATTTGGTCGGAGGATGTTTTTGATTATATTGAAGAATTGAACAGAAAATACCCTGAAGAATCAAAAAATAATCGTTATTCTATTATGGATTCTGCAATAGCTCACAAAGGAACAGATTTTGCTGTAGCGTTTTGCGAGAAAAAAGGAATAGAATATGATTTAATCGAGCCATTACCTCATAAGCAATTTCTGGAAAGATTGGCGCAAAATGAAACACTTATTTTTGGTCCGTCAACACCGGAGACTCTTTCGCGCATTGTTGTGGAAGCTAGGATGTTGAATTGTAAATTGGTTGTCAATACAAATATCGGCGCAGCATCTCAAGCTTGGTTCCAAAAAAAGGGTCAGGAATTAATCGATGTCATGCGCTTGAAAAGAGAAGCGATACCTGATATAGTATTGAACGTGCTGAGTTAACCACGCCCGCCACTTGGCGGGTTTTTTTAGGAGGTAGATATGCCGTACATGATTCTTTTGAGGGGGGTTTCCGGCTCTGGTAAAAGCACGCGGGCCGAACTTCTCAAAGACCAGTTGAAGTTTCACACTGGCATCGATGCTGTCGTTTGCTCAGCTGATTCTTTTCGGCATACGGGTCCGAATGGAGAATATGTTTTCGATGCCTCTATGAATGGCGTTGTTCATGCCATGGCGCAAGAAAAAGCTAAGAAAGCAATCGAGGATAACAAACACGTGATTTCGGACAATACAAACACTCTTCAATGGGAGATGGATAAATATATTAAGATGGCCAAAGAGGCGGGCTATGAAATCTATCAATGTTTTTCCCACGGCATGCTTGACAAAGACGATATTGACTTGTATACTGAACGAAATCTTCATCACGTTCCACGTGAAGCAATTGTCAAGCAGTATAGAAAATTGTTGAAAGATAAGCAGTTCGGAAGTAGTGTCGGCGAACTTATTCCTCTCAAATAGGAGATATTATGCCAAAAAGAAGTTTTAGTAACGGAATCGAAATTAATGAAGATTGGGGATTTAAGTCTGACGAACGTCAATGGACGTTGTGCAAAAATTCAAATGGAAATCTAGTCCCATTTCGATATTACACAAGTCTGAAGGGTTTGCTCAATGGTCTTTACGAAGTCAATGTAAAAGCCTCTGATTATTCTTCGTTTGGAGAATTAATCCAAAATATGAAAGAAAGTCGTCGTATGATTTCGAATTTCGTTGATGCTCATGGACTAGATGATTCTTATTTCGAGGACGAAAATGAATAAGATTTTAATTCCAAAGTATTCGTCTGGAGCTGGTAAATGGATATATAACGGATTTGCTTCAGCTTGGGAAGCTAAAGGATATGAAGTTGAACGATGGAACACTATTGGCTTTAATTCATCAACCTCCGGTACATCTTTAATGATTGCATGCCATAATATTTTGGCACAAACTGAAAAAGAATTATGCGAAACAGTCAATTGGCTTAAAATATTTGATAGAGTGTATTTGTTTGCTACCTCTAATAATTTTCCCGAGCCTTGGGGAGTTCATGAAAATTATTCTTCAAGACTAGCTAAGAATTTAAAATTTGTAGACATTATAAAAAATAAGCTGAACAATGTTCACTTTTGGACATTTTTCAGAGTTGATGCGCGACCTGAATTTTGGAGCGGATGGGGAGAGGTAAAATATTTGCCTCTTGCATTTGATTCGCTGAATTACAGTCACAAGTATGATGAAAGATATACTTCCGATGTTTGTTTTGTTGGAGGCTGGGCTGATAATGGTTTTAATACAAAAAAGCAGATTTTGAAAGATTGGCTTGGAGCATTTCGAGAAACCGACTTAAAGTGCAGGTTTATGATCAACCAAAACATTTCTCATGAAGAAGAGGAAAAGATTCTATCCTCTGCAAAGGTCTGCGTAAATATCCACGATGATTATCAGCACGAACTCGGACTTGACACTAATGAACGAACTTTCAAGACGCTCGGTCTTAACGGTTGTTTGGTATCAGACTATGTGGGTGAACTAGAACGGCTCGACCTCGGCGCGCAGTTAGCGAAGTCGCCGACAGGAATGACAATTCTGGCGCAAACACCCTGTTCCGACGAACTCAGAGAACGAAATAGAAAAAACATACTTGAAAATCACACATATATAAATCGAGTAGAGGAGATTCTGAGTTGGGGTTGAAATACACTATTATCATTCCTGTGAGAATTGTTGGTGGTGAAATAGAGAACAAAGTTTCTTATTTGAATGGATGCTACCAGTCTTGTCTTAATCAGACTGCGGACAATGTCGAAATCATCCTCGCCGACAATCAATCAGATCCTGAAGCTTTTTTGTCATTTAAGCCATACGAGTCCGCGCATCCTCAAACAAAGGTTGTCAAATCAGAGTACAAATATCCCTACTCGTGGTATGAGCCGGTGCATGCTGCATGGGAGGTCATGACTGGTGATTACTTTACCATTATCGCCTATGATGATTTTATTGATCCTGACTATATCGAAAATATCAATAAAATTATGTCAAAAACAAATATTCAAGCCCTCCAGTCCCCTGTTCGCTCAATTGATAAAAACGGGAAAAAGAAGAATGAACCAGATATTTCACATTCATATAAGAATCTGGATGAATTCAAGCAACAATATATGACCAGATGCCCCGTAAATACGCCATCTGTTGTTTACAGAGCCGATCTTGTTTATGATGGCAAACTTGAATCGGATCCCGGCATGTATTTCGGCTATGATGATTACTTTTTATACGGCTCAATGGTGGAACAGGGTATTTTTATCGCACCATTTCCGAAATGGTTGGGATATTATTATCGATGGCATCCTGAACAAGCGACGAATGGAATGAAAAGAGACTATCCCGACCTCGAACAGAAAATCCAAGAATACTGGAGGAATAGATGGACCGAGTAGTTGATCGTGTAATGCAACATGTTTCTGAAAGAGGGGTGGGCCATGTTTTTATGGTCACTGGCGGCGGCGCAATGTTTATCAATGATGCCGTTGATAAAAATCCTCTAATCAAAGCCGTCTATCTGCATCATGAACAAACTTGTGCGATGGCAGCAGTCGCCTATGGTAAGAATAAGCAGAGGAGATTGTTCGGCGTTGCTGTAGGTACATCTGGATGCGGATCGACAAATATGATGACTGGTCTGCTTGATGCTTGGCAGGACGGAGTGCCGTGCTTATTCATTTCAGGTAATGCGAATCTAAACCAAATTCATGCCCGAGACGAACGGCATTATGGTGTGCAAGATCTCGATATTGAGCCAATTGTTCGACCTTTGACCAAAGCTTTCTTTAGAGTCAAAGACCCAAATAACATCGATGATGTTATGAATATGGCGGTTCATCTTGCAACTTCAGGCAACCCCGGTCCGGTTTGGATTGATATTCCGATTGATATTCAAGGTAAGACCGTTAAGCGTGATTTAGAGATTAGAGAACTACAGGACAAGAGTTTGCTTGTCGAAACTGAAAAAGAAGTCAAAAATGTTTCGAAGATTTTGGAGGATGCCAAACGCCCTCTTTTGCTTTTCGGAAAAGGCTATAGTCCAAAAGTAAAAAATCTGCTTGCGGCTCACAATGTTCCTGCCGTCCGCACGTTTGGAGGGTCAAAGAGCGGCAGCTTAGGTTGTATTGGTGTTAAAGGTGACCGGATTGCCAATCTTGCTCTCTATTATGCTGATGTCGTTGTTTGTTTAGGATCTTCTTTATCTATCCCTGCGATTGGATATGATTTAAAAGATTCAATGAAACATTGCAAGCACTTGATTGTCGTTGATAAAGAATGCAACAAGTTTAAAAAACGACTTTATGGTTCTCACATCAAAAACATTCATTTTGTCTATTCTGACGCCGCTTCATTTTACTTTAAATTAACTGAAGCATTATCTAGAGAGGCTGGCGTTTCTTATAAATTTAATTTGCATCAGATCAATAAATATCTTATATTCTCAAGCAATCTTTGTGTTGAAGATAACAACACGCTAAACAGATTTAATATCAAGAGCTTTTGCGAAAAGGCGATAGAACATTATCGCTATGTTGTCGCTGATGCAGGCTCCGCTTATTATATCGTATCGAAAGCGGTCAAATCACACCAGCGATACATTGCTCCAATATCACAAGCGGAGATGGGTGCAGCCTTGCCATATGCTATCGGAACCTATTATGCTACAGGAGCAGAAGTGGCGGCTTTTACTGGCGATGGCTCTCTTCAAATGAATATTCAAGACCTTGGTGCTTTAAACGGAACAAAGATTCATCTATATGTTCTTAATAATGAAGGCTATCTTTCAATCAGGAATACCCAAAACAAATTTTTTGGATCAAAAACTTATGGAACTGAAGAATCTTCCGGCCTCACATTCCCAGACCTAGAGCAAGTCTCCAGAGCTTATGGCGTCGAATATAAGAAATTGTATAAATTTGATGACACGGCATGGATTCGAGGCGTACCAGCAAGCATCAATGAAGTGATGTGCAATCCTCACGAAGACATCTATCCTCGCGTAGAAGCGAAGAGAAACAATGACGGTTCGTTTACAAGTTACGGCTTCAAGAATATGTACCCATTCTTGGCCGATGATCAGATTTCCGAAATCGAGAAAAGTCTAGGAGTTAAAGAAGGTGAGCAAGAAGTTTAATTCATGGCCCAAATGGAAGAATGACATGTTTGTGATGGAAAAAAGGAAAAAAATTTATAGCTATTATGACGCCACACTAGAACTTTTTGGTGAGACTTGTCCGCCGCTCTTGAAAGACCATATTAAAGATTTGCAGAAAATTCTTGAGCGATTAGAATCTCAGGGCCGAACAGATATCAGGATTGCACTGGATGCTTCTGGTTACGCTCATCCCGAAGTCACCATTCAATCTGCTCGCGAAGAGACGGACGAGGAATATCAAGCTCGTGTTGACGAACAGGAGTTGAAGAATCTATTAGAAGAACAAGACAGAGTTAAGAAGCTCATGAAAGCCGCCAAAACGATGATTGATTTAGATCCTCATGCCGGTGTTTCCCTAGATACATATTCGACCAAACTCGCTCGAATTCGCAAACGAATCGCAGAAATTAAAGAAGAGAGGAAAAAATGAAGAAAAAGACTGTTCTCGATTTTATCGATATGAAGAAAAAAGGCGAGCCTATCGCATGGCTTACTGCATACGACTACCCTTCAGCCTATGCTCTAGAACAAGCAGGAATCGACTTGATTCTTGTTGGAGATTCTGGTATAATGTGCCAATATGGAGAAGATTCCACAATTCCATCGACAATGGAGGACCAGATTCGCATGACGAAAGCTGTGCGCAAAGGTGCTCCGAATACGTTTATTGTGGGAGACATGCCCTTCGGCTCTTACGAGGTCTCCATCGAAGAAGGTGTTCGCAATGCCCTTCGACTTGTTAAAGAGGGCGATTGCGATGCAATTAAATTCGAAGGCTACAGGACGGACCTCGCCCGCGCCATGACTAATGCTGGAATTGTTGTGTTTGGTCATCTTGGCCTAACTCCGCAGTCGTCAGCACAGTTGGGAGGATATCGAGTTCAAAGAAATGCGGATAAGATATACAAAGAGATGGCTGACATGTGGGGGGCAGGTGCTGGCTTCATGTTAGTTGAAGCAGTCCCATCAGATTTTAATTATCAAGAAGAATCAAAAAAGTGGACCAATCCTCATTGGAAAAATGCAGGTGCGCAGAATCAGATTGTGTTCGGCATCGGCGCTGGGAAAAACGTCGACGGGCAACTGTTGATTTATCATGATATTGTCGGATATTATCCAAACTTCAAGCCTCGATTTGCTAAGAACTATTGGCAGTCGGCGCTCGAACTTACGCCTGAAGACTCTGGTATGTTGAAGACAGTTCAGACCGCCGCCGAGTTGTATATTAGAGAAGTTAAAGAGGGTTTGTTCCCTAGTGAAGAGTATATGTACAAGCCAAAGGAAGATAAATGAGTAAAAGAAAAATGTTGATTACCGGCAAAAACGGTTTTTTGGCTTCGGCTTTTCTACAGAGGGGCTTTGATGGCTACGATATTGAAGCTGTTGGTAGAAACCAAGTTGATTTGGCAAACAAGGATGCGTGTAGAGAATACTTCAAGGATAAAGAGTATGACGTAATACTACACACAGCTATCGTCGGCGGTCGAAGAACCCGCGAAGATACTCCAGACACCCATCAGAAAAACATGGATATTTTTTATAACGTGCTGGATATTCCAACACAAGTCTTTGTTAATTTTGGTTCAGGTGCGGAGTATAATCGTGCTGAAAATATTACGAATGTTGATGAAATTGCTGATTTTAATATTCCGTTTCCTTTGGTCACGAAGACGAAAGATTTTTACGGCCTTTCAAAATTGAATATGAGCCGCCACTTGACAGCTTTGTCGAAGATCGGAACGACGTTGTATTTCAATTTTAGAATCTTCAGCGCATTCGGCGAATACGAAGATCCTATTCGATTTGTTCGGAGCACAATCAATTCTTGCGAGGTCGGCGAGACAATTGATATTCACGGTCATCGCAATATGTCTTTCATGTATATCGGAGACATCCACAAAGTTGTCAATGAAATCATCAAAGATCCTATGAAGTGGCATCCGAAATACAAACAAATGAATATGGCTTATCCGGATCCTGATAATGTTATATCTCTTGAATCTTTGGCTAAAATGATCCGAGTTACGATGAAATCAAATTCAGAAATCCATGTCGGAGATGAAGAGTTTTGCGATTATTATGCATCCGGTCACCTGTTGACGCAGTTTTTGAAGGATTCTAAATTGAGTCTCGATGGCCTGCACAAAGGTCTGAAGAAAGTAATTGAACATCATGTATCACAGGATTATCAATCAGTTTTTTTCGGCGGCGGGAGATTTTAAATGAATAAGTTAAATATTGTTATCACTGGCTGTCTGGGCTTCATCGGCTATGAAGTCTATCGTCGTTTTTCTTGTTCGGAAGTACAAAAAATTATTTGTATTGACAAATGCACATATGCCGCTGACCAATCGCGGATTCCGATAATAGGAAAAAACAATCCCCGAACCACATTTTTTAAAATGGATATCAACGATATCACTACTGAATTTTTAGAGGAACATGAAATTGGATGCATTATTAATTTGGCAGCAGAATCGCATGTCGAGCGCTCAATTGGAGACGTTGGGCCATTTATCCACTCTAATGTTAATGGTGTTGTTTCTATTTTAGAAGCAATCACAGGATGCGAAAATCCCCCATTTTTGATGCACTTCTCAACCGACGAGGTCTATGGAGACATTGAACTCGGTTCGCATGATGAAAATGCTCCAATGAAGCCCTCTAATCCTTATGCTGCGTCAAAAGCTTCAGCGGACTTGCTGATTCAATCTTGGGCTCGAACTCATGGCATCAAATACTTGATTGTGCGACCTACAAACAATTATGGACCGACTCAGCACGAAGAGAAGTTGATTCCCGCAATCGCAAAGCTGATATCAGAGGATAAAAAGATTCCGCTTCATGACGGCGGCGATCCTGTACGAAATTGGTGTCACGTACAAGATACAGCCGATGCAACTTTTTACTTATATCGTTTGTGGAAAGATGGATATCATGTTGATAATAATGCATACAATATTTCCGCGAATTATGAGTTGCCAAACTGGGTTGTTGTCTGGAAGGCGTTGAGAATCATGAATAAGATAAGAGCGCCATATCCCTCCAAAGAAGATATTCAGGACTTTGTTGATTATTCATATAACAGGCCCGGTCAAGATATTCGATATTCTCTTGATACGACGAAAATTAATAATTTAGGCTGGCGCGCTCGCCGAATATTCAATGAAGAACTGCCGAATATTCTAGCAAGATATAATTCTCAAAGATATTGGACGAAGCTGTGATATCAGAAAAATCAACAATTTTAGCCATTAAACCTCCAGATCGAATTGTAGACCTTCTTAATGAATATGTCAGTGATGATATTAAAGAGCTTGGTCTTCACATGACAATCGCAGACCTTGGAGATTTAAAAGAAGAGGATGTGGCTCGTTGTATCTCTTTGCTTCACGAGGAGATGAGTGTTCTATCTTCAATTAATATCAGTTATGTTGGAGAAGGGACTTTTAAAATGCCCAACAGTAATTTTGCGAATGTTGTTTTGTTATCTGGACAAGGTTTGGATGTATGGCGCTATGAAATTTCACAGAAATTGAAAGAAGAAGGTCTCTTGAATAACGAAATTGATGCATTTCATCCACACATGACAATTGGCCGGTCTGAAGAGAAGAATTATAAACTGCCCGAAACTTTCGGGTTTAAGGCTTTTACTATCGATTGTATTTATTTCTTTAGAGGAAAAAATATAAGAATACCTATTTTCGCCGGGGAACAGACCGCTGCGGCAAAAGAAACGGAGGCAAATAAATGACCAAACAAGAGTTACTAAAAAATATTAAAGATTTCTTGCTCTCAAATGCCAAAAAGGAGTTTGTCCCCGGCGAAGATTGGGTCAGATATTCAGGGCCTCATTTCGACGAAAAAGAAATTTTAGCTGCCATCGAATCTATCTTGGAGGGATGGTACATTTTGGGAGAAAAGGGTCGAGATTTTGAATTGGAATTTTCTAAATTTTTAGGCAAAAAATACGGAATTTTCACAAACTCAGGATCGTCGGCAAACTTGCTTATGTTTCAATCCCTTACTTCGCGCCGGCCTTTTATGGATAAATTTCGGTTAGAGCCCGGTTCAAAGTTTATCACGCCAGTGACTTGTTTTCCGACGACGATTAATCCAATTATGCAGTCCGGCTTCGAGCCTGTTTTTTGTCGAGTTGATTTGCCGTCTTTAAATCCGGATATAGACCATATCGAGGAAATTCTAAGATCTTCTTCGGAAGAAGATAGGCCTAAAGGTATTGTCTTTGCTCATGTTCTCGGCAACCCACCGGATATGGATAGATTGATGTCGCTGGTTGAAGAATTTGACTTGGTTTTTCTTGAAGATGCTTGCGACGCTCTAGGTTCCACTTATGACGGAAAGCCTCTTGGTTCTTTTGGCCTGATCAGCACCTGTTCATTCTTTCCGGCACACCATATGACAACGATGGAAGGAGGTTTCGTCGCCACTAACGAATCTCGTATCGATCTTGTTCTGCGATCTTTTAGAGACTGGGGCCGCGCTTGCTATTGCAATCAGCGAAAGCCGGGTGATGTTACGTGCGGCACTGCGTGCGGCAAGAGATTTAACAGTTGGCTTCCCGGCATGCCAGATCATGAATATGATCATAGATATGTTTTTGACGAAATTGGGTTTAATTTAAAACCTCTCGAACATCAAGCCGCAATTGGTCTTGAGCAAATCAAAAAACTTCCTGAAATGGAACAGGCTCGCCGCGATAATTTTGCGAGACTTAAGAAGATTTTTGGTAAATATGATGATTATTTCATGCTTCCTGAAGCAACTGAAAAGTCTGATCCGTGTTGGTTTGGATTTTTGGCCATCAGAAAAGACGACGCACCGTTTACCAAACAGGAAGTAGTTGATCATTTTGAAAAAAATAAAGTTCAGACTCGTTCTTATTTTACAGGCAACGTTCTATATCACAATGGATATAGACATCTTGCGGAAAAATACGGAACCTACGAAAAAATAAGACAGGATTTTCCGAATGCGCATAAAGCAACGAAAGATGCCTTTTTCCTTGGCACTTTCATCGGAATTGAGGAGGGTCAATTGGATTATATCGAAAAAGTTCTAGATAAATTTATGGAGGATAAATGAATGTTGTTGTTTTCGGAGGCTCTGGCTTTATTGGTCGAAATTTGCAAGTCGAACGACCAGATTGGAAATATCCTTCTTCGTCTTTAGTCGATCTGACAATCAATGCGCAAGTCTACAAATATCTTATGACAACTCGGCCCGATGTGGTTGTTAATTTAGCCTCCAATGTTGGTGGCATAAAATATAATAAAAATGCTTCAGCATCTGTGATGATGCATGACAATTATTCGATGATGTATAATGTCATGTCATCATGTGATATTCTAAGCATTCCATGCTTGACAATGTCATCGACATGTGCTTGGCCGCGCAAAGATGCTACAGAATACCCGCTGGGGAGTGATTATTTGGACGGAAAACCGGAACCAAGTAATGCATACTATGCCTATGGTAAAAGAATGGGCATGATCATGTCTGAAGAGTATGACAAATCCGAAATTATGGTTTTGTCCAACGTTTACGGACCACGAGACCACTTCTTCTCAGAAAACAGCCATTTCATCCCAGCTCTTATCTCTAGGGCTTATAGCACTTCTGGCGATACTTTGGAATTATGGGGTGTTCCGAATACTATGCGTCAAATGGTATATGTTTTCGATGTTGTTGATGCCATTATTTCTAAGGTGGAAAGGGAGAATATCGGAGATCACGATATATCATATGTTTTAGGTCAAAATGAAATCATCAATAACATTGCTCGTCGCATTGTTGAATTGTCAGAATTCTATTTTAACAAAAGTCTAAAATTAGAATATAATGGAAAGTATCCCGGTATTCCAAGAAAAGATATTCAGGTTCACAATTCGAATTCAATGTGGGTTCGAGCAAACAAATTAACTGATATTAAAAAAGGGATAGAAGATACGTTTATTTGGTTTATGGAAAACGAGGTTGGTAGTGAAGAATAGAGAAGGAGAATACGTTGAAAAGCCTTGGGGTAGCTATAAAGTTATCTTGGAAACTCCCGATAGGGTTGTGAAGATTATTCGTGTTGCCCCCGGTGGTCGTCTTTCTTTGCAATCGCATAAATTACGGTCAGAATGGTGGATGCCTATTTCCGGTCGCGCGATGGTGTCTAAAGGATACACTCCGGAAGATGATTCAATTGTTAGTCACAAATTCGTAGATAAGAATTCTCAATTTGTTTACATTGATAAGCAACAAGTTCATCGATTGTATAATCCAGAAGACGAAGAGTTTGTTATGATGGAAATACAGGAAGGAGAGTGTCGCGAAGATGATATCATTAGATACGATGATGTTTACGGGAGGTGCAAATGAAAATTGCAATGGTATCTGGATGCACAGGTCAGGACGGCTCGTATTTAGTCAAATACTTGTTGAGTCTCGGATATAAAGTTATCGGTCTCAAGCGTCGTACGAGTTTGATAAATACAGAGAGAATTGATGATATTTTTGAAGATAACAACTTTGAAATGCGCTATTGGTCATTATTTGATGATGCATCTATCTTTAGGTTGATGAAAGAGTATATGCCAGACGAGTTTTACAACCTCGCCGCACAGTCTCATGTCAAAGTTTCTTTCGAAACTCCGATAGAGACGATGGACGGGATTCTTAATGGAACTGCCCGCATTCTAGAAGCAATCCGTATTATTAATCCAAAATGTAGGTTTTATCAAGCATCTTCATCTGAAATGTACGGCAGAAACACACAAGTTCCGTTAGACGAAGATTCTAAGATGTTACCAGCATCTCCATATGCTTGTGCTAAATTGGCTGCTCACCACCTTACGCAGAATTACAGAGAAGCTTACGACCTACATGCCAGCTCAGGGATTTTGTTCAATCACGAGAGTCCTTTAAGAGGAGAGACGTTTGTGACGCGGAAAGTCACGATGGCTGCTGCAAGAATTAAGATGGGTTTACAGAACAGCCTTATTTTAGGAAATCTCGATGCCAAAAGAGATTGGGGCTTTGCCGGCGATTATGTTCGAGGTATGCACCTTATGCTTCAACAGAATAATCCCGACGATTATGTCTTAGCCACAGGCGAGACTCGAACTGTTCGAGAATGGGTCGAGGCTGTGTTTAATGCTGCGGACATGTCTATTGAATGGGAAGGCTCTGGAGTGCACGAGGTAGGTTTGGTAAATGACAAGAAGGTTATCTTTGTCTCCCCGGTCTTTTTTCGACCTCAAGAGGTTCCTATACTTCTCGGAGATAGCTCCAAGGCTAAAGAAAAATTAGGATGGGTGCCTGAAGTTTCATTTAAACAATTGGCAGAAATGATGTATAATGAAGATATGAAAAAAACAAATATGGAATTTTCACCCACTTTGGTTGAAAATTATTTTGAATAGGAGATATAAATGGAAGAAGAGTTCGTAACAAAATTATCAACACAAGCGCTGGTAACGCTTGTGCAGGTCTTGCAAAAATGTTTGATGACACAGCAGCCCATTGAAGACCTTTTAGGTAATCTCGAATTCGTAGTTGCTGACTACGAACGCCAGAGCGATGGAGTGCTCGAACAGCAAGTCTTGGTTGTTCGTAACCCCCCTCATATCGAAATGAGCAAATTAAAAGTAGATATGGAGGAAGGTTGATATGCCAATTTATGATTATAAGTGCAAAAAGTGTAAAGCTGAATTTACGGTAAACCATCCGTCTTTTTGTAAAATTAATCGATGCGGCGACCTGTCTGAATTTATGAGTCGAAAAGACCCCTATTCTCACTTGTCCGAAGTCCAAAAATCAGAGTTTTATGATAAATTGATGAACGAAGTGGTTCAAGAAAAGGGCTATGAAAAATTTTGCGGTTTAGAAGGGGAGGTTGTGAGGGTTTACGACGGTACGACCGCCACACTTGATATTGACAAAAACGATTCAAACGCCCCAGACGATAATTCCGAGCAGGATAGAGACATGTCCGAAGAAGCTGTCGAGGCTCGTGTTAAGAAGTCAATCAGAGATGCTAAAGAACATAAAGAAAAACAAATTAAAGATTTGATGTCTGATCTTGAGGGCGAGTTAGTTTCGAACTTGAAGGGGAAAAAATGACGGTAAGTGTTTCAATCATTATTCTAGCCTCTGTTCTCTTTTCTATCCTATTGTGCTATTCGTTTATTAGTTTAATCGTTATTGGTGCTTTGGCGTACTTTTTTTACAGTACTCTGAATAGAGCGAATGAGCTGGCTGCTCAAGTCGACGCTTTTGATTCCGAGAAAGTAAGATTAGATAATTTAGATCATATCAATAGGACGATTGTTCAGTTTACAGTTTATTTGAAAAACTTGTTAGAATTAGAGCCATTCGTAGAAAACCCCGAGTTGATGGAACTTTATCGACAAGCTGAGTCAACGCTGGATTTGATTTACGAATACAGCAATATTTACTCCGACATGGAGCTGAATGAATGAGTAAGTATTACTTTACAAAAGAGCATGAAAACGCGATCATTGAATACAATAATACAGACGATCCTAAAAAAAGAAATGAGTTGTATGAATTTATCGAACCTGCTTTAGATAAACTTATCGAGAGTGTTGTCTACACATACAAATTTCACAACTTGCCAAACATCGCTTCATTAATGGATGATTGTAAGGTCGAAGTCACTATGATTCTCAATAAATATGATGAGAATAATGGGTCAGCGGCCTTCTCGTATTTTACGGTGATTGTTAGAAATTGGTTTTTTGCTGAAACAAAAAAACGAAGTCGTAAAGTTTCGAGAGAAAGTAGTTATGATGACATACCAAAGCATATCGAAGAAGATTTGGTTGTCGAGAATGAATATGAGACTGGTCGAGAAGATAATGAATTTGTTACATATCTACTAAACGAGATTGATACTTGGGATTCGGGCCGTCGCGGAAAGCTGTTGGGCAAAAATGATATTAAAGTCGTGAAAGCTCTTCGAATTCTATTCGAGCACGCAGAAGAAGTCGATATCTTCAGTAAAAAAGGTGTGTATCAGAGTTTGCGGGATATGACGGGACTTAATACAAAACAGATAACGAGAAGTATCAAGAAGCTGCAAGAACGATACGATAAGTTTAAAAAGTCTTGGATCGATGGCGACATCGAATCTCATTATGAATGGTATAGTTTTGATGATTGATGAAGATTCCAAATATGAAGTAGATGATTTATTTGAAGAGGCGGTCGATAATGTTAGATCAGACCGAAGCAAAGCCCATAAATACTTGATGGAACTGGAAGGAATTACCTTAGGAACATTTCCAGACAAATACAAGATGATTAATAAATTTGTTGAAGCTTCTCAAAGATCCAACGAACAGATGATAAAAATCACCAACATGATATATAAAAACAAGCGCGCTGGCGTCGAAGAAGATATTGAAAGTTTGGGTGAAGATTATTATTCAAGCGCTCCGACTGATGAAGAAGTGGTATTTGCTGTTGATGCCAAGCAGGATGAAGAGGACTAAATGTGCCCATAGATGATAAAGACATTTCAATTCTTCCGGGAGATTTGAATAATGTCAAGAGAAAGAAATTTCGTCGTAGGATGACTAGAGACCCCGCGCGAGGCGTAAATGCTGCGCGGGTTAGTGCTGTTAGGACATTATACGAAGACGATTTGGATCTCAACGGGACTTTTCGGGGCATTATTCTAAAAGAAGTTCCTGAAAATTACGAGGCGACTTCTTGGATCGGAGATGTTGTTGATTTTCTCGGAGATGCTTTTTTTGATCAGATAAAGTATTACAAAGTAAGGGTCCCCGAAGTTCATGCCTATATACCTGATCCTTGGAGTTCAGATGTTGATAACGAATGTACTCTTCTTCTCCATCCCACTTTCCAAACTATCAAAGGACAAGAGGAGAAATATGAACCGGGTCAGATTGTTACTGTAAGATTTTACTCTGCTGATGGAGTTTATCAACCAACAATCCTAGAAGATTTCGGCAAGAAAGCCACTCTTCCTACAAAACCGATAGATCGTTCGTCAGATGTTTTTGTTCAAGCTCTACTGGAAAACGCTTCCGGAGTAAACCCAGTTTTCGGTGATTCTATTGGAACTGGTCAAAAGCTAGACCCGATTACTAAACTCCCCACCAGCAACTCACCAGATTCTGTCAAGAGAGGATGGAGAAGTAAATTTGGTGGCGCGAAATGGCGCATTGATCTTGATGGAATCGTTTTGCAAAATTTAGGAAGACCTTTTGTTGTAGACAACAATATAGAAAATCTTTGGAGAGATTACGGAGTGCCCCTTCTTCGAGCTTCGTCGCATTTTCAAGTTCCTGTTGATATTTTGGTAGCACTCATACCAGATCTGGTCCCTTTAAAGAATGGTCGTTATGATAGTAACTATATTTCTTTCGAGGCTGTGTCGCGCCAACCTGATGTTGAAGCCGAACAACACTGGAGACGCTTTTCTAACAAAGTAAGAGAGGCCGACGCAGGCAGATATTTGCCCAACAGAGTGTCTGTCGGGTTGATGCAAAACAAGGTCTCGATTGCTCGGGAAATAGTTAAAAAATATCAACAACTTTTTAGGATTAGGCCGTATGATATTACATCCCCTGCGGTTTCTTTGAATAGTAATCTAGCTAAGAAGGAAATTTCGTATAAGCCCGAGTTCTCATCGGGTATTTCAGACAGACCGAGCACGTCACCTAGTTCTAATGGAATCCCAGCGCAATATCAAGCATTTATAGCTGATTACCGAGAATTTTTGGATAGACTGATGCCTCCTCATCAGAATAGGGAGAGTTATGGTGTCACAGAGCAGTATCTTAGAAGAGTTCGGCCGAACGAAAGAATTTTAAGTTGGACTAAGCAAGGTCATGCCGCTGAGGCTCGTCGACGCGCAAATGAGATAATTCGAAATCGAACCAGTGGCTGGCGAACGCCAATCACAGCAGAACAATACCCAGATATTTTATTTTCCTGCTTTATTGATATAGAATCAGACGGCAAAGCTCATGCTCGCCGGAAAACAAATGGTGTATTAGCTGAATATTGTGGACTTCTACAGATTGGTATTAACAATGCGGCAGATTTAGACAAGACCAATGTCTTCTTTCTTGCCGAACCCGGCGAAGGTTCAGCAAGACAGGGCGATGACCCGATTGAAGTTGGGATTGATTCAATGGTTCATTTTATATTATATACTCTTCAAGGTCGTCGGCCGCAATTGCACAACTTCAATCCTTTTCTAATGGCAGCTGGTTGGAAGTCTGGTTTCGGTATCATTCCTAATTTTTTGAACCTTCGAGATTCTAACGCTTCAGCAGAAAAACAAATCGAATATTTGAGAGACAAGTATGAAGCACATAAATATGTAGCTCAGATGGCCCGAGCTTTAGAATTGCATGCACCATATTTTCAAGGATCTGCGTCTGCCGCTGAAAAATTCTCTCTCGTAAAAGTTCCTGCCGATGAGCCGCCGCAAGGCTACGGGATAAATAGTGGTTTGCAAAATTGGAGTGTTCGTTCTGATATAGCTGATTCTTTGAGAAAAATTAAGGATGAGGTGAACCAAGCTGGCGGAAAATTGATATCAGCCGGAGGTTTGAGAAAACTTACAGCAAATGTGTCATCTACGCGAAGCGCTGTGTCCATACATTACAGCGGCTTGGCTGTTGATTTAAGCACTTCGCAAGGTATGCAAAACCCCAAAAAGGATCCCTATGTAATCACAGAAGATCCGACAGAAGAGGGCAAGTGGATTGTGTATGCTCGAACAACCAGCGGAGATACTAAAGTGATTGAGAAAGCTGTAAAGCACCGCGCTGGACAAATCGAATATGTATCGGTAACTGACAAATTCATTAACTTGACAGATTTATTCAAAAGAGAAGGTTTTGAGCCCATATCAGCCAGAAGCGAATTTCCTGAAAAATATCTCGCTGCTGAATGGTGGCATTTTGAAAAAGTATCTTCTTTTGTAAAAGGTGAAACAACTTTCGGCGATATGTTATTAACGATATATGAAGAAAGTGAAGTTAGTGGCACAGAGCCATGGAAGTATAGAAGCTATATCTGGAACGGAGAGCGATTTAGTGAAGGAGGTCAAGGCTCTTCTTCAAAAGGAGTTTCGAAAGCCTCGACATTAAGCAACCCCGAAGTCAGTATTTTTTGTGCCGCTGGTTACATTAGAACGTTAATGGAAAGAGAGGGTCCTGAACCAATTCTTATATTAGCATCATATAACCAAGGGTATATTTCACAAGCAAGTAATTCTTGGAGAATCGCTGGCTTATCTGATGACAGAGTTCGAAAATATGCAGGAGCATACAACACTTTTCATAAATTAGTTCAAGAAGGAGTAATTACTTTACCGGCCAGAACTAACTTGTCGATTATCGCCGAAAATCAAGATATAACTGGTGTCAACGTGGATATAACAAGTGAGTAAAAAAAAAGCTATAGAATTAAACCTTCTCGGTCCTGTATTAAAAAGCCGACTAATCGTATCTAGAGCATACAAAGAAGAGGCTCTAAATAGAGGATTTGGGAATGGTACGACAATAGAGCCTCAGCCCAACTACATCGTAGCGGGTTCAGAAAAGGTTTTCGAGGGTAAGTCAAATGCCGCTATTGTTCTTGGCAGAGATAGGCCACAATCGAGACTTTCTGGGTATGGTGGCCGAGGTGATACTCATGCGTCAGCAATGGACATTGTAGTTGGTCGCATGGGATACAGATCTAGAGAAGTGGACGATAGTGGTCAGGCAGTCTGGGTAGATCCAGATTTTACAAACGATGCTGCGCGGATATACCTATCTCAAAAATCAGATGTCGACGACTATTTTAAACTTTCTGATGGTAGAGTAGGAAATAAAAAAACTAGATCTAGCATAGGCATCAAAGCCGACGGTGTTCGGATTATCGGCCGTGAAGGGGTTAAGATTGTGACCCGAACCGACGAGAAGAATTCTCAAGGCGGCAATATTGAATCAGTCGCTGGAATTGATCTTATTGCTGGAAATGATGACCGAGACTTGCAACCCATGCTCAAGGGAGATAATACAGCCGAAGCAATGTCAAAAATAATTGATGACGTGAAAGATTTAACAAGTCTTTTTGAAAATTTCATAACATCACAAATGAAGTTGAATGCAACCACTACAGCGCATGTGCATGTTGGCAATCTCGGACTTCCTACCCTGCCCTCGTTTGAGTTAGTCACCGCTGGGATCACAACAAGCCTCCAGCAAACAATACAGACACTTCTCAGGTTGCCTCTTCACAGAACTAATATGGAAACACAAAAGCTTAAGTATCTTGAGCCAATGGGCGACAAGTATATTAAAAGTCGACATAACAACACAAATTAAATGATACCTGTAGACTGGACAAAAAGACATACTCCATACATAGTCGATGATGTTGTATATTATCGATATGTTGGTTCGATTGAAGACTCCACTGTTTCTTCCACAAAAAAGAGAATGTGGAACTTAGAAGGCTTGAGAGAGCTTCTGACCTATTATGGCCGAGCTTCTGAGGATATACCTACATCAATCGTTGAATCGTCTCTTGAAAGATTAGAATATATCTTAGACCCACGCCCAAGGTGTAATATAGCATACGCTCTTGTTACAATACAAAAAGAAGAATTAGAGCAAATTGATTTTGTTATCGATGACGCTATTCTGGATTCTGAGATTGTTGCTCGAAATGTCGAACTAAGCACCTTCCAACTTGATCAAAATCTCGAATTTATCTATTCCAAATTGCTTTCTGTTGAAAATAAACAGAATCAGACAAGCTATGTTCTTTATTACGATTCAGTTAAGCAGTCTAGACAGACAAGCCGCGCTATGCGTCGGTTTTTCAACAGTCTTTTCGAAATTCTCTCTGAGAACGATATAGAAGTCAATTACAGTCAAGAAGATAGGATCAGTATTTTCTTTACTGACGATTTCCGAGTAGTCGCCATAACTTTTAATGGCGAGTTGGTAAAAATTGGTCATAACAGTTTAGAGAGAAGGATTGGTTTTTCTAACCCGATGATTAACGATTTAGTGTCTAATTTTTCAACATTAGTGTCGGATTCTAGAGTAGAAATTATCTCTGATAATGACAACAGATGGATTGAATTTTATAAAAGAAACTTGACCGGTTCATTTTTCGTTAACGAAGATCTTGGTAGGAAATTACGAGCAGAATTAGCGGAAGAGTATAGTATAGACGAGATTCTTCGTCGATCTTTTGTTGATGATCAGGACCTTAAACAACTAAACAACTCAGTAACTGAAGCTCTTCAAAATGAAATCGAGAGAAGGATGCAGTTTAGAGTTTTGGATGTTGATAATTGCGCAGATGTCCAAGCAACAGAAGTAATAAGATTTTACAAGAATATCAAGGAGAAAGAATTCGAAGATGCTCTGATCGATAATCCTGCAATTCGAGCAACTTATACAGAGCGTACTTTCAAAATTGCTGATTTTGTTGGAGATGAAATCTTAGAGGCTCTGTTAGAGGGCAACATTTTAGATTCAGCTACCGACATCGGAGATATTTATCAGCTTATATTCAATCTAGTAAACGTGGACGTTTTGGTTACAAAAATCTTACGCTGTATTGCGCAAGACATTGATTTTTCGATTCCCAAAATCTGCATCGACGTTTTCAATCCACTTACAATACCTCTTCCTGATTTAAGTAATTTCACAGGAATATTTGATTTCATTTCAGACCTCGTCAGGAAAGCTCTCCTTACTGCCATAAGTGAATTGTTGCAGACGTTCCTCCGATATATCTTCGACATCCTTGATGAATGTGCTCGCTTGTCTGAACAGGGTGAAAAAATATATGAAATGGATAGAAGCCCTCAAAAATATTTTGACGGAGAAGAGCAGCTGGCTATAGACCAAATGTTCGATCGAATCAAGGATTTGTATGAAGATTTAGATTCAGCCAAAGGAATCGCTTCAGACCAAAATCTTTCACAGTTTTTGCAAGATGTCGTCGCTGCCTTGACACCGGTAGAATTCTGTAGATTGGTTTCAGGCAACGCGAGTCCCCTTATTTTAGATGTCGTGTTGTGCATTATCGAGTCAAGATATCCGACAATTAATGAGGTGGTCAAGACTCGCGAGCAGGCGGGGGCACTATTTTCATCTTTATCATTCATACTTGATACGAGCATATGCGATGCTCTAATTGACGAAATTCCTACCGAAGATGACATATGTTTAACGAATGAGCAGATCGATTTCAGAGGTGTCTTGTTGGCAGAAAAGCAATATGATCCTAGTTTAATCGATGAACAGCTTGACAAAGTAAGAAAAAAGCGTCAAGAACAAATTGAATTTGCGCAAGATATCTTGGGTGGCAATTTAAGCGATAAGATGTTCGGAGAGCTTTCACCATCCCAGTTTGTTCTAAAAGCTATTCCGCCTATCAGCGAAAACGCCCCCGCTCGACATATGGTTGACATTACAGTCGACGCCACTATTGACCCCGTAAGAGATTCTTTTGAGAATTTGACTTTAGCTCCCGGTGGTATGAAAGATACTTTGCCCGAATTTCTCTCATCAGAAATAACAAACAATTTTAACGCTCCCGGTTTTGCAACTGTAACGCCTACTGGTCTAAAGTTCAACTCAAATAGATTTAGCATTGATCTGAATCTCGAACCCGAAGAAGATGTTTTTATCTTAGGTACAAACACTATCCGCACTGAAAATAAAAGGGAGGAGTATTCCTCTAGAAAGGCTGCTTTCAATAACTTGGTTGATTACGACGTTTTATCAAACTCTAGCCTGTACGACAGAGTTTTATCAAGATGCGTTATTGAAGTCAAAAGAGATATCCTTAATTTTCCAAGCAATTTCAATTCTGATGATTTTTTTGATAGGGCGGTTCCTATCACAAGTCCTCCGAGAATATTTGAAAACTGCTGGCAGGACGGAACAAGCGTTCGAGAGGGAATTAAGGAATCATTTTTTGAAAAGGAAAAAAATACTAAAAACCCTGTTGATTTAATGAATTCCACAATTGAAGGCTTGGTCCATTTGTTTGTACAAGCATTTATTTTGGATTATTTATTTAAAAATCTTTCAACGATAACAAGGTTCAGGCTCGATAGTTTTAATGATCGTTTCATCAACAAATATCTCAAGATAGCGGTTGATCGTTATTATCCTGAGATTTCTGAAGCCTTTGATATTTTTGCGTCTGACGATGGTCGCACTCTCGACACGTTTATCAGTCAGCAGCTTTCTGACACCTATAATCAAGTATCTTTTGTTTTGGCGACCGACTCGGTTAAAGATAGATTCTTTAATAAATTTTCTGTCGTAAACGGAGATACAACACCAATGCTCGGCAACATTACTTTAGACTTAAGTAATTTTATATTTAGAAGATATGTTCGCAACACTAACACGGGCACAATGTACAACCCTGATAATTTGCCTGACGGTCTTTTAAATCTTGCCGATATTGTGTTTGATTACGAGTGGGTTTTGCAATTCCGGTTTAAGGATCAGCAGAGAGCAGGCGCAGAGACGGTTTTGTTAGAAGTTACTAGAGAATATGAAGAAGATTTCCCTTCAGACATGTTCGACGAGCTGGTGAATTCTGCTGAAGCATCTATACTTTTTGATTATGCACTGCCCTTGGAGTCGATAGTCGCGTCGTTGTCAATTTATATTGTGGAGTTATTCAACAACAGAGATAATTATTTTGAATTGAAAGAGCTTTTGCGAGTTATATTAATTAATACAATCAATCTTCTAGAATTTGAATTTCAAAATGAAGAGGTTGATCAATTTGTGCGCAATAGAAAGAAGCAAAGTTTTAGAGGACAATAAGTGTCAGGAGTTTCGGTAAAACAACCTCTTAGTGTCGATGCTACAGATGGAGCATACACTTTAAATAAAACAATTTTTGAATCTGTAGCGCAGAATCTCCGGACTTTAGTTCTGACTGTTCCCGGCGAGAGAATGATGGATTTGAATTTTGGTGTTGGGCTGCGAAATTTCTTGTTTGAAATTGACACGCCCGAACTTCGCGCCAAGATCAGATCGAAAATTAACGAGCAGGTTTCTAGATATATGAGATTTTTAGAAATCGTCAGAATAGATATCGACGCCTCGGAAGATGCAAACAAACTGTCGGTTAGTGTTTATTACAATATGAACAACGAAGTTACTTCAACAACTATTTCAACCGGACTCTAACAGATGACTAAAAAAGGCGCACCGATAAAATATACGTCAAGAGACTATGAGTCAATTAGAAACGACCTAATTGAATATGCTCGTCGTTATTATTCCGATATTTATAAAGATTTTAACGAAGCCTCTTTTGGTTCGATGACATTAGACAACATATCTTATATCGGAGATATCTTGTCTTTCTATCTTGACTATCAAGCTTCTGAAGCGTTCGCTGAGTCAGCTATCGAGTACGACAACGTTATTCGGCATGCTAGAGTCAATGGGTATAAGCTTAACACAAACCCGTCATCACACGGCGTCCAGTCTTTCTACATACTAATCCCGGCCAACGCATCTGGACTAGGGCCAGACCCTTCATACATGCCAGTCTTGCGACGCGGCTCTGAGGTCGGTTCGGCAGGAAAAACTTTTCTTCTTGTAGAAGATATTGATTTTAGAAATTCCAATACTGATGTTGTAGCCGCTCGAATTTCAGAAGATACTGGTGTGCCGACTTATTATGCAGTTAAGGCAAGAGGTCAGATTATTTCTGGAGAATTGCAGATTAAACGTGTTCCGATAGATTCATTTCAGAAATTTTTGAGAGTTGACGTTGGAAGCGAGCTTGTCGCGGAAATCATATCTGTTACAGACTCAGAGGGTCATGAATATTACGAAGTAGAACACTTGTCGCAAGATGTTGTGTTTAGATCTATTTTAAACACAAATGAAGACAAAGATGATGTCCCAAACATCATGAAGCCGTTTCCCGTCCCTAGACGATTCACAGTTGAAAGACTAAACGGACGTACTTATTTACAGTTTGGCTACGGCTCAGATGCCGAAACAACTTCAGCCTCTGTTGTAGACCCGGCCAATATCTCGCTCGATGTTTTTGGAAAAGATTATATAACAGATTCTTCTTTCGATCCTTCTAATATTGTCTCGACTGATAAATTCGGAATTGCTCCATCGAATACAACCTTGACAATTACTTATAGAAGAAATACCGATTCGAACGTAAATGCCGCCCCCGGTACAGTCAATGAAGTTATTAGGCCGATATTCAAATTTACAAACCGCGCCTCGCTAGACGATTCAGAGATTGCTTTTATCGTAAACTCATTAGAGACTGGCAATGAAACAAGGATATCTGGCGATATTTCAATTCCCGATTCGGAAGAATTGAAAATTTTAGCACAAAACTATTTTGCAACTCAAAAAAGGGCTGTGACAGAAAAAGATTATAAGGCGATTGCGTATGCGATGCCAAATAAATTCGGCGCGATCAAGAGAGTTTCTGTGACAAAAGATGTAAATTCTTTTAAGAGAAATTTGAACCTTTATTTGGTTGCCGAGAACGCTGACGGCAATTTAACGGAAGCAAATGCGACACTAAAAAGAAATTTGAAAACTTGGCTAAATCGCCATAAAATGGAAAATGATACAATCGATATCCTTGATGCTTTTATTGTAAATTTCGGTATCGAGTTTAAGATTGTCGCTGAGCGCGAGCGTAATAAGTACGAAGTGCTCTCTAACGCAATCTCAACACTTCGACAGGACTTTTTGGTGCACTATGAAATTGGAGAGCCGATTCTAATTGGATCTATTTACAACACACTAAATGAAGCGGACGGAGTCGAGGACGTTACGGATGTGAGAATTACTCGGAAAACTGGTGGAGAGTATTCAACAACGTCATTTAATTTTGACGACAACCTTTCGCCTGATGGTCGCATGATCAGAGGCTATAAAAATATTGTTTATGAACTTAAATTTCCGGCAGACGATATTGTGGGCACTGTGGTATGATTAAGAGATATACAGCAGAAAAAGATACGACAATCACAAATGCTTATGGTATTGGCAATATATCAAGAGCTACCGGGTCCAATATGGGCGCGGCTGATTCTTTGGAAGTTTTTGCTTTGTACGGCAATCAATCAGTTGGTTCAGTAGAAAAATCTAGAATTTTGGTTCAGTTTCCGATAGATTCTATTATAAGCGATAGAGCAAGCGGGGATATTCCTTCCTCTGGCAATGTTAATTTTTACATTAAAATGTATGATGTTGCTCATGTCGAAACAACACCCAAGAAATATACGCTAGAGATTTCTCCTGTCACATCTGATTGGGATGAAGGCCATGGTCTTGATTTAGACACATATTTGGATCCCGGCATCGGCTCGTACGGTCTTGGTGCAAACTGGATTAACGCACGCTCCGGCTCATCGGGTCCTGTCGCATGGGGTACTGAAGGCGGTGATTATGCAGCCTCTCCTAGATTCTCTCAATATTTCGAAGAAGGGATAGAGGATTTGGAGGTTGACATCACTTCTCTTGTTGAAGAGTGGATTGATGGCACAAAAGATAATTATGGGGTCGGCATTTCCCTTACATCATCTCAAGAAAACCAAACAACAAGCACTATTTCTTATTTCACAAAAAAGTTTTCAGCAAGATCTAGCGAATACTATTTCGCTCGTCCGATTATTGAAGCGCGTTGGGATAGCTCAGTTAAAGATCAAAGAGATAATTTCTTTTTATCGTCGAGCAACGCTTCTTCAGAAGATAATTTAAATACGATTTACTTTTACAACTATGTTCGAGGCCAGTTGAAAGATTTGCCGGGCTACGGACAAGGTTCAGAGCTGTTCGTTCGTGTCTATGAAAGTCGATCAGCGGGGAGTGAAATTACAACAACCCCTTCAAGTCCTATAACTGGAGGATGGGTAGACACAGGCGTGTATTCAGCCTCGCTGGCTGTCAATTGGTCAGGGTCTGGGTTTTATGATCGATGGTCAACAGAGACGTCGGGTGGTACAACTTTCCATACTGGATGTGTTAAAATAAACAACTATCCACCTCAGACGGTAAATACTCTACCGACGTATGTTATCAACATTAGTAATTTGCAGGACGAGTACGGCATAAACGACTGCCCTAGACTTAGAGTCTATACCCGACAGAAGAATTGGCGTCCAAATATTTACACAGTCGCGCGTCAAGCTCCTATTTTGAATATTGTTGAAGATATGTATTATAGGGTTGTCAGGACTGCTGACGATCTTGAAGTAGTTCCGTTTATGACGGGTTCTGAAAACGCAACTCGACTAAGTTATGATGCATCTGGTTCGTATTTTGATTTTGATATGAGTATTCTTGAGCCCGATTATGGGTATGCGTTCGAGTTCGCTATCAATTATAACGGAAAATATCTTAAAAAAGAAGATAGTTTTAGATTTAGAGTCGCTTCAAAAGGTGATTATTAATGAGTTTTTTAACAGAAGCTGCCTATTCACCCGAAAACTTGAAAGACGGTGACTTTATTAAAATAGTGAGGGAAAAGGGGAGTACTATTCGTATCGGACTGATGCTCGACGGCTTTCACTATGGCAATGTTCTTATTTCAAAACCTCGTAATTTCAATCTTCCTGATGGATACGAGATGAAGCACACGACAGATGGTCCGTGCGCAGGTGGATTCATAGTTCGAATTTCATCGGCCGCCGACGGTTGGGGTCCGCTACTGTATGATGTCGCTATGGAGGTTGCAACTATCGAAGGAACTGGCTTGATTCCGGACAGAAACTACATTTCTAGAGATGCTTACAGTATTTGGGATTACTACGAAAAAAGAAGAGCTGATGTGGATCACAAACAACTCGACGATCCGAACAATACCCTAACACCAATAAAAATAGATAATTGCAAACAAGATTCTTCGCTAGATTACAGTAACTCCTTTGATGCAACACCATTAAGTAAAATTTATTCTAAGGAGCCCGCGACTCTAATTAAACTAGTGAAAATGGGCAAATTGAAAGTAGAAGGGGAGTTTTCTTTCTATTTTAGAAATAATTTGGGAGAAGCTATGGAAGACTGGGAGAAGAACTTAAAAAGCAAATATGGCAAAAATATGATGCCTGAAGATTTTGACATCGACCGCGCGGTAAAAGCGGGCGTGAATGCCATGGTCGAATCTCTAGTAAGAGACTTAGAGGAGAGAGGAGCTGGCGAGCGACTTGTGGACATGTTTATGCTCAGCGCACCTGTTCGAATGAAGAAAGATTTAGCTGAATTTTTAAAAAAGTGGATTAACACTAAGGCAGAATTGGAAAAGATCGACGACCCGGCAGACCCCAACAAGCCAGATCCGTATTCTCTAAATTTGACTGATAAAAGACCGAAGCCGGGAGAGAGTGATTGGCCCCGAGCGAAGTTTTTAAAGAAGGAAGGTTATTACAAAAAATTCATGAATGAAATGGTATCTTTGCTTGAAAATGATCCATGTTGGGACAACTATGAGATGGTTGGCATGAAAAAAAAGAACGGTCGTTCGGTGCCAAACTGTGTCCCTCGAACAGATGAGGCGGATGACGTCGACTCAACTGGTAAAACTATTGATAGCGGCATGAAACAATCTCTAGATAACATCATTCAACAGAAAAAAGATGATTTTTCTAGCGAAGAGTATGAATTGCAGCCCGGCGAATTATCTGAATTTGTTAGGAAGCTTGATGAAAAGATGAGTGTCGAAGGTTTGTTCGAAGCTGAATACCAAGGTCGAAAAGTCACTCTCAATAAACCGTTTCGTGATAAAAGTGTCAAAAAAAAGTTTTCAGTTTATGTCAAAGACGGGGATAAGGTTAAGAAAGTAAGTTTTGGCGACCCCAATATGAAAATTAAGAAAAACGATCCTGAGCGCCGCAAGAGCTTTAGAGCTAGACACAATTGCGATAATCCCGGCCCTAAAACCAAAGCTAGATACTGGTCATGCAAAAAGTGGTAATTTAATTATTAAAAAGCAGCCCGAAACTAGTTATAATGTTCTAACGACGTTCGGGATGATATATGGCTATTAAAGACCTCTTCACAAAAAAATCTAACAAATTACTTTCCTCAAAAGACTTGTCAAAGACTTCAATTGATATTGAAGGTCCCGAGTTTTTAGCTGAAGTTTCGCGCAAAAAGCGTCGAACTTTGCCGAATACTGATTATTCAAAACCTCAAAATTTTGCTCGTTTCGGGTCAGCTAAAAAATATTATGAAGATGCATTCAACTATATTCAGTTGAGATATCCTTTTGATGGGTCTAAAAAAGAAAAATTGCAATGGGAAGCTTCTGCTTCGGCTGTTGACTTGTATGTGTTCGAGAATTTCTATCCTCGAACAACAGGATATGCAACCTTTCTGTATGATTCAGTCGGTCAAAACGCAACATATAACGGAAAACAGTATGCGTCTGCGTCATCCCCTTCATACTTAACTTTATTCGGCACGTTGAATACTGGTTCAAGTATGGCAGTTTTGTCAACTGGATTTGAATCATCAAATGTCTACAAGCCTGCTCATACTCAATCTGCAAACTTGCAGATGAATTTTGACAAAGGAGTGACTGTCGAATTTTGGGCTGAGCAAGGCGAAAATATTCCTTCCAGTGCTTCAGTTATTTTTGACCTATGGAATAATGTCCCGACTGGAACATTTGCAGCTCCGAGAGATGATTATGGCCGGTTGACTATTGAAATAACAGGATCCTCTTCAGGCTCCTTTAGTTTTCTTTTGACGGCTCAGTCGGGCACGAACGGAGTGTTTCAACAAGAACTTGGAACCAATCTTACAGATTACTCAAACTGGAATCATTACGCTTTCAGGTTTTATAACATATCCAGTGATTTGAGATGTGATTTGTATGTAAACGGCTCTGAGAACGATTCTTATGTTGCGTCAAGCAACTCATTGCAGGAAGTTACGGGCGCTCTGGTTGCTACTATCGGTGCCTTTAAAACAGCTCCTTCTGGATCTACAACATTATCGGAAGGCTGGGGAGGTTTTTCAGGCAGTTTAGATGAATTTAGATATTGGAAAGAAAAAAGATTAGATTCTGACATTAAAAGATTTTATTTCACAAATGTCGACGGCGGAGCAAACACAGATAAGTATAAGACAGAACTTGGCGTTTATTACAAGTTTAACGAAGGAATTACCAACAGGGATGCAATTGATAGTATAGTTTTAGACTATTCGGGACGAACGACAAAAGCTACATGGGTTAACTATTCGACAGTTGGGCAAAGAAACACCGGTTCAGCAATCGTGTCTGCATCGGTCGCCGATTCAGAATTTTTAGACCCTATTATTTATTCCATACATCCTCTAGTGTCGTCTGAAAAGACACGACTGATGACTCTAGGCGAAAACTACGATATCAATAATGATAAATCAGTTTTTAATATGTACCCGAGCTTCATGCAGGATGCAGAAGACCAGCTGTCAAATTTTGCTCAAATCATTGGGAGTTATTTCGACGAAGCTTATTTGTTTACAGAGTTCCTTCCAAAGTTAAAATTCAAAGAGTATGTTTCTGGCAGCAACAAACCCCACCGTTTTTTCAAATATGGAATTATGGGTCAGGGCATGGTTGCCCCTGAAATATTTGAACAGGTTGACGAGCTAGCAGAGCTTTATAATAGAGATGAATTGATCGAATTCAAAGATCAGCTTGAAAACGTCAAAAATATTATATATCAAAATGTCTACATAAATCTCGTCGATATATACAAAATGAAAGGTACTGAAGAAGCATATCGAAATCTTATTCGATGCTTTGGTGTCGACGATGAACTTATTAAGATCAATAGATATGCAAATAACGAAGAGTTTAAATATCGAACAAACGTAACGTCGCGCGCAATCGCAAAAAAGTATTTTGATTGCTCCACCGTAGATAAGTTTGATGGAACAATCTACCAGTATCCATCACCTCATAGACCTGAATCAGTTTCGTATATCTCTGGGACTATAACAGAGAAAAAAGAAGAGAAGTGGCCGATGACGGTTGAAGCAAGTGTCTTTTTCCCTAAAAAACCTTCAAAGTTCGATAGTAATCACGATAAGTTCTATTTCCCGAACGTAACCGCTTCATTGTTCGGATGCCACCCAGCACGTACAGGGTCGGCGACAGATTTAACATTCGCCACCAGCTCAACATGGTCGACTTCTTCTTTCGAAGCTGATTTTCAGGTATACGCTGTAAAGGATTATGTAGACAGTGATGATGCGCGATTCGTCTTAAGGAGCACGTCGGCGGATTCGCCCTTCCCAACGCTGACCTCTTCACTTTTCCAAGACGTATACGACAATAATGAATGGAATATATCTGTTAGAGTCAGCCCTCAAGAAAAAAATGCGGGAATTGTACCAGAACCAGCTCAAAATTCGTATCTGGTAGAATTCTATGGCGTGAATTCAATTGTTGATGAAGTCCAAGGCTCTTTCTATGTTACAGGAACAATGGAATATGAGTCAGGAAGCGTGTTCTTAACTTCTCCTAAAAGACTTTACCTTGGTACGCATCGAACCAACTTTACCGGCTCTGCTTTGAATAGAACAGATGTCAAGTTTGGCTATTTAAGGTATTGGTTCAACCGACTCGAAAATGAAGCACTTATAGCTCACTCGAAAGATCCGGAGTTGTATGGTGATCTCTACGCTCTTCGAAAAAGATACGAAAACATCGACGGAATAGAAACAAAGAATATTCCTGAGATTGACACTCTTGCGTTGAATTGGGAGTTTTACAACGTCACAGGCTCAGACGCTTCAGGGCAGGCATATATAGACGATTACACATCAGGCTCGGCAGAAAAAACTGGTCTGTATGGATTTATCGGAGGTATTGTTAATAATCAACACACCGGCCGAGCGGACTATCTCTTGCAATCTTCGACGTCGATTGTCGACAAGCAGTATGTCGCCGCAGCAAAACAAAATCTCCCAGAATTAGTTCATTCGTCGGACATGATTGATATTCTTGTGCAGGATGATGAGAGGTTTACGAGCGATACACGTCCGGTCAACTACTTTTTGTCGTTTGAAAAAAACATGTACCAAAACATTTCTGAAGAAATGTTGAATTGGTTTGGTACGATAACAGAGTTTAATAATCTCATCGGCGAGCCTATTCACAGGTACCAGCAAGAATACAGAGGGCTTCGAAACCTTCGTCAATTATTTTTTGAAAAAGTTGGCAGCAGCCCTGATTTTGATCGATTTGTGGAATTTTACAAGTGGTTCGACACATCTCTCGGCCAGATGCTCATGGATCTCGTTCCTGCCTCGTCAGAGGTTAAGTACGGCATTGATAATGTGCTAGAAAATCATTTGTTTGCTCGCGATAAATATTACAACAAATATCCGACTGTTGAAAAAAATGCTCCTGAGCCAAACACGGCAGCAAATACAATTAATAAATTAAAGGTCAACTATATTTATAATAGTCCACCTAGAACAGATAAAACAGAAACTAGTTTTGAGTGGCTGAAGTATGATGCTTCACGCTCCGGTTCTTTTTTGACGACGGGAGACGCTGGAACAGACGCCTCAGCCGAGGGTTTGAGGAAAGTCTATTCTTCAGATAGAAATAGAAAATTTGTAACTCCATTAAGTTTAGATATTGATTTAGATGAGTATTAAATTTAAAAAATTTAACGATGCTTGGAAAAAAAGCGGCGAATTGTTTGTAAGAGACAAGAACTCTGCGTATCGCGGCGGCGGTCTATCTATTGAAAGAGTTGGTTTCGACCCCTTCGAAATTATTGTTCCCGAAGTCGATTACTTTTTCACCGTTCAATCTGTTCTTGGTGCAGAAAATATTGTTGCGCACTACCGCTTAGATGAGCTAGCAAGCTCTTCAGCTGTTGATTCTAGTGGCAATGACATTAATGGTACATATAATGGACCAACTTTAGGAAAACCAACTTTAATACAGTATAGTGACGATTATGCGGCTGATTTTGATGGCACAAATGATCATGTTGATTTCGGCGTTGTCCCTAACTTTGATTTTATTCATCAGACTGGGATTTTTACTATAAGTATGTGGGTTGAGTTTATCGCAAACATATCGTTTAATTATGCAATAAGCAATGCAGCTCAAGGATCTTCGTCGGGAGTGTTGATAAGATCAGACAACACGAATAGAATCATCGCCTCGGTCGAACCCGCCTCTGCTCTCAACCGTCTCTTTTCTGGCACATTGTCTTCTGGAGTGTATCATGTTGTTTTTACTGGCGACGGCTCAAACGTATATCTTTATATCGACGGTACACTTGTTGACTCGGGCGCAGTAGATACAACAATCTCCGCTTCTGCGAATCATTTTTGGATTGGCGGATATTCGCCAACGAACTCTCTTTTTTGGCCCGGCAGGATCGATGAAGTGACAATTGCTGATGTTCACGCTTCAGCCGCTGATGTTTTAGAAATGTATGAATTCAGTCCAACTCCTCCTCTAATTAATCTTGTTTCAAGCAGAGTTGAAACGTCAGGAGCTACTGTGACGGGCTGGATAAATGGCGTCGGCGTTTTTGATGTCGAAACTGTTAACGGGTCTCCACAAGAAGCTGTCGATGGCGGCGTAGAATTTGATGGCACAAATGATTTTCTAACGCTTGAAGGATCTGTTGACAACTTCAAAGCTATCACTGAAACCGGTGAGTTTTCTATAGGGTTTAAGATTCGTTTTGAGAATATAGGCGCTCCGCAGCAAACTATATTGCAAACAAAATCGACTGGTCGCGGTATATTTGTTGGGACAGATGGTGGTACATCCTTTCGCTTTAGAACATTTAATTCATCTAATGTTGCTCTCTGGAATCACGATATTGATTTAAGCGCTCTTGGGTATAGTAATGGAGATACTATTAATATCGCCGTAATCGGAGATGGTACAAATTCTAGAATTTATATTGATGGGAGTTTAGAAGACACTCAAACTATTGCCTTGCAAGCCGGATTTCACCAATTCAAGGGCACAATAGGTAGATATACCAATACGGCTTCGGGGTATTTTGAGGGCGCAGTAAAATCCTTGGTGTATTATGACGAAGAAGTTTCTTTGAGCGATTTAACTTTGGCTATAAACTCTTAAAACCGCAGGACATAAAATGAGCGATTTAAAGCCATATCTCATAGTTCCCGTCATTGATGTTGATGGAAATATCAGTGATAAAAAATTTCTACCGTTCAGTATTGTGTCTTCGTCAGTTTCTGGTGGATACAATGATATAAGTTCAAGTTTTTCGAGCAGCTTTTCGATTGTCGATAAACATAAAGATACTTATGCTGATTTCGCTCAAGCGCCGATGCAAGGCCCTTATACTGAAAAATATGTCGGTGGTGAATTTTATCGACATCAAACAATCGCTTCTGGAAATATTTCTACTAGACAAGAAGGTTATTTTGTAGAATATGACAACGGAGCGGTTATTGTCCGCACGCCCGCGACTGAGGGTAATATCGGAGAAGGTAATTTGGTACCAGAATCAACTCAGTTCGATGATAACATCCGCGCTATGGTTCCATATCGCCGTGAAGAGTTCACCAAACGGCCCGTCAGTATTAAGAATATCCGACACACAACAGGGTCAACTATTGTCGGCAATTATGACAAGCCATTTGATTATTTCAATTCATCTGGCAGAAAAGAAAATAATCTGTGGTTTCGAGACTTTACTGGTTCGATTAATTCATCGCAAGATATCATTAGTTTTCGGCAAGAGTTCGGCCAACCGCTAGACAGAGACTTTGAGCTTCCGAGAAAGCAAAGAAATGAAAATATTATAACCTCAAGGTTTTCAGCTCCCGGCGAACGCGAAACGATGTCTCGCGGATATCTTAATCAAGTGGATCAAGAATTTTCTCCATATAATTCAATTAATTTTAGAAACAGGAAGTTTAGAGATAACATTCAAAAAGCTATCAAGAGAGAAGTCGATAGCTCCGAAATCTCCAACAATACGGTAAAACAGCTTCCAGAATATTTCACAGACTCTATTGCCCAACTGGCAAGAGAATATAATTGGAGATTGTTGTATGCTAGGAATACACCTGATTCTGAAAGTGTAATTGATTTGTCAGGCAATGGTGATGATGCAGCGATTAACGGTACAACTTACGCATGGGATGCTGCATCACCCTTCGGCGGCTTGGACCAGCTTGGACTAGACTTTGATGCAAGCCCATCTTATGTAATCAAAAATGGCCTGACTGCAATGAATTCTTCTAATGAAAAGATGCTCATTGTTTCTCATACAAGATTTGGATCATACAGTTCTATACATAGGTTCAGTGAAATTAGAGACACATCAGGCGACAGACTTCTTTTGTATGCAACAACGGGAGATAACTTATCAGTTTTTGATGGCTCCACGGCTTACTCTACGGCGTGGTTACCAAGAGAAAATCAAAGTGTTTTATTGGCTGCATCATATGGATCGAGTTATCAAATCTGGGCAAATGGCTATCTTTTAAAGGATGGGTCAGCCGGAAATTCTTTTGATTTTGCGACATCTTTTGATTATTCATTTGGTGTTGATGAGGCAGGAGGATCTAGAACCGGAGGAAAGTATGGATTCGCCGGATTACTTGATCAGACGTTGACGAATTCTGAAAAAGCTGAACTCTTTAAAACGATTATGAATCGTGATACAATATATTATTGGGATTATTTAGTCGAAAATAGCTTAACAACAAATCTGTTGGTTCACCTACCATTTTTTGAAACTCAGAATACGACAACTATCGTCGCAGATGTTTCTCAAAATGAAAATCATGCAACAGCAGAAAACACTCCTACTTTTGGGATAGATCCTCTCGACAGCAGGTTTGTTAACTCTGTTCGGCTTAACGATCCCGAACGTATTATTGCGAACACTAATATTAATATTTCGACAACGCCATTTACAGTACATTTTTGGTATAAACCAGAGGATGTCACAGGAAATAAAGCAATATGGTCGATAGGAACATCAACAAGCAATTTTATTGATTTAAGAAGATTGGGTGATGTGTTAAATGTTTCTTGGGGTGGTAACGCTGGGGCAGTTACGGGTGATGCTGATTTTACCTCTTTTGCACTTTCAACAGGGACGATTTACAGAATTCAGTTAGAATGGACGGGCGACGGATTAGTCTTAAGAGTTTCAGATGGAACAAATACAGCTTCAGAATCTACAGCTGTCTCGGTATCGTTTGCTTCATCTACTACATATACCACATATATAAATGATGCTTTTAGAAATAACCCCGGTGATGGTGAATTTTGTGGCTATTCTTTTTTCAATAGCGATCTTGGTGAATTTATTGGTTAAAATATGAGTATATTAGAAAATAAAACAAACGAAAATCCTAGAAAAGTTTTGGAAAAAAGCGGATCAGTGTATATCACTGCATCTAAAAATGATTCATATGCCGCGACATCACCCATCCCTCAGAGCGATTATCAATATACTTGGGTAACCTCCTCTGTCCTTTCTGATAAAAGAGTATTTTTAAATAGTGGCTACCTCACAAGCAGTAATTGGCTAGAAGGCAATCAAGTTCTTTCTGGGTCGAGAATTATTGAGGATATTAACGGAGACACTACAGGCTTACCTAAAGCAATCAAGAAACCATCGAGTAATTTGAGACTTCCTGATGGAGAAGATGGCGATTACGGCCCATACAGTTCGCCTAATCAATGGCTTGCTGATGATTCTCTTAGCACAAAGATTGAGGAATATCTTGTTTCACCCTTAGATTTACAGCAAGATGGAGGGAGTGATAATCTTAGATCAAGAGAGTCTGTCCCGCTGATGAATTCTTTGTATCTTTATGGGTTAAACGGCGCAGATGGCTGGGCAACTCGCAAAAATATTAGAAATGGCGACCATCCGGTCACAAGATACTATAAGAGAAAAAGTCGAATCACTGTGATGGATGAACCAAGAACAATCACGACAACCGATGGTCGACAAGTAAAAGAAAAAAGAAATCCCAATCAGACGGAATATCACGAACCATACATTAACGCGGCACATCTCCCTGTCAAGCATAAATTTGACCAAATAACCGATGATATTGCGGGAAGAATTGACACGGTTACGCTCAAGTACACCCTGTCAAACAACACCCAGTTTTTTTCAAACAAGGCACTGAACCGTCGCCTTGATGCCGATACAGAGGAAACAAATTTTTATGACACAATATCGCAACAGTATCTTGATGATGCTGTCTCGATGACGCCTGTTGTAAACTTTAGGTCGCTGGAGTATTCTCAAGTCATCTGGCCACGCGCTGAAAACATGTTTTTGTCGAAAATTCGCGACAGACCTGACTTCTACTTCCCATGGAAAGATAAGCGATCTGAGCGCAATGTAGATAACTACGTTAATGCTATGGGCGAAACAATAGACGAAGCCTCGATTTGGGTGCTTGACGCTCGCGATAATTTCGCGACGACACCTATCGCTGGAACAGGAGCTGTCGCTCAAAACAGAACTGGGGAGCTACAATCAGATCAGTCTGTTTTAAAAGAAAACCAAAAATCTCATGTTCAATATTTTTACAGAACAGAAGAATCTGCATCTTACGGAATTGTTTATGCGGGTGAGACAAAGTTTGAGGCGGGCGAGCAAGCAGGTGTTCAGCCGTTCGAAGAAAATCACGCCAAATTTGTGAATAAGCTTCGAAATTCAGCAAAAGAATATTCTCTTATTCCTGAATTTAGAATTTCGGAACACATTCCGTTTTATGTTGACGAGCGCGCCGGAAACTTTTTGGAAGAGAACAAGAATTTATTCTCTGTCACCGGTGCTGTAAATTCTGAATTGTCCGATACTGATTTTTATCGAGTGTTCAATACAACTGATTTGATGTCAGAAGATTTCGTCAAAATCAAAGCAGACCATGAAAATATTGCTAGTCCAACAAGGCTTAAATTAAAGGCTTCTGCTTTCTTGACATTTTTGCCGTATGAAGGTCTATACCCGGCTCAACGTACTGTACAACTTGCAACGTTATTTTCCGAGAGTTATGGGGACAATATTATTTACAGCGGTTCAACCTCTCTCACCACTCCGGCAGAATATGCGAAATTTAAACTAATTAATCAAGTTTTTTATGCACCGGGATTGATGTACAACACTATCAAATCAGGCATTGCGGTCGATTTTCCTGTTTTAACGGGGTCTACTGCTGATGATGTTGTTTCAAGTGATTACGGAGGAGGCCCCTTTTCTTTAACAAATAGATATTCTCAATTTAATTACAGATATATCTATATGTTTGACGCACCAGTCACTGGCCTCGGCGGCGCGGATAGTTGGTACAAAGTTCCGTTCGAAGCTCTTTTAGATCCCGAATCACACATTCTGGGCAAACAACTTCGCGATATGGATCCTTCTCCTTTTGGGGTGTTGTACCCGAGCAGCGGAGAAACCCCTGCTGCATATGCTGCATTAACAACCCCAAAAACCATATCATACAAATTAGCCGTAAATAATTTCTTAGCATCAGTCCCAGATTTCTTTCTTAAGGGACGAAATTTTTCGAATATTGTTTCGGCTGATGATAAAGATCCCAATTATTTTAATTTTGATTTAAATAAAGAATACAGGGCGAGAGTTTATCTAAGAGGTTGTGATAATTTTGATGAGGTTAGCGCATGGTCGCAAGCTTACGAAGATGGTTACAATATTCTGGTGGGCAGAACTGGGACCTCTACTTCAACAGATAGAGAAGATTATGCTATTTATGTCGCTGCTGCGCTTGCCATTTCTGGGTCTAGAAAATACAGCAAGCCCAATTTTTCTATGTATGATCGACCTAATTTTAATTATGCTGATTTGGCCGAGTCATACAATGATAATTTATATTTAGGCTCTTTTACGATATATTCTGCTTCTGGATCTTATCATCACGGGGGGTCTGCGTTCGGCGGCAACAAGTATGCGTCACCACTTTTTGTTACGATTGGCGATGTCGGCGTTCTTGCTGGGGATCCTGATCAGCCAAAATCTTTTTTCCCTTATAATTTAGCAACTTATGATACCAATACACCTCCTTACTATGACGGTTATGCTTATGTTGATTTGATCTATAAACCATCTTTATCCGATGGCACATTGTCACAAGAAGATAAAAAAGTCAGAGTATCTCTTGACACTGTTTTATCGAATATTACATCTAGCTTCTATAGATATTCTACTAATGCTCTGGTGGATTATTTGTCGAACGAGGTCTATCGACCAGATGAAATCGCTAACGCTCAATGGGCTATAACAGGCTCGTCTTTTTCTGGATCTTTCTTTAGGTCTTCAAAAGCAAATATGCAAATCGACGCTTCTCTCAATATATTCGGACGTATTAAAAATAAATTAGTCGAGTATGATGATAATTCTGATGTCCTTCTTGTCAGAGAAGACCCTACGGCGGGTGACAGATTAGTCATATATCCTAAATTTGAAACTCCTATATATGACTATTCTGAAGTCGAATATGAGGTACCCAATTCTGGAGCGTATTCTGTAGGGGCAGGTATGTGGCATCAATATGGCGACGACCTTACGGACTCTAACGGTTTGTTTATGCAAGTTCTAGACGCCCCATCTGAATTAGTCAGAATACCAACCACGGGTTCAGAAGCAGCATACCCTTTTTCGATAGACAACTCCTTGACTGCCTCTTTGGCTGATGCTATCGGCCTCCCCAAAGAGCCAGTGCGGCTCGGCGAGACTGCATCGAAAAAAACAGTTTCCGAAGCAATTGTTCTAGTTCCCTTTGTTGAACAACGAGGGAATAAGCGATTCTTTTCGATTGACGAAGACCAATACGAACTAGCTCTATCTGGCGATAGGTTGGCTCCGAAGAATCTCCGTCAGACGTTGCGAGCTATGGATAAGTACGTCATACCTCCACAATTCAACTTTAAGCTTTATGACGGGCAAAATGGTCGAGAAAGGATCGAACCTATGCTTATGTATTTCCTTGAGTTCAGTTACGATTTCGACAGAGAAGATCTTAAGCGAATTTGGCACAACTTGCCGCCGAAGATCTCAGCTGGCTTGGTAGAAAAGGAGCTAGAGATAGGTCAGGAATTGACTGACAACGAGTTATTGTCTGATTATCATGAAAATCTCAAATGGCTCGTTTTTAAAGTCAAGCAGAAAGCGGAAAAAAATTATTTCAAGAAGACTTTAGATAGTCGCGACGATGAAAGGTTTAAGTTTGACTTTAAGGGTAACGGTATCTTTAGTGAACCAGAATATTCTTACAACTGGCCATATGACTACTTCTCTCTTGTCGAGATGGCAAAAATCCAAGCTGATGTTTTGATTGAGACATCTGAAGAAGCAACTCGCCGTCGAAATCTACAAAACAATCCAGAGCTTGTTAGAATGCCAACATCCGTTCGAGAAGATGTCGATATCAGAGAGAATATCAGGCCTCCCGATACTGCTCCAACTACGCAACAGGCACAGGCAACTTCTACGATACAGTCTACTCAAGGAATCAGGGATTTTCTTAACAACGAGGATTAGAGATGAGAAAAATTCTTCTTTTATTTGTTTTTTTGTTGTCGACTTGTTCGACATCTCAAATAAAAGAAGATACTCCTTGGGTACCAACGGAAAATGTGGGATGTTCTTCCCATTTCACTATCTTAAATCCGGCAAATATGAGCTGGGAATACTATTACGGAGCAATTAATGAAGCATGTAAGGACTTTTCTGTGGCATATGGTGTTTCAATTAAAGATATTGAAAAAAAACTGTCAAGCCAAAAGCAAATTCTTTATGTTTACTATAAACCAGACCATACTTGCTCACGATATTTTGGATATTCTGTAGACTCGTGTTCATTAAAGAGATCTGAATACATTTCTTACATTAATTTCAGACGTCCTGATAGTTATGATGTGACCTATCACGAAGTTATGCATGTTCTTTTATGGTCTTTTAAATTTTCAAACGACCACCATCAGGAACTGAGAAACAAAAAGCTTTGTAAGAGTCGCACGAGAGACGGTATACATTACTGCGGAGCAACACAGAGAAAAATATGAGTTTTTTTGATGAAAAAGAAGAGGTGTTAGAATTCACCATGACAAAGCATGGAGAGAGGAAATTGGCTCTTGGCGAATTTGACCCTGCTTATTATTCTTTTGGAGATTCGGATGTCCTATACAATTCTGATTTTGGGGGCTTTACGGAGAGTCAGACGGATATAAAAGAAAGAATTTTTAATGCTCTAAGGATAAAGCCTCAAAGTTCTTTCGGAGGTATCGAATCAAATATACAAAAATATCACGCCCGTGTTGTTAACGGCGAGAATTTTTATGATTTCGATCAACAGGAAGCAGATAAAACATATGCAACAATAAAATCTCTCGGCACATCTAAAATAGGGTCCGAAATCTACCCTTCTTGGAAGGTCAGGTGTTACAATGCCGGTATTGAGTCCGCAACTCAGTTTATTTCCGGCACAGCAAATGTGAGAATTCCGCAGATTAATTTGGCAGTGAATAAGGTTTACATCAACAAGATTTTCAACGTTCCAGACCGGCTAAGGGATGCTCTTCTGGGTGCAGGAATTCCAGCCTTGGATTTTGGTGATCGATTCAATCAATTTCCGGATGGTTCGATACTAGAAGTCGCTGATGATAATATTTTAATTGAAATCGAGGAGTATGAAACAGAAGACGACTTTGATAATTTTGAAGTAGAATTCTTTTTTTCTGAAATAGAGACTTTGCCAAGTGGCGACACTAGAGAAGTTCTAACTCCTTTAAAATTTCTTGGAGAAGATAATACTCAAAAAGATTTAGATATCTGGCAACCAGAGCAAGACCCTAATCCATCGTTGGATCCGAATCCTGATTTTGTTGAATATTTTTTAGATATAGAATTTGATAAGGATATCGAGCCGCAAGTATTGTGCGCATGGGTTGAGCAGGATAAAGCGCGCGGCGTTTATGGACAAAGAATAGTAGAAGAATGTTTGGCTGATAGGATTAGACTGTCAGATATTTACCAAACCGGAATTGTAGACGAGGAATGTTAATGATTCTTCCCGAGATTTATATCAATAAAATTACGTTGGAAAACAATGTTTACGCACAAACCAAAGACAACCCTCATATCAAAGAAGATTTATCGTTCGATGTGGAGAAAAATATCTTTGGGACTATTTCTTTCATTCAAAGGCCAGATATCGTCGAGCTTTTGACAACTCCTCCAGAATCTTTGTCAGTTAATATTGAAGTCTCTATTAAAGATTTGACAAGAGATCGTAAACTTTTCTCTGATCAAATGTTTAGAAAATATGTTAAAGTCGCCGTTGTGTCTATAACTAACGACAAGTCCTTGTCTATCATTCTATCATCTAATAATCGACAAACTATAGATAAACTTGCTTCGCAAAGAAAGGGCGTCAGGCAAAAGGTTTTCGATATAGACCCAAGGAATCCTGTCGGTAATTCTTATTATTTCAAGCATCAGTTTGACTATTCAAGAACCAAAAATAATCTTGTTGTAATGGCGTATGTTTTTGTTGATTTAGAAAGATTAGAGCAGGATTATAGTGCTGACATTTTTGCAAACCTTAACGATTTTAAGTTTGCGGCAGAAAATGTCATAGATAACGGAGAAGTGCCGAATACATCATACATTTTCAGGGATCTGGACGGGGTTTTATACAACGGTCCCGTTAGTTTTGATCCTGAACGACAAGCTTTTACTAAGCTTGGAACTTCTGAGATTTTAGAACAGTCCGCCTATCCAAATAGCACAGTTTGCGATATGAGGAAGGTAAAAAATTTGAGCGTTTACAATCTGGACTATTCTCTTGAAGAGGAATTACTGGAGTCGTCTTTGAATAAAAGCTTGGATGGCCTGAAGCAAGAGCTTCGGCAATCTTCGAAATTCAATCAGTCTTATTTTTCCGATTTATACATCACTAGGGACGAACACAATAATGCTCGCGCATTTTTCTGTATAAATTACAACGAAATAATCCGCACAAAGACGAACTTTGGTTACATATTAAATCGCGAATCTTTTGCAGATCGAAAAGATCAGATTTTGAAATCGACTCGAATTAAAGAATTGAAAGTGTACAGGAGAAGAGTTAAAAAAACTTCGACGGTCGATTCGCTAGGGAATTCTGTTACGAAGTATAGAGATTTCAGTAGAGATCAAAGCCCAACTCTCGTGGGATATATTTCAGAAAAGTCTTACAACTCCACTATTCCAGTCAGCGGCTCCAAAGGAGGCATGCGCGAACTTTCGCCCGGTTTTGGATCAGACTATCGCCTGTTTTCTTTTATGGACTATGATGTTTCAAACACCACAGACGGACTTTATCAATACTATGTAGAATTGTCAATAGAAGACAATACGACAAAATTCATCGAAGAGCAGCTTAAAATTCTGCGAGAGGCTTTTAGTGCTCTCGATTCTTACAAAACAGCGGCCGATGATCCTAGATTTTATGGCGATGGTACATCATTCGCTCCAGAATTCATCAGACTTCTTAGGGAGAGTTCGTTGTATACTAGAGACGGAGAAAACCTCTGGACTTTCATTGTATCGAGATTCATAGAGGCTTCGAACAATTTGTACAAAGATTTTGATAATTCTATTTTCAATACAATGCTCGATTTGCTGCGCCCCGAAACAGCAAATCAAGAAACATTGCAAATAGTTTCAGACGTCTTATCTACATACATTAGCAGAGTCGAGCGGCATATTGTTCGTGTCACATCAGAAGATGCTGTTGTTTATCCTAAACAAACGCCTGTGTATGAAACAAGGCTTTTGGACGACATCTCTATGGTGAATTACTTTGACAGTAGTTTCGATGCTAATACTATTAAAAATACCGGCTTTGATTTTTTGTCATATTTTGAAGAAGACGGTACTAAAGTGAAGTTTGAAGATCCAAGGCTGGGATTGGTGTCGCTAACAGCTGCGCAATATGACCAAAGGACCAGAAAGGAGGCTGAAAAATATTTCAAAGATACAACAGGAAATATTAAGATAGGCACTGATCGAACGCAGTATTTGGATTCAGCCATTGAATCTGAGCGATTTTCGTCATTAGCTCCCAGTATCATAAAAGCATCAGGACTTTCTGTGAATATGTTGGATGGTCTTGACAGCTGGAGTCCTTCTAGATCTAAAGAATTAGAAATAAATTTAACTAAAGCATCTTCGCAAACATCTTCTGAGTTGGATATAGCAGCCCTGTCGAAGTTTTCAATCTCTGTGACGACAGACGACGGTTCGGAAATCGGGATTGATTCGAATGCTGTTTATGGATCTGGGTCTAATTTGAATAGTAGCTTTGACGAATCTCAAGATACGAAAAAATCTTTTAGTGTGTCGGTTGAAAATGTTGCGATAAATTCTAATAAATCTATATCATCTACGGCTAACAAGAAAAAGCCAATCTCCAAAGCTTTGGACATTAAAAGTTCGGAAAACATTTTAGAGAAATCAAGGCGTACTAAGCTGATTGATATGCCGATTCAATTAAAATCTGTATTATCTTACACATCTTTAAACGGAAATGTGCCATCGAATACTATACTGAAAGATGGTAATATTTCTGATATCGATCTGTCTAATAATTTTATTTTTAAATTTAATTATGGTATATTGAATAAAGTAGAATACCTGTCAGGATTTGCTGAAAATACTAGAATCCCTTTATGGGAACCATTAACACGACAAGTTATTCAAAACACTCCGCGTGAAATTATCTGCCGAATGAGACGGTATGAAAGTTCTGAAATTGAAATGTACGAAACAAAAGATATTCCGCAGTATAATGAGTATTTTATAATTAGAGTAACTACAGGAACTATCGAGAATGCGTCGCCGGCCCCCGAACCTACTTTTAGAAGTTCGATTGTTCAATCCATCGAATCGATCGACGCCGATTTAAATTTTGTGTCCCCCTCTTTGTTGAATAATGGAGTGTTTACGTTTTGAGTAATTTTTTTGACGAAATACTGGGTCAATCAAGCCCCGCTGACAGAACTACTGTAAAGAGTGTACCAACGGTCGACCCTGTTGATATTATATCCAATACCACTAGAGAGGATATCAACCAAGATATTGAACAGGCTGTTCTTGGATACAGCCCTTTAGATGCTCTTTTGGAAGAGCCTGTCCGCCGCGAAGCAACAGGTCAAGGAGATGGACTTACAATTCAAACTGTTGAAAACTCTAATACGGTCAATATTTTAGAACTTGATGAAATTAAAACGCGTCGCCGGGCTCTTGGTAGTTTAGAGTTTTCCAATGTTGTTCGGCCACAGATCGCTGACCCGTTGAGATACATGCTTGGAAAATACTGGGTTTTGAGGCCTTCCGGAAAGCCCAAGATATATCACGAAGATATGTCATTTTCCAACATCAAAAAAGTCCCTTTGGCGGCTAAGATTAAAAACGTAAAATATGATTATAGTCAAGAATACCCGGAAGAGGTGTCGGTCATACAACTCTATCCAGACCAGAATCAAATAAAATCAACTGATTCTAGATATTGGACATTTTTTATAGAAGGCAGTTCAGGAGGTGCATTTGATACCGTAGTTGAATATCAAGAACCGAAGACGGATCATTACATCCAAGATGAAAAACCATTTACGCAGAGAGAGCTGGATCTCATTTCGGGCGTTTCAAATAACAAATTTGCAAATATTGAGGTGTTTTATAATTTTTATATTGATCAATTCGAAGAGACCGCAGCCGACGTCGACGAGCGAATCACACCGAAGGTATATGGCTTTGAAGCTATCATCGAAGATGGAAATGAAGAGTCGCTTGGTGATCAAATGGCCCGTAGGCTCAACACTCTTAATGGAACACTATCCGATAGGTTTTTTGTCGACGGCGACACTGACCTCGGTCAATATTTTGATGAGTGGGCAATCGCAGCTTCATCGGATGATTACAGCTATCTATCAGAAGAACAGGGGTTTTTTAGCCTTTCTGTTAAAGATATGGAGCAATTTGTCAATGAGCGCATCGAACGACGTGCTCGACAGTTCCCGTATTATATTAAACTGTCTTTTTCTGCCGAGAGTAGAACTCAATTGGCTGAGATATTGGAACAATCTGGGTTGACAAAATCTCTCTTTCGATACCTTATGAACTCTCAGTATGATATTCAAAACCAAGGGTTCTCTGCAATTGCGCCCGCTTTGTCGTTTTCCGAGTATAGCTCTGCGACCACAATTAGGAACTTAGACAGTGTCATAATCCAAAATTCAAACGCAGTTTTGGATCGTCGAGTCTGGGATATTTCGGATTGGCTACGAGAAGTCGGCGTGTTCCAAACTGACTTGGACCCCGAAGAAGCATCGCTTCCTGAGTTTTTAGTATCGAGCTTTGATCGCGAAGATGCAACGGCCGATATAATTACAACATTACCAGAATCGTCTAATTTTAACCTGTTCGATCTCGTCAAAGGCTATACTTACGAAATACAAACAAGCGATCCTGAAGATCCGTCTGTTTTTTCGAAGTACATTGCACAAGGAAAAATAAGAAAATTAATTAGAAAAGAATTACGACCGATCGAAGAGGTTTTTAAAGGACAGCCAGCCTATTCTGAAATAATTGGGTTTAGAATTGCGAAACACCTTGTCGATGAAGCCGGCCAACCCTCCCCAGAGCCAATTCAAAACATCTATATTCCCAATTCTAATGGTTTTAATGTAGCGAGTTATATTGATACGCAGATCAGATATAATGGTACATACAAATACATTGTATATGCTTTAAATTTTGTTATAGGCAACCAATATGAATACGAGCGAGCCTCTCAACAGCTTAAATTCAGCTTCGACCAGAATAGTCCATACGGCTTTGTTGTTAGAAATAAACCTTCTATTAAAGTTTTCGAGACTGAATACTACTCAACAGAAACAGTTCGGCTGATTGACCGGCCTCCAATGCCGCCAGAATTCGAGTTTCAGGAATATAAGGATATAAATAATAAACTGATAATCAATTTATCTAGAAATATGGGCGAGATGGAAATGCCATACATCTTAATCAATGCACAAGAGGAGTCGAATTTAGAATTGTTGCGCGAATCGCAGCCGGGTCGCGATAATATCTTCAGGTTTGCTTCTGATGATGACATAAAAGCGTTCGAAGTTTTTCGAATAACAGAGGCTCCATCGTCCTATAGAGATTTTTCAAATTCGGGAAGGCTCTTCACAACTCAGTCTCCAAATCAAGATTTCTTTTCTAGAGATTATCAGTCATTGACGATTATCGACGACATTGTTCCTAATAGAAAATACTACTATACTTTTAGAAACAGAGATGTTCACGGATTTTATTCTAACCCTTCCGAAGTATTCGAAGTAGAAATGATTAGAAATAGCGGAACCAGTTACTTGATAGCTCGTCCATATAAGTTTCCCGAAGACCTTCCATCAACTAGGAAAAAATCTTTTAGGAAATTTATAAGAATTACGCCCTCTATGATTCAAATGGCTATTAATACATTCAAGACAGACTTGCGAAAGTTTGCATCTGCGCAAGAAATAAAAAATATAACTTTGGGCCAAGCAAGAGAAAAGCTTTGGAATAAATCAATTAAGATGCGAATCACTTCGAAAAAAACTGGACGTAAAATTGATATTAACTTTTCTTATGAACATTTAGTCAAAACTCTGCTATTCTTAGACAAAGGAACTTCTGAGGTTACGCCTATAGAAAATGTTATAAACACAGACTCTTTCAGCGCAGCTCTTCAATTGCTTTTGATTGAGCAAGATACTGATTTGATTTAACTTAAAATAGATATTGGTCTATTTATGATAGAACTTTAAGGAGAACTAAAATGGGATTTTTGGAAAACGACGGCGACATTATTTTAGATGCCGTAATTACTGATACTGGCCGACAAAGATTGGCGCGCGCCGATGGGTCTTTCAAGATTGTTAAATTCGCCCTCGCCGATGATGAAATTGATTATACGTTATACAATAGGAATGATAGTCGCGGCTCGGCGTATTATGATGTAAGTATTCTTCAAACACCAATTCTTGAAGCTTTTACTGACAACGGGGCTTCGATGAAGAGTAAACTGATTTCGATTCCTCGCAGTAATCTTTTATTCCTTCCGGTCTTAAAGCTCAACGAGGTCTTCGCTGGAACTGCAACGGCTCGTCGCACTAGCGGCGGTTCTGAAGGAACTTTTGTGGTGCCGGTTAATAAAGATACAGAAGATGAGTTCGAGCCCGGCAACGGTATTATTCTCGGCGAAAATCCCGGTGATAGCGAAACTCACATCAGAGTAGATCAAGGCCTCGACACGACTCAAATTTCGCCCAATCGAGCTATCGACGATGATTTGCTTGAAACACGATATTTCGTCGAAATTGATAACAGATTTGGCGGAATTGTTTCAAAGAGCGGCCAAACCCGCGCACAGCCAATTGCCATCGATGATGATGACAAAGCCACTTATGTTTTTAGTCTAGGTAATGATATTGAGTTTGTATCTGAAAATAGTGTAAGAGAAACTTCGAATGGTCAAGTTATTGCTGGTCCTCGGGGTACTATTTTGGAGTTTGGTATTCTCGCATCTCTCGAATTAAATTCGAGCACATATTTATTTACTGAGCGAGGGACTACCGGAACGATTACTGGTGAAAACGGCTCTGTGAGTATTTACTATATCGATTCTATTGTTAAAGTTACAGGAGCCACTACAGGCAACTCAGTGGATATCCCTGTTCGTTTTATTAGAAAACAGTAAGGAGTGAATAATGTCTAATATTTTTAAAAATCTAGGGCCGGATGATATTGCAGTGGTTCCATCGCTTCAAAATGAAGCAATCCCAATTACAGGGACGATTGTATCGGGCACATACAGCGATAACAATATTAAGAATTATTCACACGGTCGCTTTCAATCTGTGTATGATTATCCCTACCTTTCTTCTTCCGCAAACAAGATTTGCGACATTACTGTAGGATATTCCAATAATTCAAACCTGTCATCTTCTACTAATGTAGAGAATGCTGAGAAGATTAGCATATATAATCAAATGGCGCAGGTGCTAGTGGGCCATGATGTGACTGGCTCTATCTTAGAGTTTGATCAAGATGGGGATATTGTCGCTGGCGGCACCAAACTTCAAGAGGTCATTTTCATTAATCTTAATCGAATCTTAACTAAAGACGAAATTAAAAAAGGATCTATCGATTTTGACATCACCACTGGCGGTTCGATTACCGGCTCGCTGTCTGGTTCGATTACTTTACAAGACGCCAATGCCGAGACGGATTTCCGAGTCAACTCCCCAGCAGGTGAGTACTCATTCCTGTCTGCTTCGAATGGTTATTTCCAAGGCACTCAAGGACTTGTTTTCTATCAAGCAGGGGTATTGGTCTTGACAGCCTCTATTTTCGGTGTTAGTGACGCCACCAGCAATACATTTGGTACGCAAGATTTTGGCACGTTCGCATCGTCGTCGGATATTAATGCAGTTCTTACTGGTTCGACAATTCGACACGCCGCTGACAGCTTCCGCACTCGCTGGCAAGACTTGGATTTCAACAATACTGTCGAAGTGAACTCCACGATTTATTTCTGTAGGGCGAACAACAGAGATTTCAACTATTCTTCGAATCCGACATATCTCACGGGTTCAAAGATTCGGGTTAAGAACTCAACTACAGATCAACCTATTTCGTATATAACAACAGTAGGTCTCTATTCTTCAGACAACGAGCTGTTAGCGGTCGCCAAGCTTTCTGAACCTCTTAAGAAAACACCATCGACCGAACTCAATTTGAGAGTTCGTCTAGACTACTAAAAGCCAAATGAGTCTATATAAATTTGGAAAAAATGATAAAATAAGAAACGTAATAAAAGCACACCCGAAACAAAGATTTCTTATTTACGATTCGGCAGTCAGCAGTTCCATGCAATTTGGTTCAAGCTCGCTGCCGATGTATGCATTTGTAACTAAAGATGGTTCGCTATCATCTTTTTCAACCATCACCACGTCAGAATTTAATACAGATTTTCAGTATGGTGATACAATTACGTCCTCTGCTCCAATGCTCTTATCATCCAGCTTGAGCCGCTCTTTTTATGATGTTGGAGCATCACGTCCACACATAACTGCTTTGAGGAATAGTTTTGATTATTACAAAATTTTGTCGCCCCATTTCGCGTATTCTTCTTCTCTTGGAGACAAATCTAATCAAGCCCTTAATTTCCTTTCTATCCCCTCCATTTTTTACGGATCTTCAATTAAGAAAGGTTCTGTTGTTTTAGATTTTTACGTGACAGGAACTCTAGTCGGTCGCCTTCAAGACGTTAGAGAGGATGGTACATTAGTGCAAACGAAGCCAGTCGGCAGTTCGGAGTCTGGGTCAGTCGCCGGTGTCTGTATGTACAAAGAGGGAATTGTTGTGCTAACGGGCTCATGGAATCTAACAGATGAAGAGTTTGATTTTAGAGATGATTCAATTACTAGGTTTGGCTCTTGGCTGGAATATGCTTCGCCTGCGACAAATGGCTTCTCTTCCAATGTTTTAACAGGATCCAGCTTTAATTTAGAGTTTGAAGGAACTCAGAGAATACCAAACCTTACAATGTTCTGCACTGCTCCAAAGGGGGAGGTTAATCACTCAAACAATCCCACTGTGTTGAGAGAATATAATTTCACAGCTTCCTATAATTCAGCTTCGTACATAGAAACAAGAAAATCAAAATTTAAAAATGTCTCAGATTCTATGTATAATGAATCTACGGGCAGTTTTGCTAAAACAACCTACATAAGCGAAGTTTTTGTTTATGACGAAGATGGCAACTTGCTGGGCATCGCTAAACTTGCCAAGCCAATTCGCAAAACGGAAGATCGCGAATTTACGGTTAAATTAAAGGTGGACTTATAAATGAATGAAGTGGATATCTGGAGAAATTTTTTAAACGAAGGGCCTACAGATAACAGCACTATTGCTATCGCCTCTGAGGAATTTGCAAATGCTCATGTTTTGGTCATTTATGATTTAGACAGAGCCTCTAAGTTGTTTTCGAACAACGTTTTGCCATCTGGAGAGGAGTTGTCCGACTGCGTTATTGGTGTGACAAAACGAACGCAAGACGGATTGATTGGTGATTGTATGGGCGCATGGGAAATTTTCAACGCAGCCGTCGCTAAGGCTTATCAAGGCAGAGGTTTCGGCAGTCTTCTTTATAGAATGACGATGGCAGACACCTATCCAGACCCAATCATGTCAGACAGGACTTCAACAAGCCCAGCCGCGCAGAGAGTCTGGGCATCGTTAGCAAGAGACAAGAATGTCGAAAAATTGCCGTCAAAAGAAGACCCATACATGGGGATTTTTGACGACCCCTATGTTATGAAAACACCTCCTACCGATGATGATTGTGATACTGTGTATAAACAACAACAGAACCCTGTTCTAATGCGAGCTTATAGGTCTGATGCCTACATCGGGGACTTAAACAAATATAAGAAAAATCACTTGAAGTTTTTGAAACTTTTAGAAGATAAATTTGATGAAGGCATCGCGGACATGATTAACACGGAGATTTTCCGCCTTGGAGCAAATAAATTTGATGAAACTTTTGCAGGTATGATATGATATTAGGAATAGATGTTAGTACTTCAATTACTGGTTACGCCGTTATCGATGATAACGGCGAATTGTTATGTTCGGTTTCTTGCGACACTAGGAGAAATCATCCGACTGTATTTGATGTATTAGATAAAAATGAAAAAGTTTTAATAGATATAAAGAACAAGTATAATATTAAGAATGTCTTTATTGAAGACAACCTGTTGGCTTATGGCACCGGGTTTTCCAATGCAAAGACGATTGTCAAACTTGCAAAAATGAACGCTTTAATGTGTTACAAAGTAAAGGAAGTCTTTGGACAGCTACCTGAGCCGATTAAGCCCAACACTGCTAGGAAATTAGCGGAAATTGAACTAGATAGAAGTTCTAGCAAATCCAACAAGGAACAGACTCACGAAATTATTAGCGCTCGCGAACCCAAATTCATTTGGGAGAAGACCTATGCTGGTAATCCGAAGCCGGAATCTTACGATCGTTCGGATGCGATAGTCATCGCCCGTGCTGGTGAAAAGCTGCTTGCAAAATGATTCTCGTTGTGGTAGAGTATATCTACCATCTGACGAGGGTTTATGCAGAACACAGAAAAAATCAAGGTCTTGGAATCAATTCTGGGCGACTGCAAAAAGTCAGGTTCGGAATATCTTTTTAATTGCCCCAAGTGCAACCATCACAAACCAAAATTTTCAGTCAATATCGACAAAAATTGCTGGAAGTGCTGGGTTTGTAATTACAGCGGATTTAAACTATATAGGCTGGTGAGGAGATATGGTAATCAACAGCACCGTGAGCGGTGGGCTGAGGCAGATGAGCTTTTGGATGTTTCTTCTTTCGAAGTTTCTTTCGCAGATTTGCTTAGCAAGCCCGACGACCCATCACCTAAAATAAATCTCCCAGATGAATTTAAAACCTTGGCTACAAATAATGTGACAATTGACAGTTTGCCTGCTCGAAACTATCTTAAATCTAGAGGATTAACTAAGAGCGACATACTTAAATGGAAGATTGGCTACTGTAGTTCAGGAGATTATGAAAACAGGGTAATTTTCCCTTCGTTTAATGTTAACGGGGATGTCAATTATTTTGTGGGGCGAAGTTACGATAAAAACTCATGGCAAGCATATAAAAATCCAAAAATCAGCAAAGATATTGTCTTCAATCACTTGTTTATAGATTGGACCTCTGATGTCATATTGGTTGAAGGTGTTTTTGATGCTATTGTCGCCGGCAACGCTGTACCTCTTTTGGGCTCTTCGCTAGAGTCGGACTCTAAGCTTTTCAGGACGATCGTAGAGCACGATTCTCCTGTGTATATAGCACTTGATTATGACGCTGAAAAAAAAGCAAGTAAGATGATACAGACCATGTTGTCTTATGATATAGAACTATTTAAGATAGACACGTCTGGATATGACGACGTTGGCAGTATGAGTAAAGATGTGTTCGGCAGGAGAAAAACTTCTGCCAAAAAAATAGACGTAAATAATTTCTTGGAATTGAAACTAACTGGTTATCTGGCTTGAGGAAAATAATGCATGAAAATAATTTACAACTACAAAATTTTAAAAAAGTACAATCTCGCCGGCTGCTATTATTGCGGCGAGATTATGTCAACAGAGGGCATGGTCAGGACTGAAGAATACGGTGATGATAGTGTCGACTGCCCCTGTTGTGATCAACAGGCCTTAATCCCGCTTACAAGCGAAGATATTAATATGAACAAGCTCAACTTGATGATGTTGTTGGGTATTTTGGAATCTGTAGAAAAAATGATTGAAATCGGAGAATAAATGAAAATCGCCCACATAGCTGATGTACATATCCGAAACTTAAAATATCATGATGTATATACTCAAGTGTTTGAGGATTTGTATGCATCTTTGCTTGAACAAAAGCCAGACGCGATTGTTGTGTGTGGAGATATTGCTCACACGAAGACACAAATTTCGCCTGAATATGTTCGAATGGCTTCGGATTTCTTTCGCCGCTTGTCTGAAATCTCGCCGACTCTTGTTATACCGGGCAATCATGATGGTAATTTGAAGAATGTGAAAAGACTAGATGCCATTACGCCGGTCTATGAAAACATCAAAGAGGCATGTCCGAATCTCTATTACATGAAAGAAGCAGGCGTTTTCGAGTTTAAAGGCGATGCTGATATCGTCCCGGCATTTTACCACCTTTCTGTGTTTTCGCCCGAAGAAGAATGGCCTTCGTTAGAAGAAGGTCCGAAAGCTGATGTAAACATCGCTCTTTACCATGGCCTGATTCGAGGCGTCAAAACCGATACTGGTTATGTTGTAACGCACGGCGATGTCGACATTACCGCTTTCGCCGGTTTTGATTTTGTCATGTTGGGAGATGTGCACCGAACAAATCAATTGCTCGATGATGAGGGGAAAGTAAGATATCCCGGCTCCTTGATCCAGCAGAATTTCGGCGAGACGAATGATAAAGGCTATTTGCTTTGGGATATTTCCGGCCCCGAAGAGTTCACATGCGAGCATATCAAATTAAAGAACCCCAAGCCGTTTATAACTATCGAACTTTCGTCTGATAGTATTCCATCTAATTTGGAAATCCCTTCCGGCTCTCGCGTGCGAGTCTCTGCTGATGGTCGCGTGCCACTCGACAAGGTGAAGAAAATAGTTGATTTCATTAAGATCAATTATGATGTCGAGTCTGTAAGTTATAGAAATAACAATTTTGCAAAGAATTCAGTCGAAACAATTAACGATGAACTCTCTAATAAAAATTTGCGCGACCTTGGCGTACAGGCAGAATTAATCAGAGATTATCTTAAAGACTTTTCGCTTGATGAAGAGACGGTTTCGAGAGTTCTAGACATCAATAGGGTGGTCGATAGTAAAATAGAAAATGATGATGTTTATAGAAATATAAATTGGTCTATTAAGAGTGTTAAATTCGACAATTTATTCAATTACTCAGAGGGCAACAGCATTGAGTTTGACAAAATGGGAGGAATCGTCGGAATTTTCGGGCCAAATCGATCTGGAAAATCCAGCATTATTGATGCCATTTTGTTTGCACTGTTCAATACGACCTCCAAGCCTGTTCGTCGAAGCGTCAATTTCATCAATCAGAATAAAGAAGAAGCTTTTTCTGAAGTATTGATTGAAATGAGTAATAATTTATACAAAATCAAAAGAACTTTGACCAAAAAGCAGCGCAAAAATGGAGAGTTTCATGCGTCAACAGATGCTGATTTTTCCGTAAAAACTGACGAAGGGTGGAAATCGCTGAACGGCAATACGCGATGGGCTACCGATGCGAATATACGTCAACATTTTGGCGCTGTCGAAGATTTTTTGATGACATCAATGACCTCTCAGTTTGGCTCGCTGATGTTTATTGAGCAGAAATCGACCGAACGCCGCAAGATTCTTGCTAAATTCCTAGATCTGGAAATCTTCGAGGAGAAGCATCAGATAGCGAACGAAGAATTGAAAGATATTCGAGGGGCTATCCGACTTCTTGAGAAAGAAGACCATGCACAATCTCGGAAAGATGCCGAGGATGAGCTAAAATTAGCCCGTGAACAACATTCAAATAATAAAAAATTGTGTCAAAAGATAAAAAAGGATATTGAATTAGCAAAGATTGAAAGGGATTCTATTTCGGAATCCTTGTCTAGTCTAAAAGCGGACACTGTTGATATTGATTCTGTAGAAAGAGAACTTAGCGATGTCTCTGAGTATTTGAACGACAATGTTCCAATGATAGAAAGGAAAAAGGAAAATATCGAAGACGTCCGCTCCACTCTGCTCAATTATTTGAGCTGTTCTGTCGACAAAGTCGAGGATGCGGTTAAGACTCTGGCACAAGAAAATGAACACCTCTCCAGTCTTATCAAGACAAGGTCGAAAAATATCGAGGAATTTAACAGACACAAGGAGTTTATCGAGAACGCTCCCTGCAACTCGGAATATACTGACTGTACGCTTGTCAGAGATGCTAGATCTTTTTTCGAAAACCTTCAATCTAAAGAAAAATGGGAATTAGAACTAACTCAGTCTCAACAGAGAAAACAAGAAATTTCGAAAATTTTGAATTTAGAGCGGGCCTTGACCAAAAGTGAGCTGGAAGTTTCTAAAATCGAAACTAAGATTTCAGAAAAAAAAGCTCAGCAGAAAGAACTGAAGGACTTGAGTGATTACTATTATGGTAATGTTGATACGATTAAGAACAAGAAGGAGTATGAATCTAAACTAAAAGAAATTAAGTCGAAGATAAGCAAGCTCGAATCTTCATTGAGTAATTGCGAATCTGATACAGAAGAGTTGATTCGGAAAATTGGCTATTTGGAGCAGAAGATAGAGAATATTGATTCGAACATTCTTCGTTTGCAGAATTTAAGAAAAGAATATCAAGCATATGATTTTTACAAAAGTTGCGTACATAATAGCGGAATTCCTTTTGAGATTATCAAGATGCGGCTCCCCGTTCTCAACGAAGAAATGTCTAAAATTTTGACGAATATCGTGAAATTTGATGTCATGTTCGAAAACAATGATGATAAACTCGACATTAATATAAAATATCCTAAATATGAGCCGAGAGAGATTGAGATGGGCAGCGGCGCGGAGAAGATGATTTCTGCTATGGCTATCAGACTAGCTCTCTTGAGCATCTCTTCGCTTCCAAAGGGAGATATTTTTGTTTTGGATGAACCCGCAACAGAGCTAGACGAAGATAGTATGGAAGGTTTTACTAGAATTCTAGATTCTGTCAAAGACTACTTTAAAAATGTAATTTTGATTTCGCACATTGACGCTCTGAAAGATGTTGTGGACCAACAGGTGATTATTGAACATCGACATGGATATGCTCATGTTGAAGTTTAGTGGATGAAATCATCACAGTCCTGTAGTTATATAAACTAACAAAAGGAGGAAGTATGTGATGATTACGCTGAAGCAATTTGTCGATGAACGAGAAGAAGTAATCTTTTTTCTGTTGTTTATCGTGGGTACAACGGCCCTGTTTACTGAGTATACGAATGATGTGACCTATTTTAGTTCAATGGGTGCTTTGTACGGCCTTCTTTTAGGCAAAAAAGGGGCAGATAATTGGATGTTGACTAGAAATGGCGGGAGTCATAAAGATGAGTAAAGTCGTAGAGTATCTGAAAATGTATTCTGGTTGGGTTCTTTTGATAGTTCTGGTCGTTGTTTTATTTTTTGTTTTAGGCACTGGAGTAACAGATCAAGATCTTGTAAAAAAGACTAAAAAATATGTGGACAGGAAGAAAAAAACAATTGATGCGATAAATGAATTGGGAAATACTAAGACAAAAAGAGATCGCGAGATTGTTGATCGATATTCAGATATTTTCTTAAAAATTGACCAAGATTATAAAAAGAAACGAGACAATCTCGACGAAAAAGAGCGTCGTGAACTGGAGTTTTTGGTTAAAAAGACGCAAAAATCGCCTTCGATAGTTGCTCAAAGAATGGCTAGAAAATACGGATGGGAATATGTCGAATGATGTGTTATGGACGGAACTTGTGAGAGTTCCTGAAGATTTTTTAGATTACGAGATATCGCTTTTACATGATATGTTGTGCGCAATACGCTCGGTAGAAGCATACCATACAGATTTATATTTAGATGATTTCGCGGTTACTTACAAAGGCCCGCTCCCTGTAAGCGAATTATCAAATTATGATGACGGTATTGATAAATGGTTGGTGCTAAATTCCGACTCATCATTCGAAGACATAACAGCGTTTAGAGGCTATCAGTGGCTCGTAAAGGCCAGCAAGTGGATCGAAACAGGTATCCCGCCCGTTGTTGCTATAACGGTTCGAGAAATCGACCAAATCGGCGACGGTCGAGGCCGTATCAACATGGCGAACGTATATTCGTTTAATGTACCTCTTTATCACATCATTCACAAGGATAATCTATGAAGCATTTTTTATTAATTCTCGTCTTGATTTTCGCACCGCTCTCGGCAACTGCTCAAACTATCACAAGCATTACCGAAGGAGACGAGGCTCCTTTTTCTGGGATCTTGTTAGACGCTAGAGCTTTTGCAGAATTGCAAACAAAAGCCGAGATGTCTGAAGAAAGAATTAGCTTGGAGGTAGAAACTAAGCTGGAGTTGCGAACTACAGAACTCAATATGGAGATAGAATTGTTGAAAAGTGATCTTCAGCATGAAAGAGAGCTTCGTCAAATTGAGAAAACGCAAAATAATATAGATGTTCAGTATTGGAAGAGCCTCTATACTGATGAATCAAACACGTCTTTCTTCGAAAGAAATAAAGTAGAAATTGGTTTTTTGTCTGGCGTTCTTGTGACGGTTCTCGTGTTTATAACAGTTGACAGTCTTGATGATAAAATTATTGAACAACAATAGAAGGTTAAACATATGAAATGGTCTAAGTTTAGAGGTTGGTGGTTGCCTGCGGCATTCTTTCTGATTCTTCTAATTTTCGCTGCCGTGATTTTTAATCACTGGACAGTCTATACTCTTGCGGCATTAACGGTACTTATTAGCTCAATAGCTTGGCACAATACAGCACCAAGCTATGTTATTAAGCCATATGGCGTTAGATTTATTTTTATTTCTGAGGAGGAGATACCCGATAAGAGTACTTTAGAGTATTTTATCTGGAAAGAGGTGTTAGCAAAGTTTGCACAAGCGGGCGTTCTTTTGTCTGACGATGTTCTCAAGGGCGTCGATATTTATGTTCACAAAACAGGACCCACAGAAAAAGGGATTTATGGCCGTACGTGGCCGAATGCTAGATATTCCGAAATTTTTCCAAGAGAAGAATATGGATTATTAGATACTGGCGTGCTTGCTTATGAATTAAGTTTGCATATTTGCCATGCTCTTTTTCCAAATCGACTTGAAAGAGACGATATTGAATGGATGAGGGCAAGGGGTATAATATAATGAGAGCTTTAGTTTTGTCGGGCGGTGGTGCATACGGCTCATTTCAAGCAGGTGTAATCAAAGAACTTATGAAAAAAAATAAGTATGATTTGATTTGCGGTGTTTCAGTGGGGGCTCTCAATGGCTCGTTCGTATCACAATACAGTAATCAAGTCGAAGCCGGCCTGCGTTTAAAAAAAATGTGGTTGAGCATCGACAATAGATCAGTTTATAAAAAGTGGTTTTTTTGGCCCTTGTCAGTTTTGTGGAAGTCTTCTATTTATGACTCCACTCCCCTTAAGAAACTAATAAAAGAAAACATCAGCCCTGCTTTAATTAAAGACGTCGTTTGTTCGGTTGGTGTCGTTGATCACCAAACAGGGAAGTATAGCACGATTGTGCTGAACGACATGGAGAACGAGAAAGTTCATGGGTTTATCCAAGCCTCCTCAGCATTTCCGGCTTTTCTTAACCCTTTTAAATATAAAGGAAAAACATATTATGATGGTGGCCTAAGAAACATTACGCCGCTGACTGATGCCATTAATTTAGGGGGGGAAAAAATAGATGTGGTCATGTGTCAGCCGAAGGGTATAAGTCGCATGACTGATAGGGATCCTAAAGTATTTGGAATTGCTAAAAGAGTTATTGATATTTTGATGTCTGAAATTATTGAAAATGATATTGAGATTGCAAAACTTCACAACCGATTGTTGCGGAATAGTTGTGGAGATGATGATAAGAGATTGATTGATATAAACGTTTACCGGCCTCTGGATGACTTGCCAATTAAATCAAGTTTGGATTTTGATCCTAAGAAAATAAAGCAGTCTTTGGCCATCGGCGAGGCTGTGGCAAAGTACGGACTAACATCATGAAAGATTGGAATGAGATTGCAAAATATGAAAAACATTTTAGAGAAAAACATGGAGATGATTTTTTAGAATCTCCTCATCAAAACTGGGCACCGGAAGATGAAAGATCTTATCGGGAAGAAGCCGCTCAACTCCGCGAAAAGTTGAAAGAGCGACAGAAACAGCGAGCCCAACGAAAAAAAGAAGGATATACTGTAACAAAAAAACTACTTAATAATGAAATTTCAAAGAACTGTCCTGTTTGTTTAAAATATCTTTTTGAACCTCAAGACGATGCATATTTGATCAAGTATAGTTGTTGCAAAACTTGTTTTGTTAAATATGTTGAAGATAGAGAGGAGAGATGGGAATCGGGATGGCGACCAGATCTGGGAGAAGAAACGAATGACAATCACTGATATAGTTGCCGCAATTCATCAAGCTGCCACTGATGCTATGGACCATCCTTATAATGGAAAAGAGGCTGGTCTCGAACGCGACGAAGGCAATAAGATTACAGATTCTAGAGTCATCGATGGCTTTAAGGTGTCTGTGACTGGGAATATTCTCACAATTGCATACAACAGACAGGTTCCTCTTAAAAAAGCGAAAGAGGAAAAATATGAACAGGAACTCGAAAACATGCTCGCCCAACTTGCTTCTTTCATTAAGAAAGAGTTTAAAAACAAGACGGGGAAGTCTCTTACGTTGAAAGACGCCGGCGACATGGAAGCTATTTTTCAAAACCTTTCGAACAAGCGGTCTATGGTATTGGCCAAGAAGGCCTATGAGATTGGCAATATTAAGCTCGAAAATGATGATATCAAGTCAGAGAGAGAGAAGATCGTCGACGACATTGAGTTGATGGAGTCTAATAGTCACGTTGTAAAATTTAGAAACTTTATTAAGAATGATCATGAATAAAGAAAAAATTAGAGAGTTGATCAGAGAGGGCTTGTCAAGAATCCAAGAGAATCGAGTATCTGCGATTTCTGCTCAAGAGGCGGAAGAACTTCTTCGAGTTTATTTTAGAAAACACGACGGGATTCCTGTTGATATAACAAAACTTAGCGTGCTTTTTCCGATTATGGAAAAAATCGGTCTAGATGATATTGTTGAAGTTTATATTGAAAAAAGTAAAGAGGGCGATATCATGGGCGCAAAGGCAGCCATGAATCCTGTCAAGCAGGCATTGAAAAATATACTAAATAACCCGATGGGCGATCCGAACACGTCCAAGGATGACGTGGAGATAAATAGCTAATGAGCACCGCAGCAACAGCCAGTCTTGAACAACTGGCCGGTTATAAAGCTGGTCGTTATCTTCTATGGCTTACGCAAAGCGAATCTGGGACAGTTGCTAACACCGTCCCGACAGCCGGCAGCGGGACATCGGTCGCAGATTCGCAGCTTTCTAAGATTTGTGTTGATTTTAATTTAAATGCAACTGGAACATTCAATATTTACTATCGCTATACGGGCCGAGATGAGTTTAGTCGAGTTGACCAAAGTGAACGAACGAATATAAATTACAACTGGACACAGCAAGTTGATACATCGGGCGTTGAAGAGATCTTTATAAACATGTCTTCTTTCGCGACCGGCTCGGGTGGTGGTTCATACGATATCTATATTGCAAAGGCAACAGCAACCGGAAGTGTATAACGACCGTTCTGCGGTATGTTGACGAATGGCTTGAGAAAATATGGCTCTTGTAAGAGAATTAATAAGACCAGCTTCTTCATCTAGATTTATCGAATTTGATACAGTTTATGATGCATTAGAAGCTTCGTTGCTAGCAGGTGATACAATTCGCATTTCTTGGACTGGAGATGCGTTTGTAGACGACGGTGAGATTGTATCTAGATGGGATGGTGCTGAGTTCCACCCACCTATTTTATCACAAACAGAAGTGCCGGCCGGCATTATGGGAGAGGGTGCATGGACAGTGGTAAACGGCAGCGCTAGCGATTTGACTTTTGATTCGGATGGCAGACCTGTTTTGGCCACAAGCGCCGCTGCGTTTTCCGACACTCGCTCCGGTGGCGGTCCTATCGTTCAGCTCGATACTCGCTTAAGTTTAAACTCCGGCCAGTTCACACATTTTATAACTCAAGTAAATACTAGCTTTAGTTCATCGATTAACGAAAACAGAATTAACGTTTATCTTACTGATCTTTCAACGGGCGATTTTGTTTATGGTATGATGAAGTATTTTTCATCATGGGTTGTGGTTTGCGGTACATTGGTAGGAGCATCACTTAATGAATCATTTACGACGACTTCATCCTATTCTAACAATTGGGATGGTCGATATATAATTATAATAGGAGGTATGCCCGATGAGGCAGATGAAGTTAGAGCGAGATTTGCAGGAATTTCACCAGACCCTTCGCCACCTAGTCGTAGTAGGAGCGTCTCATCTTTCAACAACACTCTACTAACGCCTGAATGGAGGGTGACTCATAATAATTCGTCTGCCAATGGAACCTTGACCATAAGATCGGTTTACTTTAACCAAATACCTGTGCCATAAAAATGGATCAAAAAGAAGTCGAGGCGCTTGGCGCGTCACTTGTGCGTAGATTTGAATAACAGTTTGGGATAGAACAGCAGCACCGCAAATAAAATAGTATAAAGCAACTCAACTCCGCTAATTATGATGGAACAAATCTAATTAGCGGAGTTTTTTTATGCCTTCGAGAAGTAAGATAAAAAAAGAGATTGACAAATGCGCCCGCAATCCTCTCTATTTTATCAACAACTATTGTAGAATAGAACATCCAATTAAGGGCCTTATTCCTTTTAGCACATTCGCATTTCAAGATGGTGTCGTAAAGAGCTTTGTCGCAAACAGATTCAATGTTGTTCTTAAAGCAAGACAGCTTGGCATTTCGACCCTGACATCCGCTTATGTCTGTTGGATGATGCTTTTTCGTCGAAATCGCAAAATTTTGGTTGTTGCAACAAAACAAGGAACAGCGGCCAACCTTGTATTGAAAGTCAAGAAGATTTATCAACACCTCCCCAGTTTTTTTAAAGCTCTTTCTGGAGTTGAGAAAAACAACGAAAGTCATTTTGAGTTAAAAAACGGCTCGTGGATCAAAGCAGAATCAACAAGTTCCACCGCTGGTCGTTCAGAAGCTCTTTCGATGCTTATTATTGACGAGGCTGCTCACGTTGAAAAACTCGGAGGTCCTAATGGTCTATGGACGGGTCTGAAGCCGACTCTGTCGACCGGTGGTCGTTGTATTGCTATTTCGACGCCCAATGGTGTCGGCAATTGGTTTCATGAAATTTGCATGGGCGCTGAATCTGGTACGAACAATTTCAAACTAACTCGCTTAAATTGGGATGTCCATCCTGAACGAGATCAAGAATGGTTTGATGAAGAGACAAAGGATATGGAACGCCGGGCTATTGCCCAAGAGCTTCTGTGTTCCTTCAATGCTTCGGGCGATACTCTTATTGACCCCGATGACCTCGACCGTATCGAAAAAATTCTCCAAGCAAAAGATCCGGACCCTTCGCGCGCTGGCCGCTTGATTAAGGAGCCTACATGGCGCTCGTTTATGGATCGAAATTATTGGATTTGGAGACAACAAATTGATGGTCACACCTATGTTATAACAGCCGACGTTGCTCGCGGCGATGGCAGGGACTACTCAACAGCACAAGTTATTGATGCAACTACAAATGAACAGGTCGCGGAATACCAAGGAAAACTAAGTTACGATATGTTTGCGAATCTTCTCTACTCTATCGGCGAAGATTATGGTTTTCCTATGATGGTAATTGAGAATAACACAATCGGATTGACTGTAATCAACGAGTTGCAGAATATGAATTATCCGAATATTTATTATGCTGATTCTAAAGGCGAATATATTTCTAGTATTGACGCGGAGTTCAATTCTTCTGCCAAGCCCGGCTTCAATAACTCTTCAAGGACGAGACCTTTGATTGTTGCAAAGCTGGAAGAGTATATTCGAAATAAAAAAATTAACATAAGATCATATAGGCTGTATAATGAATTGACTACTTTTATCTGGAACGGCTCGAAGGTCGAGGCAATTACGGGCAAAAATGATGATCTTGTAATCGCCTTCGCTATCGCCTGTTGGATTAGAGATACAGCCTTGAAAGAAAAAGTAAGAGAAAATCAATATACAGAACAAATGCTCTCTTCTATATACAAACAGTCAAAAGTTTGGGATGCCTCCGTTCAAACTTCGAAAGATTTCTCGACAGGGCCTTATCTCAACAGAGAAAAGAAATCTTTAATGCAAAAAAGAGAAGAGTATCTAAAATATTCCGCGCTTCTTAAAGGATAATTGAATGGCAGATAAGAACAGAAATCCAAAAAATGAAAACACAACTCTATTTAAGAAATTAACTAGAGTGTTTTCTGGTCCTCTGACAACCAGAAGAAGGCAAAACTACCGCAAGCTCCGACGCTCACATCTCAACAATTACAGCTCTCGGTTTAAATCGGTTACGGGTCAAACATTTCAAAAGACCTCCTTTAATCCATTTGAACAGATTCAACATCAACGAATCCAAAATCAAAATAGGGCTGAAAGGTATCGAGAATTCGACCAGATGGAGTACGAGCCTCTCATCGCAGCCGCGCTGGATAGCTATGCTGATGAGATGACTACGTCCACAGCCATACGGCCTGTTTTGAATATCTCTTCAAAAAATGAAGAGATTCGAGTTATCCTTGAGTCATTTTTCTATGACACAATTGGTATCGAAGAAAATCTGCATGGTTGGGCTCGTACTATGTGTAAGTATGGCGACTTTATGGCCTATGCGGACATCGATCCTTCTGACGGCGTAACGTCCGTTTATGGTTTGCCTATGGAGCAGATTGAAAGACTAGAAGGAGAAGATCAGACAAACCCGAACTATGTTCAATACCAATGGAACTCGGCAGGCCAAACATACGAAGCTTGGCAGATTCTACATTTTAGAATCAATGCAAACGACAAATACGCACCATATGGCACATCTGTTTTAGAACCTGCTCGCCGAGCTTGGAGGCAATTAACGCTGCTGGAAGATACGGTGATGGCATACCGCATTGTCAGATCTCCAGAGCGCCGAGTCTTTTATATCGACGTTGGTAATGTTGATCCACAGAACGTTGAACAGTTCATGCAAAAGATTATCACAAACATGAAACGGCACCAAATTGTTGATGAAGATACCGGTCGAGTTGATTTAAGATACAATCCTTTCTCTGTCGATGAAGACTATTTCATTCCAATTAGAGGAAACACCAATACGAAAGTTGAAACGCTGCCCGGTGGTACATATACCGGCGATATTGATGATATTCAATATTTTAAAGATAAGCTCGTTACGTCTCTTAAAATCCCTCAAGCATATCTTTCAAGGGGACAAGACGGCTCAGACGCAGATTCAACTCTAGCACAAAAAGACATTCGTTTTGCTCGCACAATTATGCGTTTGCAACAATCTCTTGTTTCAGAATTGACAAAATTAGCCCAAATCCATCTTTTTGTTTTGGGTTATCCCAAAGAAGACATAGCTAATTTCGAGCTTAGTTTGAATAACCCCTCTAAGATTGCGGATTTGCAGGAACTTGAGACTTGGCGGACTAAAATTGATGCCGCAAATTCGATTTCAGAGCAGTTTTTCTCTAAGCGATGGGTTTATGATAAAATTTTCGGCCTTTCCGAAGAAGAGATTATCAGAATTCAGCGCGAAAAAATACAGGACGCCAAGTTTGATGCCATGTTAGATCAGATTGCAGCGGGCGATATTGGAGACACAGGTGGCCTTGGCGGTCTGGACGATAGTATCGGAGATTTGGATGACAGCATTGAAGATTTAGATGCAGATCTTGAAGCCGATACGGATTTAGGCGATGAAGCCGGCGACGAAGGTGATTTCGAGGAGGGTGATTTGCTCGCCACGCCGAGCGGGAAGCGCGATGAGTACACAACCCCTCGTTCTAAAGGAAAGAAATATCGGCCGGTTACAACAGACAAAAGAAATATGGGGGCTCGCAAGAGGCATATGAATTCAAAATACAAAAAAGAAAAAGGAACTTCTACCCGCCGAAATGTTTTCCCGAATATGGGCTTTAATTCTCTAAGTTCTGGCATAATCAATGAAAACGAAGACAGGATTCTGTCGGATATCTTTGGCTATGAAGAACGAGCAGAAGAAAAAGACGAAAGAAGAAAGATTTTAAACGAAAAGTCCAAACTGATGATTGAATCGCTTAAGTTACATTTAGACAAGGAGAGTGTTGGAGATGAATAATCACAATAAGAAGAGAAATACCGCTTTTCTTTTTCAAGTTCTGACGAAAGAGATCGCCAAAAGATCTTATGAAAACAAAGACAGGCAGAAAGTAGTTAAGGTGCTCAAGGAGTATTTTAAAAAAGGAACAGAGTTACAGAAAGATCTTAAATGCTACATGGATATCTTGGATACACACGGAGTTTCGTCTCGCCAAGCTGATAAAGTCCTAGAAGAAGTTAGGCGATACAGGTCCGCTCGCGTTGATGAAAAGAAATTATTTAACGAACAAACCAAACTCTTGTCTGAGATGCATAACAACATCTCCAGCGAAATTTTCGATCATTTCGTCCCAAGTTTTAGAGAGATGGCAAGTGTTTATCAAATTTTCAACAATAAAAGTGCTGAAGGTCGCGATAAAGTAGTTCTGGAGGAGAGTGTTGTTGCATTTATGACTCGGCCGAGGAAGAAGCTGAATGAAGCCAAAGTCGAAACACTCGACGAGATCGAATATAATGCTTACATTCAAAGATTTAATGAATTTTATGGACAGTCATTGTACGAAGAACAGAAAGCCCTATTGGAAAATTACATTTTTTCTGACATTGACGCTGGTGCGAGCTTGAAAGTCTTTTTAAATGATGAATTAAAAAGATTGAAGAAGAGAGTTGTCGAATCTCTAGATATGAAAGAAGTAACTGAGGACGATAACATGGTCGAAAAGACTGAAGAAGTGCTCGATTTTCTTGAGGAGATGAAAACTAGAGAGCTAGATGTTGAAATGCTGCAAAATATTTTAAAAATTCAAAATCTTGTGAGGGAATACGATAATGGAGATTAAGATTGACATAAAGAAAGATGAGAATCTTAAAGATGCCCCCTCTCCGATTTTAAAACAAATCAGTACCTCTTTGTCTATTCGTCGAACGCTTTCGGGCGATTATCAAATTTTAGACCATGGGGATATGGATATTGTTGTTAAGCCATCCGAAGCAAAGATTGTTACGTTTGCAAAGTCAGATCCTGATGGAGAGTTTGCAGTCATCGATGCGGATTTAACATACGAAGCGCAAAAAAGATTATTTAATTTTCTTACAAAAAAGGGTATTATTGAATTCGATTCAGTTGAAGGTGGTGCATATTACACATCAATGGAAGCAAAATTTATGCAACCTAAAGAAGATGGTTTAAATCCTCTTCATGCGGTCTTGTTTGTCATCAGCAAATTTATCGAAAAAGAAAAGCCGTACTACATGTTCCGAAAAGCTCACGAAGAACAAATGATGGATTATTACTTTGAGCCTGATGATGAAATGTCAACAGATTTAGGCGATGTCGAGCAAGCTGTTAAGAAAGGCTCTATAGACACCGGTTATTTTCCAACTGGAGCAAACTATCGTGTTTATGAAAGTGTTGACCGAGGCGATGAATAATGGCTATCCTAGACAGCTCTTCATTAAATCAAAAATTAGAAGAATTAAACTCTTTACGACAGTCAAAGCCTGAAGAGCGCTGGAGAATTGCGGCATACAATCGCTTGCAGGACTTAACAGATATTACATTCAACATTTCTGGCTCGTCTGTCGACATCATTTATGTAAATTCGCCTGAAAACCTCCCAGATCCTGTTAATAATCGTATTAAGCTCCAGTCAGATAAAATTTATGAATTTACTGACATTGTTGATATTGGCAACAATTATCTTGAAACAAGCTTAAACAATGTTATCTTTGGAGTTTCTGCTAATATATCAGGTTTAAGGAACAGTTATGCTGGACCTCTTATTTCTGGATCGGAAGAATTGTCAATCATTGGCATGGAGCTTTATAATTCAAATCCGGCAGGACAAATTTTGAAGATGGATGGGGCGGATTCCTCTTCACCACGCCGCTCCTTGACATTCAATGACGTCACATGGTTTATGTCAAATCTTGGCACAGTGGCGAATTACAATAATGTTTTGTATATGAGCAATGCCTTCATTAATGTTCAGTCTGGAATGGAATACACAGGAGATTTTGATGCGCACGTGTATGACACTTGCATTGTCACCTCTGCGTCTTCGGGTTCGCTTGTTTTCGATTATGATCTCAATACAACAATAAGGAACCGCGTTCGTTCGGTATTTAGTTCATTTACTGCAACAACAGGGTCAGTTATTTATAATTTTGATGACTCAATGACTATTGATGATGAACGTGTTCAATTTATTGGGTGCTTTTTCACTTCTTCCGGAGGGTCTTTTGTTTCGGGCGCAGCTCCCGGTTCCGAAAGAAGTTTGTATCAAAACAATATTGGCGTTCGAGATACATCACCAAGATCTTGGTATTATATGCTAAACAACGCCACCGAGACTGTTATTGCTGTGACTAATACGTGGGTTAAAGTGGCAGGAACAACCACTTCAGAACAATCTGAAAAATTTACAAACACGAATAATCGAGCGACTTATATTTCAAAACAGAGAAGATTTTTTCAGGTTGGGGTGCACCTGTCTGCTTTTGGCGGTAATGGCGACGATCTTGAGTTCGCTTTGGCAAAAAATGGAACAGTCATTTCGCCCACAATTGCTTCGATTGTAGGTGAAGGTGCTGGAAACAACATCTCTGTTGGCGTCGATGCTCTCGTTGATTTATCAGAAAATGATTATATTGAATTGTATGCAAGAAATACATCAGATACGACAAATCTCACTGTAACTTCTTTAAATCTGATTGCAGTGGAAATTTCTTAAAATGAAAATAGTTTTATTTATCTTAATATGTTGGGGTCTCACACAGATATTGGTTTATGGTCGGATTTTTGAGTCAATCCGACCAAAACATCACTTTTTTCACTGTCCGATGTGTGTTGGATTTTGGGTAGGATTAATAGTTTTTCTACTTGGCAGCTTTTCATCACTATTTAGTTATGAGTTTAATATAATTGATGCAATTTTTTCGGGATGGCTAAGTTCCGGAACATCGTATGCATTATGCACTATTTTTGGAGACGAGGGAATAAGATATGAATCAGTTCATAGAGACAAATAAGAAGTGGATGCTTCAACCTGTTCGTAGATGCTGCAAGGGTTCTTAGCTATGTCAAAATTAGTAGAAGGAATTAGAGGGTTTCTGCCTTTTCAATCAAGACCTGATCTTTTAACTGAAGAAGATCAAAGAATGATCGATCAGGGCGAGTTTATTCTTGCTGGCGTTCTTCAACGTGCCGATGCAAGGAATGGTAATGGTCGTATTTATCCTTATTCGGTTCTCAGGCGAGAAGTCGAAAACTATAAAAAGCTCGTCAAGGAAAAGCGAGCCCTCGGAGAATTGGACCACCCTGAATCAAGCGTGGTTAACCTCAAAAATGCATCGCATCTTGTCACCGAAATTTGGTGGGAAGGTAAGGATGTGATGGGCAAAGTTAAGATTTTAAACACTTCTTCTGGCAAAGAACTAAAAGAGCTTATCAATGAAGGTGTGGTTTTAGGCATTTCTTCGAGAGGGTTGGGCTCAACGCAGCAGCGCGGTAGCGATATCATTGTCGAAGACGACTTTCAGCTAATTTGTTTTGACTTTGTATCTGAACCATCTACAGAAGGAGCATTTATGCTTCGAGAGGGTGTTGAGAGAGGAAGTAACCTATTCGATAAATCATACAGAATCAATCGGGCATTGAACGACATTATTTCAAGCCGTAGGAAATAAAATGAAAAAAAGTGAATTAAAGGAAAAGCTGAGACCAATTGTCGAAGAACTTATGAGAGAGTCTTTTGTTAAGTTTATTCGAGAAGGTCTTATTGAAGATACAGTAAAAGACATGGTTTTGGAGGGCGGCGTTTTAAAGAGCATTGTGGCTGAAGTCGCTCAAGGCATGCAGGCCGCACCGATCATGGAGCGACGCGATTATAGTTCGAATATGGGCGTCGGCTCACGCACTTCGCAACAAGTACAGCATCAACAGCAAAAACAATTTCCCTCCTCGCCTCAAAACAACGTACTGTCTGAACTGGAAAGGGAAAAAGAAGAGTTTAAAAAAAACTTTAGATTAGACCACACACAGAATCAATTTATTCCCGAGGAAGGCAACCCTAAAACATTTCAACAAGAGGGAGCGTTAGCTCGATTGAAAAACAATCCTATGTTTGAAGGCACAGCTCCTCTTCGAGATGCGGGAACGCCGGCAATCAACAATCAATACAGTCATAAGCCTCACGGCCAACGCCTTCGAGGATCTGGTGAAAATGCCACAATCGATGTTTTGGGCGATGTCTCTCCAGATGATCCCGGCGTAGATATTAGAAAATTTTTGAGTAATCGTACAGAGACTTCGTGGATTGCTCATGCTGAAAATATTTCAAAGAAAAATTAAGCAAAATAATAAACACTAAAGGTGACAAAATGAGTCGAAGAAGAAGTCGTAAAAGAAGAAAAGCCGCAGATTGTCTAGAGGTCTATTTGGATGAAGTAAATGGAGATTTGGAACGAGCAATTTCCAAGTTATCTAAAATGGTTGAAGAGGAAGGCATTCTTGATCTGCATTTAGAACAAAAAAGGTATGAAAAACCTTCTGACCGCAAACGAAGAAAGCGTGCTCAAGCCCGTTATCGCAGACAAAAAGAAAAATAATTTTGTTTCTTGCAAAAAACTATAACTATTTAAACCTGTAAACGTATTACATTCAAGTGGAGTTTTTTATATGTCTGATATGTCGCCAAACTCTAGTCTTTTAGAGCAAGCTGTTTTAGATGCTAAAAGATTAAAAGAAGCTGCGCTTCAACAAGCACAGAATAAAATCATTGAAGAGCATGCCGGTGCTGTCCAAGATCTATACAAAGAATTTTTGTCAGAAGCCCCTGAAGATGAATTAGATTTGGGCATGGATGATGAAATGGCCGGCATGGATGACCTTGGCGGTTTTGGAGATGACCTTGAATTCGAAGACGATATTGAATTTGTAGACGACAAAGATACTGTTGATATCGATGACCAAGTTCCCTATTCATTTGCTGATGGTGAAGAGTTGTGTGCTTGCCCCGATGAAGATGAAGAAATCGAAATCGATTTTGATGAGTTGATCTCTCGTCCTGAAGATATGGAATCACACGAAGCCGGCGCAGAAGATATGATGGGCGGCATGGGCGATATGGATTTAGGCATGGATGATGAAGTCGAGCTTGACGATGAGATGTTGGAGGCTCTTGTTTCCGACGCCGAGCCGACAAAATCAGGCTGGTCGCCTCGCCCTGAAGAAGAATGGGAAGAAGAGACAGATAAGTGGGATTCGATTGAGAATCATCCCGAAGAAGACGGCGAAGATCGTCGAATGGAAAAGACGGACGCTAATCGAGTCTATACTCGCCGCGATCAAGAAAAATTGAAAGAAGGAATTGAATCACTTCAAAAGTTGCTTGTGAAATATGAGCAGAAAGTTGAAGAATTAAATGAGAATTATCAGAAAGAGCAGGAGATCAATCGTATTCTTCGAAATAGAATCGAGGAGTCTATTGCAATGATGGAAGCTATGAACGAAGATCGTATCAAGCTTACATATGAAAATAAAGTATTGGGAGATAACTCACTGAATGAGCGACAGAAGCGCAAGCTGGTCGAGCACATTTCCAATGCACCAACCGCCGATGCGGTTGAACATGTTTATACATCAGGCCTAGCAATTATTTCGGAAGGCAACCAGTATTCTCCAAATGGGAATTCGCACGGTAATCCTACTTTCAGAGATATTGCTTCGGCAAATGATCGTGTGAACAAAAATGTTGTTCTTCGTGGTTCATCTATGGAGCGTCTGAACGAAAGCAAGGACTCGCCTGAAGATAATCCGTTCTACGAAAGAATGATGAGAAATGCAGGAATTATTAAAGACTAATTTATAGGAGAATAAAAGAAAATGGGAAGTATTATTCAAAGACTAAATGAGAACACAGTACAGCGTGACGCACGTCGCGAAGGTGCTGCGCTTCTTAGAAAATGGGAGGCTACCGGCCTTCTTGAAGGTCTGGAAGGTAATCAAGACAAGTCTTCTGTCGCTGTTCTTTTGGAAAACCAAGCCAAGGAGCTTCTCCGCGAAGCTTCGACGATGGCTGGTGGTGACGTTGAAGGTTTTGCTAGTGTTGCTTTCCCGATTGTTCGACGAGTTTTCGGAAGCATTGTGGCAAACGAATTGGTATCGGTTCAGCCGATGTCTCTTCCATCTGGCCTGATTTTCTTCATGGACTTTACTTACACCAATACTCGATTGGGTGGCCAAGTTGCCGGTGAATCGATTTACGGTCAAGGGCGAGTCGGTCAAGAAATCACGGGCGGTGTTCTGTTGTCGGGCGTTAATGGCGAGAAGTCGCTTTACGCTTTGAACAACGGTTACTCGATGCCCACAGCCTCTCTGAGCGCGGCGACCACGTTGCTTGCCTCGGGTACTGTTGGCGAAGCCGCTACGGGTTCGAACCGGGATGTTAATGATCTCGTGAAGTACGATCCTGATTTGTCGGGATCGGTTGTTGCTGTTGCAACAATTCCGCTTTCGAGCTTGACATCTGCTGGTAACGAGTTCCATGAAGATAACTTGATTGCAATTACGCCCGATAGTGTCTCTGGTGCTGTTGGCGGTGTGTATGGTCCTTACCGGCCTGTTCGACGAGCAACGTCGTTCAGTGGTTCGGCGGGTACCTCGAACACGATCCTTGTTGTGCTTGAAGTTGTTTCAGGATCGCACTCGAAGACAGATGTCGCAACGGCTCTGGACAACATTTCGACGTTCACAGTTCCGATTGCAGATAACTTTGACAACGGTGGAGCCCTTGGTTCTGTTGTTGGTGCGGATGTCTGGGGTCTGGAAAACGATGAAGGTATTCCGGAAATCGACATCAAGGTCGACTCGGTCGCTGTGACGGCCGTGACTCGTAAGCTCAAGGCTAAGTGGACTCCTGAACTTGGTCAGGACTTGAACGCTTATCACAACCTTGACGCTGAAGTGGAATTGACAGCTATTCTGTCTGAGCACATTGAGATGGAGATTTCTGCGGAAATCCTCACCGACCTTGTGCGAGGCGCTACGGCTGCACTCCGCTACTGGTCGCGATTGCCGGGCAAGTTCGTCAATCCGGAAACGGGTGGCGACATTTCGGCAACAACTGCACCGCCCGACTTTACGGGTAACGTGTCTGAATGGTACGAGACGCTCATGGAGCGAATCAACGACGTGTCGGCCGTTATTCACCGTAAGTTGCGAAAGGGCGCTGCTAACTTCCTTGTCTGCGGACCGGAAGTTGCATCGATCCTCGAAATGACGCGTGGATTCGTTGGTAACGTCACTGTCGGCGACGACAAGGGCGATGCTGGCGCACGAAATGTCGGTAAGATTAATAGTAAGTTCGACGTTTACGTCCTGCCTTACTTCTTCCGTCACTTCATCCTCGTAGGAAGAAAAGGTTCGGGCTTCCTTGAGAGCGGCTACGTGTACGCACCTTACGTGCCTATGCAGATGACACCGACTATCTTCGGTACGGAAGACTTCGTACCTCGTAAGGGTGTGATGACCCGATACGGGAAGAAGATGGTCCGTCCTGACATGTATGGTATTGTCTGGGTCATGGATCTCGGTTCGACCTCGGCATAGTTGTCATAAAAACAGCTTGATTTGTTGATCCCGGTGTGATATAATCGCATCGGGATCTTTTTTTATGAGAGAAATAATGGATTGGAAAAATCATAAGTGTCGAATCTGCAAAAAGTACGAATCTGAAAATAAAAACGGAATGGCCACGCACTTGCGTTTGAAGCATGATTTGCACATCGCACAATATGAAAGGGTCCACGTTAAAGGATTGTCGAAAAAAATTTGCGAAGCGGATGGCTGTGATAAAGAGCCAAGCTACAACAAGAGCAAACAACGCTTCAATGATTTTTGTGTAGATCATGCTAATTTGGCGAGGTCGCGCTGGAGTAAGGAAAATATCGACAAAACTTTCGGCGGCGAAGGTCCGGGCTGGAAAAAGGGGTTGACGAAAGACGACGATGAATCAATCGCCCGCCAAGCGAAAGCGATATCCGGCGAGAATAACCCATGGCATACTCTGGCAGAAGAAGAAAAGTTAAAAGCTCAACGAAAAGCCTCGAAGGCTCGAAGAATATCCGAGAGCAAATACAAAGAATATGTTTCTTTTTATGAAAAAGAGCGATCGTTGATAATCGAGACGCCTTATTCGGCTTATGAGAAAAGGTCTGCCCCCCTTGATGTGTTGTGTTTAAAATGCAATGAAAAATTCAAAAGAACACTTGGTAATTTCATACAATACGACGGCGCTTGTGTAAATTGCGCGCGCCATGGTCTATCGCGCGGCGAAAATGAACTTGCGGAATTCGTTTCGAGTCTTGGGGAAAATATCATACGCCATGACCGCACAATCCTTGAGGGCCAAGAACTCGACATCTATCTCCCAGAACACCAAACGGCTTTCGAATTTAACGGTCTCTACTGGCACTCCGAACAGTTTAAAGATAAGGAATATCATCGACGAAAAACAGACCAGTGTCGCGCAAATGGAGTCCGCCTTTTTCATATCTGGGAAGATGACTGGGATAATAAAGAAAAAATTGTTAAATCTATGATTAAGCATTTGCTGGGTATCTCACAGAGAATATATGCCCGAAAGTGCGAAATCCGCCCAGTTGATAAAAAACGACGAAAGGAATTTTTCGAGGAAAATCACTTAAGTGGTGATGCCGGCGCACGGTTGGCATATGGTCTTTTTCACAATGATGAATTGGTCGCCTGTACCTCTTTCAGAGTCCCGATACATTACAATGATGGCCAAACAATAGAAATCGCCCGCTTCGCGAATAAATTAGACACCGTCGTTGTTGGAGGATTTTCGAAAATCCTTAAGAATGCTATCGACGAAATAAAAAGTGAATATGACCGAATCGTCACTTATATTGATCTAGACCATGGATCCTATAAAGATAATGTCTACTCTAAAAATGGGTTTAAGTATATAAAAGATACAACAATAGATTATTGTTACACAGATGGGGTTAATAGATATTCTAGATGGAAATTCCAAACCACTGATGAGAAAACCGAGCGCGAACAAGCAAAGGAATCTGATGTGTATAAATTATATGGAGCAGGCAACAGAGTGTATGAGTTAACAGTTAAATAATAAAACACCAAAGCGTGTTTGATAGCCCGGTGCGACAAGCATCGGGTTTTTTTTATCTTTTCTTCTATATGGTCGAGAAGCACTAATTATAGTGTCTCGTAAAACTATTGAGGAATAAATAATGAGCGGTTTTTGCTACAATCAAGGGACAGTCGATCTTCAACCATCTTCAATGACACCGAACACATCTTTGCCGCCCACAGGCTCAACAGCCGATGTCGCTGCTGCTTTGCCCTATGGCATATACGGCGTTCCCGGTGAGCCGATGTATTGTGAGAATTTCGTTTCTGGGGCTGCCGATATGGTTGCTCACGTTTATTCGAAATTGGGCGGCGCTGCTCTAAATATCGAACTCACTCCGGCGAATGTTTATGCTGCATACGAGGAAGCAGTTCTAGAGTTTTCTTATATTATGAACATGCATCAAGCGGAAAATGTTCTTTCCGACATGCTCGGCGGCACAACAGGAAGTTTCGACCAAGACGGTAATTTATTGTCGGGGGAGCTTAGCTCCTCTCTGGGCGGTTCGCATGTAAATCTCAAATATCCTAAGTTTGGTTTTGCATATGCTCGAAGGGTGGCGGGCGGTCTTGCAACTGAAGCTCAAATTGGAGGCCTCGATACAGAATACTCCGCTTCGATTCCCATGTCGCCTAAACAGCAAGATTACGACCTTCAAGAGATTATAGCAAACAAGCCCGAATTTGCAAGTCTGGTAGGAAATAAAAGAATTTTAATTACAAAAGTGTTTTTCAAAACTCCGAGAGCCGCATGGCGTTTTTATGGTTACTATGGCGGACTTACGACAGTGGGTAACTTTCACAACTATGGTCAATGGGCCGACGACAGCTCTTTCGAGGTCATCCCAGTGTGGCACAATAAACTGCAAGCAATTCAATATGAAAATGCAATCTATACGCGCTTGTCGCACTGGTCTTATGAATTAAAGAATAACAAAATTCGCATTTATCCGACCCCGCATGAAACTCTAGGTCCAGATAATCTCTGGGTGAGGTTCCAAATCCCTCGTGATGCTTGGGTGGAAGATGATGACAAGCAGACTGGTATTGATGGCATCAATAACCTAGCGACCCTGCCATTTCCGAACATACCCTATAAGAATATTAGTAGCATGGGCAAACACTGGATTAGACGTTTCGCTTTAGAGCTTTGTAAAGAAACTCTCGGTCAAATTCGATCAAAGTTCGCTACAATTCCAATTCCCGGCGAATCTGTTACACTAAACGGCCCGGCTCTCATTCAAGAAGCGAGAACAGAGAAAGAATTATTACGAACAGAGTTGACCGACAAACTCGACAAATTGACTTACTCATCACTCATGGCATCTGACGCTGATTTGGTCGATAACGTCGACAGGATTCAGCAGAAGATTCCGATGGTGATTACAATGGGATAATAAATGTCTGACGATGTCAATAAATTTCAAAGGTTAGCCGCACCACCCGCTCCGATGTTTACAAATCAAAAAGAGCGGGATTTTGTAAAGCAAATAAATGATGAATTGACCGAGCGAGTAATCGGTCAACAGGTTCTTTATTATCCAATTGACCACGAAAATACGAATTGGAATATTTATAATGAAGCTCCGGAAAAAAGTTTTCTTTCACCAATACAGTGTTATGCTTTAGTTGTTTGGGAGGGTTTAGATACTGTTTTTGAAGATGACATGGGCGCAGATAAGAGAACGAGAATTATTGTACGATTCCAGCGTCGAAGAATCTCAGAAGACAAGAACTTGCTTGTTCGCGAGGGCGATTTTATTTTGCGGGGTGATACATATTACGAAATTCAATCGGTGGGTGAACCCTCTGAGCTTTTTGGCCAACCAGATCAGCGATTTGAGGTCGAAGCTTCATGCCTCAAGGCCCGCGAAGGAGTTTTTGACGCATCATGAATAAAGAAAATAAAATAAAGTTTGAGCCTTCGACACTTGAGACTATAGACACGGCAATGCTCAAGTATGTTGAAAGTCTTGATATACACGTTAGAACAAATAAGGGAAACAATAGAGTGCCTGTTACTTGGGTCGGCGGCGAACGTTCATACCAAGTCAAAGAGGAATTTGGAATAAGGGATAAGAATAGTATCCTGATTTTTCCTCAAATTGCCGTGAAAAGAACAGGGTTCACTAAAGATCTTGGCAAAAAAGGGTCTTTTTGGTCCGACATTCCAGCCATTGATGCACTAAAGGGCGGCTCGATCTCTATTGGAAGAAGAGTTCAACGTAAAAAAACAGCAGAATATGCCAATGCCAACTCTATTCGAAGAAAGGGGAAGCTGAACTTTCAAACAAGAAGAAAAAATAATCAAGTCGTTTATGAAGTTTTGACGATACCTGTTCCCTCATACATCGAAGTGAACTATGAAGTGGTAATACGAACAGATTACCAAACACACATGAACGAAATTCTCCAGAAATTTGTGACCGATACAAATGGAACGAATTACTTCCTGATTGAACATAACGGTCATCGATATGAAGCCTTTTATGAGCCAAACATATCAGACGAGAGCAATGTCTCCAATTTTGACGAAGAAGAGAGAAAATTTCGCTCTGTCGTCCCCATAAGAGTTTTGGGGTACTTAATAACAGCCAACAAAAACGAAGAAAAGCCTTATAAATCAATAAGAGAGACGGCTGTTGATGTCGCCCTTCACGAAAGATTTGATGATGGAGTTGATAATCCATTAAAGTTATACAACTTTAAATCAATACCGACTTATTACCCCGGTAATGTGTCTGGGAGTCTTGGTTTTTGGATAGGAGATACAATTTCAGAGCCTTCAGGTTCTGTTATGTCATCTTGGAACAACGATTCCTCGCAAGTGCTGTCTGTAGATTCAGGGTTTGCTCCATTTTCGACCACTTCTTCGGCTGGCTTCAAAGCTGCCCGCTTCGAAGGAGATCAGTATATGGAATACGATTCGGTTGCAGCTGATTTGTCAGACGAGTCGCTCACAATTGCTGTTGCGTTTGATCAAATTTCGAAATCTGAAACGGAATTTTATTTCGCGCTAGGAAATACAACGGATACTGCAAATTATATAGGACTTCAGGGCTATAATCAAACATTTGGGGATCCGAGTACCTACTCTTTCAGGATTATTGGTCGAACGAGCGATAATACTCTCGTTATCTCTCCCGGCGTTCTTTTTAATTTAACAGCATCATATGCAATCATGACAATGAACGATAAGAAGATTAACCTGTGGGTTAACGGTAGTCGGTATGTCACAGATTTGAGTTATGCAGGGGAATTCACATTTGATAATTTGAGGCTCGGTACTCTTGAGAGATCCACAGGGCCGTTTTTTGAGTTGTCGGGCACAATTTTGAGTTACGGAGTTTTCAATAGAGAGTTGAATAATAGAGAGCGTCGAGAACTGGAACAATATTGGAACGACAAATATAATTACAAGTAAAACGATATAATAAAAATTCCTTCCAAGGTGCGCTCTCCTACTTATTATTGTAGGAGAGAATATCTTTAAAGTCAAAGGAGATAAAGCAATATGTCAAACAATAGATTCCGATTTGTTTCACCGGGCGTTGATGTACGAGAGATCGACAACACTCGTCGACCAAACAATGACTTGCCCGACATCGGGCCTGTTGTTATTGGCCGTGCTCGCAAAGGACCGGGCAACAGACCTGTTCGAATTGAGAGCGGTCAAGAATTTGTCGAGGTCTATGGCGAAACCGTACCGGGCAAGGCCGGCGGTGACACGTGGCGAGACGGAAATGTTTCGACGCCAATGTATGGTACATATGCAGCCAAAGCATGGCTGAAGAACAATGGACCCGTAAACTATATTCGACTTCTGGGCGACGAGCATAGCAGTGCTGAGGCTAGCGGCAAAGCTGGTTGGGAATTGTCCAACACACTCAATCCAGACCCTGCGTCAAACGGTGCGGCATACGGTCTTTTTATTATTGATTCTGGCTCTGTATCCACGGCCCTGACTGGTGCACTCGCAGCGATTTTCTATGTTGATTCGGGCGCAATGGCGCTCTCTGGAAACATTCGAGCTACATCGACTTTGACAGCTTCAGCAGGAACCTTGATTGAATCTCTTGGCCCTGACCGAGAATTCAAAGCAGTCGTCTACGACTCTGCCGGCAACGTTGTGGAGAACACATCCTTTAACTTTAATCGATCAAGTTCGAAATATATTAGAAAGGTGTTTAACGTTAACCCTGCTCTTACAAACTCGGATGTTGTTTCGGCCGATGCTCTTAAGAACTATTGGCTCGGAGAAACATTCGAGCGGCATGTAGAGACTTATGTTACATCTTCAGCAGCTGGTTCTCAATACGGTATTCTTTTGGCTCTTGCGGGCTCACACTCCGGTGAGGTCGACGGGGGTCATTTCCGATATGGAAACCAGAGTCCAAAAACAGGATGGTTCTTCTCGCAAGACCTTTCGGATAATACTGAGTCTTATGATCCCGACTCGATGCAGAAGTTGTTCCGCTTCCATTCGCTTTATGGTGGAGAGTGGGCATCTTCGAACATCAAAGTTTCAATTAAAGATATTAAAGCACCGACAAATGATTTAGATCAATATGGTACATTCACTGTCGAGGTTCGTCTCGCATCAGATAATGACAATGTGCCTGTTATCCTTGAGAGATATCCTAACTGCACGCTTGATCCATCATCGCCGAACTTTATTGCTGCACAAATTGGTGATCGCTACACAGTTTGGAATGATATAGAAAAAGAGTGGAGAGAGTACGGAATTTACGATAATATTTCATCTTATATCCGAGTTGAAATGAACGATAATGCTTTAGCGGGTATTACGAATCCGACTTATCTCCCGTTCGGGGTTTATGGCCCCGAAAGACACAAGTCGTTTGCAATTATCAGCGGTTCGGTTAACGAAATTCGACCTGATGAAACAGATGCTCAAACACAGTTCACTGCCTCATTTGTTCAGGGCGGAACTGCAACGCCATATGGTTATGATGGCGAGACCATGTTCGCTGCTGTTGATGATGGCGCTAGCACGGATTTCACAGGTTCGTTTGTCTTCCCCGCGCTTGCTCTTCGAGCAAAAGCAACCGACGGTTCGCCGAGCAATCCCAAAAAAGCTTATTTTGGCGTCGATACGGGCCAATCGGCGAATTCGACGACATTCGACCGAGGTTATGGCGATTATCTCCGAGCCTTGTCGGGTGATTACAAAGATGCTGGTGTTGGTGAATACCTTGAATATTCTTGGGTATTTACGCTCGATGATTTGTCTGGATCTTCGGTTTCGACTGATCTTGGCGCAGCTGCGGAATATGTTTCTGGTTCAAGAATCGACGGTACTTCATACACGGCCGTAAACGGCTGGGAGACTTTGTTGGAGAACAAACATAACCGTTACACCGCGCCTCTTGCGGGCGGTTTCGATGGTTGGGATATTACAGAACTCAACCCACTTCGAAATAGCGGCATTGGCTCTACGGCAACAGAAACAAATAATTATGTTTATTACACAATCAAGAGAGCAATCGATTCGATCCGAGATGCTGAAGTGATTGAGCACAACATTGCTACAATGCCCGGCATTACCAATGAAGGGTTGACCGGCCTGCTTGTTGACGTTTGCGAAGAACGCGGTGATTCCATGGCGATTATCGATCCGAAGGGAGGCTTTGTCCCAGCCCACGAATCGACTGATGATTTCGCAACTCGACGAGGCGATACGGACACTGTTGTCACCAACATGAAGAATCGATCGATTAATTCGAGCTATGGTGCTGCATATGAGCCATGGGTTCAAGTTCGCGACAGTGCTCAAAGACGAGTTCTTTTTGTGCCTCCGTCTGTTGTGGCCCTTGGTACGATTGGTTCGTCCGAGACAGACACTGCTGCATGGTTTGCTCCTGCGGGATTCAACCGTGGTGGCTTGACAGAAGGCGCTTCAGGTCTTGAAGTTGTTAACGTAACTAGAAAACTTAAAAAAGATGATCGAGATGATTTGTATGCTGTTGGCGTAAACTCGATTGCGTCCTTCCCGAATGAAGGCATTGTTGTTTTTGGTCAAAAGACGCTTCAGCAGACTGCCTCATCGCTTGATAGAATCAATGTCCGTCGACTTGTTCTTTTGATTAAGAAAACAATCTCTCGAATCGCGAAAGATACACTTTTCGATCAAAATGTTCGAGCTACGTGGCAGAGATTCAAAGGCAGAGTTTCGCCTTTCCTAGAGAACATTCGAATCAACTTCGGCCTTGCTGATTTTGATTTGATTCTTGATGAAACGACGACGACACAGGATCTCATCGACCGGAACACGGTCTACGCGAAAATCATTGTGCGACCACGTCGAGCAATTGAAAACTTCGCGATTGATTTTGTCCTGACTGATGATGGCGCAGCTTTTGATGACTAAAATTATAGCAGCTTATAGTTATAATAAAGAAACACTTATTGGAGAATTATATAGATGAATAATTTTTGGGCCAGCGCCGAATACGAACCGAAAAGAAGTCATAAGTTCGTATTGTATATCAACGCGATTAATTACTGGATTGTAAAAACTTCTGGCCGACCTAGTGCAGAAGTAACAGAGTCCGAGCATTTTTATCTGGGTAAGCAGTTTAAATTCCCCGGCATTCAGAAATGGCAAGACTTGAACGTTACGATTGTGGAGCCGATCCAAGAAGATTCGGATGCTAAGTTGCGAGAGATCATGTTCCGTTCGGGTTATAAGTGGGTACAAAACGGATTTCCGAAAACCCCTGATGATCTTACGACAATCTCTAAAGCAAAAGCGGTCGAGGCCCTCGGTGGCGAAATCCAACTCGATCAACTTGATGCAGACGGAAACGTTGTTGTGTCCTACGTTCTTAAAAATGCTTGGATTAAAAACTACAATTTTTCGGATCTTGATTATGGGAACGAAGAATTGACAAATGTAGAGTTAACATTTGCATATGATTATGCTACTATTATAGACTAAAGAATAAAAAAATACACGACGAGGCGTTAATGACTGAACGTAACAACGACGACCTTCTTCCATCCGAAGAAGAATTAGAAGAAAGAAAGCGGGAGCTAGAGGAGCAATTAAATCCATCAGCCCCCGTTTCAACTCCTGCACCTACACAAAAATCCGATAATCCATTTGCGAACATCCTCAACTTTCCAACGGAAACTGTAAAGCTTCCATCGGCCAAGTTCGCTGCGCATATCTATCCCGATATCCCCAGCCTTCATGCCGGCGAGATAGAGGTCGAGCAAATGAAGTCTCTTCAAGAGGAAATTTTAACGAACAAATCTTTCATTGAAGATGGCACAGTATTTGACCGACTTTTAAATAGCGTTATTGCAACGCCCGGCGTTGAGGCTCAGCATCTGATTGAGGGTGATAAAAATGCGGTACTCACTCACTTGAGAATCAATGCTTATGGAGCGGATTACCCTGTAAGAATTCCTTGCCGTGCGTGCGGTAATTTTTTCGAGGAAAGTATGCATCTTGGCGAAGATGTCAAGTTTGTGGGACAAGATCCGCCATCCATGGTTAAATTTCATGGCGGGGAGTTGCATGTAACATTGCCTGAGACTAAAATTGAGGTTGTTCTAAGCTTTTATGATTCGGCCGCTGATGCAAAGGTGCGCTCGCTTTCATATTCGAAGAGAAAACTTAAGAAGCTTAATGTCAAGTTAAAGGATGGCGATTCAAATACGGAAGAAGTTACTTTCCGAGAGAAGTTGATGATTTTGATGAAATCGGCCAATGGCCACACGAATCCTCAGCATTTGAAATATTTGATTAATAATATGCACCAGAGAGATATGAAATTTTTGAAGGTTGCCTATAACAAGTACGTGCCAAATGTGAAAATTTCTAGAGTTCTCAAGTGCCCTGCTTGTTCTCTTGAAATGGAGAGGGAGGTCGGCTTTAATGTCGACTTTTTTTGGCCTTCCAACTGAATTAGAGGGAATATATCAATTACAGAAAAGTCGAGCAGAGATGCTCCACATAATGAAATATCATGGCAATTATTCTGTGTCTGAGTTTAGAAATCTACCCATCGGCTTAAGGAGGTGGTTATTTGACATGCTGGTGGACACTATACGAGCAGAAAATGGCGATGGTAAATAAAGCCCTTCAACATTGTTGGAGGGTTTTTTCTTATTTTTCTAATTAAAGTGGTGGCATAGTATGCTTGATTTGGGAGTGGCAAAAATGAAAGAAATAAAATTTGATTTATCGTCGAATTTGAACGAAGCGATGTTTTATAACAAATTTTCGGACTTGGTTCAAAAAGCTTTAAAAAAGTATATGGGATTTGATGTGCCGAAAATCAAAATTAAGGGAAAACCAGCCGACGTGCGCGCTTTTCATGATGCAATCAAAAAAGAAGCAGAATACATGCGTAATTATGTTGGTCTGGGAGAGGACGACCCTGATGTCCAACGCTCAAAAGCAGAAGCTAAATCCGCCATCGAAGAATTTGAGCAAAGAACTGGTCTGCGCTGGCCTTTTAAGTAAGATTTTAGAGAGGTAATCAATAATGGCTGATGAACAGACAGATGCGCAACAACAATTAAATGAGCTTAAGAAAGAAGAGTTGCGAATAGAGTCCGACCTTGCCGAGACTGAAGAAGAGCGCCTCAAAGTCTCGGAGAAAATCTACGAACTGGAAAGAAAAAACCTCGTAGCTGCGCGCGAAAAAGCCGAAAGCGCTCGCGAAGAACTGGAAGAGCAGCGAGAATATCTGGCCGGGTTGGAGCAGAATTCGGATATTTCTGAAGAAATTTTAGACCAGCAGCGTGAAAAGGTCGAGCGCCTAGAAGCGCAAGTACACGCCCTAGAGTCTGCGGCCAAAGTACAAGAGGAGTATGTTGAGGATCAAAGAGAAAGTCTTGAGATTTTAAGAGAGACTATTAAAATACAAGAAGAGAGCAACGATCTGCTCGAAATGGCTCGGCAACGCGGAAAAGATCAACTTCAAAATGTTCTTGGTCTTAGCGATGCATGGGAGCGTGGCACGTTCGGCATTATGATGCAGGCTAAGCAGCAAGGACTTCAGGCCGAAGCGATGCAGGCATACCTTCAAGGCGCTCGCGAAAGTGTTTCTTTGAATTCTGTCATAGGTAATCTTCTTGGTACGATTTCGGCGAAAACATTCGAAGTGGCCAAGGCTCAGGATGATGCAGTAGCAAACTTTGCAAAGTCAACTGGTGCTGGTAAATCTTATGCCAATGTAATACGAACAGTCAACGTTGAAAATCGACAATTTGGCGTCGATGCTGCTGATGCTTCTCGCGCTGCTATTGCTCTTTATCAGAATTTTTCGACTTTAGATAGCCAATCAGTAAAAACTCAACAAAACTTGATTGCGACCGCCGCAAAACTCGATGAAATTAATGTTTCTGCTCAAGCATCGGCCGAAGCGATGTTTATGCTCCACAGGGGATTTAACATGTCGGCAGATGCCGCCGCCGAGACGGTAAAAGGCTTCACAGATCTTGTTGGCGCTGGTATGGATGCCAATACAGTTATATCTAATTTTAATCAAAATGCGGATCATTTCCATAGGTATTCAGGACCTCAAATGATAGAGGTTTTTAGCGAAATGACTCACATGGCGAGGAACACTGGTATCGAGATGAGCACGCTTGTCGGCATCGCTGAGCAATTTGATACATTTGAGTCAGCCGCACAGTCAGTTGGTCGATTAAATGCTGTGTTTGGTGGTCCATACTTGAACACTTTAGATATGATGAACAAGACTGCCGACGAGCAAGTCGAAGCATTGCATGCTGTTTTCAGACAAACCGGAATGAATTTCGACCAGCTCGAAAAACATGAAAAAATGTTGATTGCTAATACCACAGGATTTAAAAGTCTGGCTGACGCATCAAAATTCTTCAACTCTAGTTTGGCAGAATTGACGAAAAGAAATAAAGAATTAGAAGAAACTGAAAAAAGAGTCCAAGCAGCACAGTCTGTAATGGAGAAATTGAATAAGATTTCACAGACTTTTGCAATTACTATCGGGCCCCTTGTCGACCTTGTCGGTGAATTAGCCGACCAATTACTTGCCCTCGAAGAAAAGACTCGTTTTACTATAGCAGGCTTTGATATGGGCGCTGTTTCCATTGCAACTTTTGCCATCGCCGCATTCAAGCTCTTGCCGGGACTTGGTGGGTTGGTAACGGGCTTTGTGTCAATGGCTCCTGCAATGGGCGGAGTCGCCGCCGCAGGCCAACCCGCCGCCGCAGCTATCGGAGCTATCGGTAAGGCCGGTACCAAGAGCGCGGTCGGCCTGTTAGTTATTGGTGCGTCAGCATTGATGGCGGGGGTTGGTTTAGGCGTTGCTGCTTTCGGCGCGTCGAAATTAGTAGAGGCTTTGTCACTACTTAGTGTTGAGCAATTGACAGGAATTATTGGAGCTTTGTTAGCAACGAGTCTTTTAGCGCCGGCCGCTCCGTTTTTAGCGCTCGCGGCTGTTTCCATTACAGCTCTTGCCGGCGCTTATTATCTTTTAGCACAAGCAATTGATCAAATAGATTTAGAGAAATTGAACTCAATCACTAATTTTAATAATAGTGTTGTTTCGCTCGCTGAGACTGGCGCAGAGTCTGTTCAGACAGTGAAGCAAGTGGTCGAAATTATAAGAGATACGGTTCAGAAGGCCGAAGAGGCTGGCGGAACTGATACAATACAGAAGATAAAAGAAATGATTGAGGTTATTCTCGGGACTACTGGCGGAGGCACCGCTGCCAGCTCTCCTGCCGCAACAAATGCAGGCGGCGTGGCTACGCACAAAATTGAGCTTGACTTCATGCTTGGGGACCGCTCTATAAAGAAAATGGTCTATAGCTTAATCGACAACAAGTTTGAAATCGGAGGAGACAACATTGCCTAATGACGAATACAGAGTCAATACTACATCGGGCCTGACTAAGGGTGCTCCGGTTCGACGACAGCAAGCTCGCAACAATGCGATTGAACAACGACGCGCGACCGACGATCAAGAAAGACTTTATCGCCGAACGGGTTATCAGGACTACTCCGATATTTTTTCTAGAAATGGTTACAAGCTCCAGTTCTTTTCTTTTGTTTATGGAAGAGAAGTAGAGTTTAAGGCGTGGATGGACGGCTTCACAGATTCTTTTACCACAAATTGGAATTCAGAGGCTGTTTTTGGACGACCAGACCCTTACAGAATTTATCAAAACACTGAGAGGACATTGTCGATTAGTTTTAAGATTCTTGCAGGAAGTGTTGAGGAAGCAAAGGCGAATTTGGAAAGTATGAATGTGCTGGCCAAAATGAATTATCCGACATACTCTGAGCCCGGTTCGCAAAACAATGCGGCAACAATTAAAGGGGCGCCTCTTATGAAGTTTAAATTTGTGAATCTTATCACTTCTGCCAAAGGCTTGAATGCATTTGGTGATGCTAAAACAGATGGGCTGATAGGCGTTTTGGATGGGGTGACTTTTGATTTTAAATTATCTGAAGGTGTTCTGATTGACACAGTTGAGGAGAACGGCGGACAGGGCAAAGGGTCCATTTTTCCCAAGCAAGTAGATGTAAGCTTTAATTTTCATGTTTTGCATGATCATTTTGTAGGCTTTCATCAAAATGCATGGCAGGGCGCGAGCCAATTTCCTTATGGTACCGATGAATCAGGAAATGAGTCTGTGTCGTTCAGGCCTCCATATATTCCTCGCACATTGCCTAGCATCTCTGGTTTAAGACCAAGAGGAGAAGATAATGAGCCGGGCGCAGTAATAGATCCAGATCTTTCATCTCGTGGTGAATTCAGAGCATTCGACGAAACTTCTAGAACACCAAATGATATCGAGCAAGAGGAAAATGATCGAACAAGTACACCGAGTAGACAAATTCAAGAGTCCATAGTTTCGGGAATTTTAGGTTCGGGCGAAAGAACGATTAGAACGGCATTGGATGAAGATGGAGCGCCTCCAAGACAGTTGGTGAGGTAAAATATATGTATAGTAGATATGATAGTCGAAGAATTGTTATTAATGACACAAAAGAATACAAGACAGTCCGTGAAGATCGAGGACTTTCGAGAATTCGTCATTACACAACAAAGAAGATGAAATACCCATCATCTCAGCAGATTTCTAGGATGAATCTTGTTCAGCATGTTTGGCGAATCGGCGACCGTTATCACAAACTCGCTAATCAATACTATGGGTCGGGGGAATTTTGGTGGGTGATAGCATGGATCAATCAAAAACCGACCGAGTTTCATGTCAGAAACGGTGAAATTATTTATATTCCAACTAATCTTGAAGCATTCTTGGCAGCGATTTAATAATGTCATATAACGATAACGCACCCAAATTTGTCGAAGTTAACGGAGAAAGGCTCCAGACTCTACGATCAACAGGTTTGTTTTATACATCCTCTGACAATATATCTGCTAATGAGTCGTTTCTTCGAGAAGATCCCAACGGCGATATCATCAACGTCGGAACTGGACAACGTTATAGTTATCTGGGCGGCTCTACTCCTTTTGCTGCGCAAGTTCTTGCCGGCACGTCCAATGTCGGCCGAACTTTAACTGAAGAGTATAATCTCGACGAAGGTATTATATCTGGCGAGGAGGCTTTAGAGGAAATACAATTTCAATCCCAGTGTGTTCTTCTAGAAAACTACGAAAGTCTTGTTAAGTTCAATTATAATACAGCATACAAGAATTTTATTTCTGTTCACGGAAATCCCAATACGATTGTCAACAACTTGACATCTCGCACAGATGTGCCGGCAATTTTGGGGATAACACAAGACCAATTGAGTCAATTAACGCCGACTATAAGACTTTTTAAAATCTACTATGATAAAAAAACTGGGAAGGAAATAAAACAAATTGAACTACCGTTCGATCAATATTACGATACAAAGAAGGAGCAGACAAACACGATTTCGGTCGGCGGCGGTGTAGGCCTTTTAGATTTTAATTGGAAATATGTAGGCGCTCACCCGGCAGAAACGCTTAACAACATCGAGGCGACTCTTCGACTCAGGTTCCAAAATATTTCTGATATCACATCAGTTAGAAATATTGAGGGCAATAAGTTTCGGTATATCGATCTATTGATTAGAAACGACCGACCTGATGATGGAAAACCAAAGGCCAAAACACAACAAGATTATTGCACCAAGTCTGTTAATAACAGAAAATATGATATTGATTATTTTACGATAAAAGTTATTGTTGGCTGGGAAGTCCCTGACAATGCGTTTGAAGATTTCAAAGATAATAAAGGAGACTCGCCAAAAAAAGCCAAAGAGCTTCGAGAATCAATTCGGTCAACAAAGACAATTCTTTATTTAACGCTTACAAAGCACGAAATCGACTTTCGTCAAGATGGCTCTGTTATTTTGAAATTGGATGGTAATGCAAGACATGATGCGGCCAAGAAAATAGGAGAAGCTGATGTTTTTAGCCTTTATAAACAGCGATATTCGATTCTCGAAGGCGAAATCTTGAAAGCGACTGCTCAACGCAAAAAAATTGAAGACGAGGCTGGTGATGAGCCAAGTAAATTCCAAGAGCGCCAGCTCAAAGCGATTGATGAGCAGATTGACTCTATACAAAGTCGAGTTGATGCTGAAAAAGCCCGTGTTCAGTCTGCAATATTCAAAGAGCTTATTATGCGAGACCGTATTTTTCAGGTTGAGATTCCCACGAAAGATCTAGAAATTTCCAAACCTCCTGCTTTTCGAGGCTTGTTTGGGCTTTTTTCTGACAACAGCGTCCGAGTCGCTGACCGCGAAAGACAACAATTTTTACGGCAGTATCGACGACCGGAGAATATAACACCAACGAAATTTAGAGATTGTGATAAGCTCCTCATAGACCCCAGCAAAAGCTCGTCGGACCGTGCCGGAGAAGAGGCCCGCAATAAAACAGAAAGGGCAATCAAAGACGGATATCTTATAGTGCCGTTTATTTACTTCGGAGATCTTGTTGATATAGCGTTAGAGTCCATATATGGGACTGGCGCAACTGTAGGAGTTGGCACGCGAACTTTGTTGGGCGACGTTCTTATATTTGATTCAAGATTAGAAAGAAAAGTGTCGATCAGCATGGCAGACATCCCGATTTCTATGTGGCTTTTTCAAGATTGGATGATTGAGAGGGTGTACAAGCAACAGCGAGCATCTTACCCTGTGTCTAAATTTATTGCTGACGCGATTAATGAACTAATTTATGAAGCATTGAAACCAGATGGCTGTTTTGGAGAAACTCCCGCTCAACAATTCAAAGTCGGCTCGACCCTGTTTTACCTGCCGATGATCGGAGATCGACCACCCATCGATTCGAACAATTTTGGCAGAATAGTTGTAGACAAAGTAGAGAATCTTGGAGCAAGAACAGGCGAATCTCCTAGCATGAACCATGTTGCCTATAACTTATTTTATACGCAGATTGTTGATCAGGATCATGAACCCTATGGATATGATAATGCCTTCAAAAAAGGTATCCACACAATGCAACTAGGCCAATCAAATGGATTGGTTAAAGAGATAAACTTCCAAAGAAAGGATCATCCGTATATGAGAGAAGCTATTCTTTTTGATGAAGAGGGAACTTCGATCGCTCAATTGCGAGAGCATTACAGGGCAGAAATTTCGATGTATGGTAATAATTTGTATATTAATGGCCAAACAATATTTATTAACCCTTCAACGATTGCTTTCGGAGACCCAAGCGATGATAGATCTGATGGAAATATATTGGGCATTACTGGTTATTATATGATTGATGAGGTCGAAAATTATATCGGCCCCGGTCAATTCGAGACGACATTAAGCGGCTATTGGGTTGCCGCAGGTTCCGGCAAAGCTCGCGGCGTTTTTAACACTCTAAGACGTCAGCAATGTCTCGCCGAAGATCCTGATGCTGAACAAAGGCCGGATCCCGCCGATTTTGATTTGCGCTTCTTAAATCGTTGGAGAGATATTAACGACCCCGTGTCTCTAAACCCTGAAAGGAAAAAGACTTTTAATGATATCTTGGAAGAACAAAAGAGAATCTATGAACAAGGATATTCATATGAAACTTATAGCTGGAAAAACCCAAAGCTCAAAAAGAAGTATGAAGAGCTGGCTAAAAGAATAGAAGAACTATCAGCAGGAAATTAACTAATGTTTTTTGAAGGCATAAATAACGACACTCCTATCTTGGAAGTATACGAAGCTCGCCGCTTCACAAAATCATTCACAGATATACTTGCAGGTCCGACTGATTTCTGGTATGATGATTACCTATATGGTCGAGTGGATCAGAACAATAATGCCATCTTTTTGTCCGAAGCGTTTTTGAAAGAAATCAGGACAAATGATCAGAGGACAATTTTTACTTTGAATTTTATTTCAGATGCGCTGTCTGATATGAAAGCAGATTTCGAACAAATAGCAGAAACGAGACTTTCAAAAGATTCGCAGATTGTTGGCATTACTCCATACAGAGCATGGACTTCGATGCACGAGCCGTATGCTAAATATATGGAAGATGCGCGAAAGATTTTTACAAATGAGCATGGCGAAATTTGCGGCTTTGAAACATTCTGGATCCAGTATTTGTCGTTTTTGAAACGAAAAGTTTATCCATTTACCAGAACTGGATATATCAAGTCTAAATTTTGCGATCCGAGAACTACTGGGTTGTTTATCAGCCTATTTCGTATAGACCCCACTGATGATGGCGCAAAAAAAGAATTCTACGAAGATAAAAACTTTAGATTTTATTATAGTTTTATTAGAAAATACGGATTTGTTCTGGATGTTTACAATCCTTCGAGAATTGTGGCTGATTTAAGATCAGCTCCGATGAAAAGATATATGGAGAAGTATGATTTGACCCTTGATTCTTTTTTTGATGAGTATTATTATAAAACTGAAGATACTGATTTTGAACTTTTTAAAATTTATGTCTGCAATCTTTTTAACCAACAGCTTAGTAGAGAAAATCGCCCAAAACTCATTGCTCCAGAGGATATAGGAGATCGTTTTCTAGCTAAACAATATATGGTCGTGCGATTTCAAGAGGAGGGTGTGACGCCATCTTCCTCATTCGAAAAAAAGTACTTGCAATTGTTCGACCGCTCTGGTATAATGCCCGCAGTGAAGTTTTTGAATTCAAAAATCAAGAGGTCGAATGCGTCTGTTCCAAGCAATAGATGACAGGGGCGATTGTATTGCCTATTGTTATAATCACAAAATACATAGCGACATAGATTTCGGCGAATTTGATGGGAGCTGGTCTGTTTTCAAAGAGGCTCCTTCATCAATCGAATTTGCATCAATTTATGCAAAAACAGACGATATAAAATCAGTCTGTCCTGCACATTTGAAAGACCGGTTTTCAAATTCTGCTCATAAGATTAAATCATGCCGTAAAGCATTGAAAAAAGCGAAGATTTCGGAAGCCGAACACTGCTTTTATGATCTAATGCCAGAACACTACTTAATTGAATATTTTGGTCTAAAAAACGCGATTTCAGAACACGTTTTGACTAATTATACAAAGCCAAAAAACTACGATCATCTGTATAAAATACAGGTTGTTCGGGCGCACTTGCAAAACTATAATTTCAAGCTCGATGCGCGTAAATCGGCTGAGCTAGGCTCAACTGCTCTCGATCTCTATAAGAAATACAAGGATGATTCTTTCGCTATCTATGATATATGGAATGTAATCACTGGTCGTCTTGCGATTGCAAAAAACTCCTTCCCTATTATGAATATAAGCAAAGAAAATCGTAAAATTATTCTTCCTAAGAATGATGCGATTGTAGAGATTGATATCAATGCACATCAAATCAGAACGGCTCTTGCGTTGATGGATAAGCCACTCCCTCCGGGGGATTTTTACAACCACATTCAACCTGAACTAAATACCGAAACTCGCGCGGCGACCAAAAAGCGCTTTTTTGCTTGGTTTTACGGCTCGGAAGAAAACAAAGGGCTTGACCGGTATTTTGATAGAGATGCGGTTGTGGAAAAATATTGGGACGGAGAATTCGTTCGAACAATACATGGTCGTGAAATACCTGCCGATCATTTTCACGCTTTCAATTATATCGTACAGACTACTGCTAATGACCTTTTTATGGAGTCTTTGTATGAAATTGTAAAAATCTTAGAGGGGAAAGAAACAAAGTTGATGGCCGCTATTCACGATAGTGTGCTATTAGATTTAGACTTGTCGGAAAAGTATCTTGTCAGACAAATAGCTGACAAACTTGAAGACACGCGTATCGGAAAACTCAAATGCTCTGCGTCAGTTGGGCATAACTTTGGAGAAATGGAGAAGATTAAAATATGACAGAAAGAAAACAAAAAATCTTGACCAGAGAACAAATTGCAGCAAGTCTTATTGCTCCAAGCGAATGGCATCACTCAGTACCCTCAAATGTCCGCGAAATGGCGAACGAAGCCTTGCGAGACAAACGCCGTGCAGCTATTGGTTGCAATGAAGACTTTGGGTTCTTTGTTGTTTCGCTTCACAGGGAAACCAACAATTTCATTTTGGACTGGACTGAGAAATAATTATGGCGGCGTATCTTGGTTTTGGAAATGTCGGAAGACAAATGGCTTTATCGTTCGACACTTATAAAATATTTGATGAAAAGGTCGTTGTTGACACTGAGCCTTTCGCAGATTCAATTTTGTTCGACATCAATATGATTCAAGTACCTTTGCAAAAGAAATCTGTTGGTGTTTTCCCTCATGAAAAATATGATGCGCAAAATTATGACAGTCAAGCTAAAAAACTAAGAAAAGTAATCAAATCTGATACTGTGTATGTCGTTGTTTCTGGAGGTAGTGACATTTCGGGTGCAGTGCTTTCATTTATGGAGTTTCTGTCTGACAAGCAGATACACATCATTTATATTAAACCAGAAGAACAACATCTCCAGAACCATGTTGCCCTTCAGGAAAGGGTAACTCGCGGTGTGTTGCAAGAAAATGCAAGATCGAACAGGTTTGAGAGAATTTTTCTATTTGACAATCAAAATATTTCTGCTATAATAGGAGACGTTCCAGTCAAACAATATTACAAAAGAATCAACGACACCATTTCTTATATGGTCTATACTTTATTGTTCTGCGAAGCTCACACGCCGGTGTTTTCGGCCGAAGCAATAGAGGAAGAGTTTTACAAGATAGTTGTGCTTGGTGTCATGAATCAAGGTGGGGATGAAGCTCTGTCGTACAATTATAATCCAATTCGACCAAAAGCGCCCGAAGGTGGATACGATGAACTACAGTTCCCCACTGTGAAAAATTATCACTATCTAATTTCGAACAATAAACTGGATACAGATCCAGAGATTATGAATAATGTCAAGAGGCAAGTTGAAAATAAAGAAATGTTCTTGACAAGTATAGGGTACATGTTATATGATAGTGATCTAGAAGAAGACCAGACATTAATAAAGTTGACAAGTGGCTTGCCACAAGTTTGAGGAGAAAAAATGGCTATTGATTTAGAAAAAATGAAGCAGAAACTGCAAAATGCAGAGAACGGCTTTTCGGACAAAAATGAAGAGAGTGATTTGTGGTCACCGGAAGAAGATTCGGGCATTAACTATGTCCGCTTTTTGCCTGACGACGACGGAGACCCCTTCAAAGAATTGCATTTCCACTATTTGAGAGATCTTGGCGGTGGGACTCATCTTTGTGAGAAAAATAACGGTTTTGCTAAGTCTTGCCCCATTTGTGATTTTGCTACAGAGGTCTGGCAAGGCGCAAATGGCGATAAGACGCTTGAAAATTTTGCGAAGACTCTCTTCGTCAAGCAGCGGTATTTCAGCAACGTCTACATCCGCGACAATGAAAAGCTGGAGAAGCCGGTCAAGCTTTTTGGCTACCCCATGACTGTTTACAAGCGCCTTTTGGGGTTTGTTTTGGATCCTGAAATTGGTGATTTCACCGATGTAAAGAATTCATACGATATCAAGGTTGAAAAGTCGAAAAACGATAGTGACTATTATGCAAAAACGACGGTCGACGCTGCTCGTTCCAAGTCGGATCTCGCAGGAACCAAGAAGGAAGTTGCAGAGATTCTCGACCAGCGTCTCGACCCGTTTGATATCTACACTCGTTCGACACCCGAAGAGATCGAGAAGGATCTTGCTAAAATCAGTTTCTCTGAGGATGCTGATACCGAGGGTACTGAGAAGTACACCAAGCAGGGTGATTCGGAGGGTACACCCGTCGACCTCGACGCAGCTTTTGAAAAGCTTAATTCTTAATTAAACCAGCAGATATTTTGGGAATTTCTAAGGGGGTTCGATTCCCCCATCTGCTTTTCTGCAATCAAAATGAGGTCAAAATGTCTAAAAGAAAAAATACAAAAAATAAGATTGGCAAGGACAAACTGCGCGATTTAATCAATAATAAGTATGGAGAGAAATTTGCGTTTAATTTAAATGACGAAGATCCAACATCTGTTCCCTACTGGATTTCCACAGGCTCCAGCGTCCTCGACCGCTCGGTTGTAAAAGGTCGCGTCGGCGGCCTGCCGGGAGGCAAAATTTGTTCTTATGCAGGCGAAGAAGGTGCCGGCAAATCCTACATGGCCGTTCTCGCCGTCGCCTCGGCGCAGAAAATGGGAATCGACTGTATTTATTTTGATGCAGAGTCAGCTCTCGACCGAGATTTTCTTGAAAGTATGGGCGTTGATGTAGATTCACTCATTTATATCCAAGAGCCCACTGTGAATATGGTTCTTGATTCTATTGATCTATTCTGTAAAAATAATGACAATCGAATGTTGTTTGTTTGGGATTCTTTGGCCGCAACACCTATGGATAGTGAAAGCGAAGCCGAGTTCGAATTGAATAATGGCGCAATGTCCGAAAAACCCAGACTTTTGTCTCAACTTCATACGCGATTGAGCAAACCGATTGCGAAAACAGAATCAACTCTTTTGATTCTTAATCAGCTTCGTACATATATTCCCAAGCCCGGCGAATGGGGTGCTCCGCAATGGTTTACACCGGGAGGCAAGGCTCCCAAGTATGCTTACTCTCTTGAAATTTGGTTGAATAATCGAAAGTCTAAAGCAGGCGCTGTTTTCAACGAAAACGGCTATAAAATCGGCAGCGAAGTGAAAGCGACAATCAAAAAATCCCGTTTTGGCACAGAGGGTCGCGTTGCGGCATATGACATTCTATGGGGTGACGAACGTATGGGCGTTGCTGAAGAAGAGTCATGGATTAATGCGGCGAAGTCAAGCCCACGCTTCAAATCTGCCAGTGGTTGGTATGGCATTTTGAAGGAAGAGGGTAGCGATGAGTTCATCGGAGGCAAGAAAATAAATGGTGTCAGTAATTTCGTCGAGGCGTTGCAACAAAATGAAGATCTTCGAGAAGCAATGCTTGATCTTTTGACCGAAGAGCTTGTTATCAAATTCGACAACAAAGAAGGAAATGCTAAAGATTTTTATACGGTCGATGAGGATGCTGATGAATAATGAAGAAGAAAAATGTTGTGAAGATCTTCGCCAACCTCGCGCAAAAATCAAGCGATTAGAGGATGATACGTTGTCGACAAAATTACTAGAAATTATAGAGGGAATCGCCGCTTTTTCGGAGATGTTTAATGAGTAATAAAAAAAGATTAATTGTAATTGATGGCATGAATGCTTTTTATCGATCATATGCAGTCAACCCGACTATGAATGCTAATGGTGATCATATCGGCGGCTATGTTGGTTTTTTCAAAACTCTTCAAAAGATTGCTCGTTATACTGAGCCTGATGATATCATTGTGGCTTGGGATGGACCCGGTGGCTCTAAGAAGCGACGTTCGATAAACAAGAATTATAAAGAAGGCCGTAAACCCGTAAAAAGATACAACCGAACATATGAACACACAATCTCGCCCAAAGAAGAGGAGCAAAATAAAGGCTGGCAAATCGCCCAAACCATAGAACTACTCAACACAACCCCAGTCAAACAGCTTCTATTCAACAATATTGAAGCTGATGACTTAATTGCATACGTGGTCAAGTCAGATGTATACCAAGAATGGCAGAAGGTGATCGTATCTAATGATCGAGATTTCATGCAGCTTTTAAACGAAGACACTGTACTCTACAGGCCTGTCACTGATGCTGTTGTGACTAGAGATACTGTTTTAAGCGAGTATGAAATACACCCCGAGAATATGACTATTGCTCGCGCTATTATTGGCGACAAGAGCGATAACCTTGAGGGGGTTTCTGGTGTCGGTGAGAAAACAGTGGTGAAATGCTTCCCCGAGCTTTCTGGCTCCTCTAAGATTTATCTAAGCGATATTTTCGACAAAGCTAAGAACCCCCCTCGCGAACTGAAAGCCTATTCAGATATATATAAGAAAAGGTCTAAGATACAAGAGAATTATAAGATCATGCAGTTGTACGAACCCTCGATTCGCTTTAACGCTGCGCAAGAAATCGACGAGATTCTTTTGGAAGATCAGGTTTATTTCGCCAAAAATGATTGGAGAGTCAAGCAAATTACTGATGGCTTTCCTATGGATTATGATTGGTCGACCATTGAATTTACATTTAAGAATATAGTAAACACAGTAAGGAACAAACATGAGTGACAAGCCAACTTTTTCCGATTTTGGAAATTCGTTTCAGGAGAAATTAGCTCATATTTTACTGGAGGATAGTTCTTTTGCAGATCAAATGGAAGAATTGATTCAATTCAATTTTTTTGAGAAAGAATATTTAAGAATTTTTGCTAGACTTATTTTCGACTACAGGAAAGAATATAGCATTCATCCGTCTGTCGAAATTATGTCTGCTCTTATTCGAACAGAGTTAGAAAAAGAAAGTGATTTGGATAGGGCACAGGTATCTGATTTCTTTGAAAGAGTCTGTACAAAAAGATATGTCGAGGACGCTGATTTTGTAAAAGATAAATCGCTTCGGTTTTGTAAAAATCAAAAAATGAAAGAAACGTTGCTGAAATGCGTCGGTCTTATGAACAAGGGCGAATTTGATGCAATTGAAGATCTTATCAAAGAGACAATGAAGTTGGGGCTGGACAACGACTATGGGCACGATTTTCTCAAGGATTTTGAGGCAAGATATCAACTAGAGCCTCGGCGGCCTGTTCCGACTGGATGGCCCAATATTAATAAGATTACACAAGGAGGCTTGGGCGAAGGTGAGCTAGGTGTTGTCATCGCGCCAACTGGAGCTGGCAAATCTCACGTTCTGTGTCATTTAGGAGCTTCGGCCGTTCAACAGGGTCGCTCTGTCGTGCATTATACACTTGAGCTATCCGAAAAGGTGGTGGGTCATCGCTATGATTCTTGTATAACCGGAATCCCTTTAAATTACCTAGAAAGTCAAAAACAGACAGTTCTCGAAAATATTCAAGACAAGGTTGAGGGTGAGCTAATAATTAAAGAATACCCGACCAAATCAGCGTCTCTTGTAACACTGAAGAGGCACTTGGATAAGTTGGTCAAAAAAGGTCACAAAGTAGATCTTATTATCGTTGATTATGGTGATTTGCTGAAGCCTGTTCGCTCTCGCGAACAAAAAAGAATGGAGCTTTCCGATATTTACGAAGGTCTTCGAGGCCTCGCTAAAGAATACAAATGTCCTATCTGGACTGCTTCGCAGACTAACAGAAAAGGATTGAACGAGGAAGTGATTACGATGGAATCAATCAGCGAAGCTTTTTCTAAATGTTTTGTCGCCGATTTTATCTTCTCTCTTTCGAGAACTGTTGATGATCGAACAACGAACAAGGGAAGGATTTTCATCGCGAAGAATCGTAACGGTATCGATGGTATCGTTTATCCTGTGCATATGAATACTGCCAATGTTCACATCGACGTCCTCGAAGAAAGCACAGAATCCCCAGCAGAAATTACTGCCAACGCTGAAAAGAATGCTAAGGCCAAATTGGCAAAAATATTTCAAAATATCAAGGAGAATTAATTAGATGAAAGAATCAGAAGTGAGAGAGATGACATTAGAATATTTCGGCGGCGACGAATTGGCCGCTGATGTTTTTTTCAAATACGCCCTCCGAAATAGTGAGGGTGAATATTTGGAAGCCACACCCGACGACATGCATCGCCTTCGGCTTGCGCCCGAGTTCGCTCGAATTGAAGCAAAATATCCCAACCCCGTCGATTCGGGAAAAATATATAACAAGATAAAGAATTTTAGTAAAATTGTGCCGCAAGGCTCGCCGATGTATGGTATCGGAAATGATTATAAGTTGGTTAGTTTATCGAATTGTGTTGTGGTGGACGCGCCGAACGACACAATGACCTCGATTCTGGAGCAGGGTAAGAGTCTCGCCAATCTCATGAAGCGTCGCTGCGGTGTGGGCATTGATATCTCAACACTCCGACCAGAAGGTGCGCCGGTCAATAACGCTGCTCGAACTTCGTCGGGCGCTTGGACATTCGCCGACTTCTTTTCATACGTCACACGAATGGTCGGTCAGTCTGGTCGTCGCGGCGCGCTCATGATTACCATGGATGTAAGACATCCGGACATCGAAAAGTTCGCGACGATGAAGATGGACAAGACAAAGGTGACGGGCGCGAATGTTTCGATAAAGATTACAGATGAATTTATGGAAGCTGTCAACAAGGGTGAGACATTCCAACTTCGATTCCCGGTTGATTCTGAAGAACCAACATACACAAAGGAAGTTAACGCAAAAGAATTGTGGGACCTTGTTGTAAAAACAGCCCGAGATTCTGCCGAGCCGGGACTGATGATGTGGGACAATATCACTAAAGCCCTACCAGCACACTGTTATCCGTTTTTTAAGACAATTACGACCAATCCATGCGGAGAAATCCCGCTCAGCGCCGGAGATTCTTGCCGCCTTATCTCGGTTAATTTATATGAACATGTCAAAGATAAATTTAAAGAAGAGTGTTATTTCGATTTTGAAGAGTTCAGAGAGACTGTTCGTCTTGCTCAGCGTATGGCTGACGATCTTGTTGATTTGGAAATTGAAAAACTCACTCAAATCATGGAAGAATGTGATACTGATGCCGAGCGAGATCTTTTCGGAAAGCTTCTCGAAGCCGCTGAACGAGGTCGACGAACTGGCTTAGGCACGCACGGCCTCGGCGATTGTCTTGCAGCCCTTCGCTTGCGATATGATTCCGATGAGGCTGTTGAAATGGTAAGTAGAATCTATGAAGAATTCAAGATTGCGGCCTATTCTGAAAGCGTTAACCTCGCGAAAGAGCGCGGAGCATTTCCTGATTTCAATTGGGAATTAGAGAAAGATTGTGAATTCTTCGATTCATTCCCTGAGTGGCTCATCGAAGAGATGAAGGTATATGGCCGCAGAAATATTTCCCTGCTCACGTGCGCGCCGACAGGTTCAGTGTCGATTGAATCACAGGTAAGTTCAGGCGTCGAGCCGATCTTCAGACTCTTTTACACAAGAAGAAAAAAGATTAATCACAATGAAAATGTAGAACCAGATTTCATTGACAAGCTGGGCGATAAATGGAAGGAATACCGAGTCTATCACAAATCAGTGAAAGACGCGATGTCTGTACTTGAGACCGAAGAGATTCCTGAATGGTTTATAGAGTCCGATGACATTGATTGGATTAAAAGAGTTGCGATTCAATCTGCAATGCAGGCTCATATTGACCATTCCATCTCCAGCACTATAAACTTACCGAGGGATGTTCAGGCTGATGAAGTAGGGAGAATCTATTTTGAAGGTTGGAGACAAGGCCTGAAAGGCTTGACCGTATATCGAGAAGGTTCGCGCGATGGAGTTCTCGTGTCCGATGACGCAAGCGATTCTGGCTTTACTCATAGAGATGCTGCAAAGCGCCCAGAAGAAATTCCTTGCGATATTCATCATGTTCATGTAAAAGGAGAGAAGTGGGTTATTATTGTCGGTCTCGTTGATGGTAAGCCGTATGAAGTATTTGGTGGTCGCGCCGAGAAAATAGAGCTTGACAAATCTATAGATTCTGGTATACTGACCAAGAAGAAATTCACGACAGTGCCAAACCGATATTCGTTAGATGCTGGCGTTGTTAAAATCAACGACATCATTAAAGCATTCGATAATCCTGATAATGGTACAATGACCAGAATGCTTTCTCTTGCGCTTCGGCATGGCACGCGCCCTAATTATATTGTCGAACAAATTCAAAAGGATAAGAACGAATCATTTGCAAGTTTTTCAAAAGTGGTTGCAAGAGTTTTGAAAACTTATATCGAAGATGGTCAAAAAGCTTCGATTGTAAATCGAAACTGCGAAACGCAAGAAAATTGCAATTTCGTCTACCAAGAAGGTTGTGCGACGTGTGTTCAATGTGGATGGGCTAAATGTGGATGAGATATGTCGCTTTTAAAAGAGATTAAAGAGTACTGGAATGTTTCTGATTGTCGCGAAGGGGATAATAAGGAATTCAGGTGGGAATTCCATGAAGAACTTCCTGATTCTTCATCGTATAAATCAGAAAATGCTCGGCGGAACATACAATATTATGAAAGCATTCATATGTTTAATGAAGCCGAACTTTGGCAAAAAGAATTATTGAGACTAGAGACTGAGTATCCGTTAATTCACAACACAGTAGGAGGAATAGATGAATGATGAAAAAAAGGAACATTTTAAGAATTTTCTGAAAGGATTCGCAGCGCTTGAACAACAAATGGAGCCCTTTAAAGAACAGAGGAAGGATCTTCGCAAAAGCTTCAAAGATAATGGGTGGCTTACAACGCAGGAGATGCAAATGGCAGTGAAAGCCTTGCGTCTTTATGAAAAAGAGGCGGATTTTGACCTCATGACGGTTCTGGAAGATATTGTCGAGGAGACTTTCGGCCCTAAATGATTGATGCGACACCATTCGAGTCATGGTATGCTTGGATGGTGTCGTGCTATTTGCTGTTTTGGTTTTTACACAAAAGAGAGAAGCAAGATGGATATTAAATTTTGCCCGATGCCTTTGCATCGATACATAATAGTTGAAGAGTTACAGGACGATGATCCAAAAGAAGAGTCTAGTGAAGGTTTTGATTTTTCTGGATTTGAAGAATTGGATGAGATTGATTACAACCATCACGAGGTCGTCCGCATCATTAAGATTGGTCCGAAAGTAGAGCACGTCTCTTTAAAATCAGGCGATTTGGTTGTTGTTGGAGATACCCACCTTACAAAGAAAATTACTTTGCCTGATAATCGTGAAGTCATGGTAATTACTGAGAACCAATTAGTGCTTGAATTGTATCAAACTGAGGATTAGACATGAATATCGACGCCATCGTCGAAAATTTTCGCGATCATCTTAATGAAAAGTTAGTTTTCGGATCGAATGAAAAAATAAAAGAATATGCGTACCTTATCTATACGGCATATGTGTCCGCGCCCGAAGAGGATATGAGTGCGAGCTACAATGCTCTTAAGAAGAGTAACGAAATTCTATTTAAGAGGATGATGTCGAAAATTGATGTTAATTTTACTGATAGATATGATGATATTGGTTACGGCGATGCCAATGATATGGTCGCCCGCATCAAAGACAGCGGTGTTTTGCATGTAGACACAAGATATTCGGATAACAATCCGTACTTTACGGAAGAAGAGAACTGGATTTTTCGTGCTGTGCATGACTACTATACTCACAATTTGAGAGGCAAGAAGTTTAAACAATCCTATAATTTCAACCTCAAAGGAGAATTCCAGACGTATAATACTCATGCGAAATTAGCCCCGACCGACGCCTTACCCGCTTTGTTCACAGAGGTTATCTGTCAGATAAGTTTTGAGGTTATCACCGGAGCATTCCCCGATCCGCAAAAATCTGCTTTTATACGCGGCGTCGATATGAAAAATCTAGGGATCATATCCTTCCAAAGTAATGCTAAGAGTCTCACTGTTGGTTCTGGAACATATGAACAAAACTTTAGTAGCGAAGAAGATATGCTTTCTAAGCTTGGCGAAAAAGGCGTCGAGATTTACCGTCGATGGAAAGGAGAATCTCTAAACGAACAAGACGACTTGAAATTTGGCAATATGTCTCCTCTTAATCAAAGAGTTTTCAATAAACTTGAAGGGGCCGATTCTTCGATCCGCACTGTTGGTATTATGTCAGCAGAAAACCCAATGGCTGTCGGCCTTTCTGCTGAAGAAAACGAACAAATTATGAGCGATTTTTATCGCCAATTGGACGAGGAAGGGTTGTCTTTTTTGAAAATTAAAGGGCATTATGGAGACAATCCTGAAAACTCTGTTATTATTTGGAATATTTCGCCTGAAAAGATAACAGAATATCTGTATAGATACAAACAAGACTCAGTCATTCTGGGCGTTCGGCAAGAAGACAGGATGGTTTGGAATTGGATTGACCACAAAAAAGGCGAGGTTCTGCATCAATCCGACACAATTTTGTACGGCCCTGAAATTCAGCAGCTAGGAAATTACTATTCTGAATTTAACGGAATAAAATTTGTTATCGACTTTGATTTCTAGGGTTTGGAGTTTTTTTGATATTCGAAAATTTGGTAATAGGCTCTTCATTGAGCGCAGCGATGTTTGCTTTTCTTAATGGTTATCATCTTATTTTGCTTGAGGGCCGCGAGCCGCTACCATATGAAACGCTTCGCCCGCAAGAAAATTTTGATGCTTTGAAATTTCCAAATCACACGGAAGAGTGGTTGCTTGAAGATAACTCTTTCTCGGTTGTCGGCAATGAATCCTCAAAATTGTTTGATCATATCGTATATATACACAGCCTTTCTGGATTGGTGATTTCCCAAAACGGGGCGATTCAATTTTTAGAGATTTTTTCGGATGATAAAAAGTGTGAAGTTTATACTGAAAATGGTGTGCTAACATATCATTATGATGAACTACATTTATTTCAGTTAGAAAATGTTTTAGGAGTGCCAATAAATGACCAAGAGAATAATACAATTATATTGGATTGGTTTAGTGTCAAATCTGGAAAAAGCCACGACTACCGCTTCGGAACGATTGGCGATTCGAATCTTTATTTTCATACTCATGACGGCACTCGGGACCCACGATTTAAGGATGTCTTGTTACAAAAAGTTGTCAAATCTGGGGAAGAGGTTCTTGAACACAATATGACATTTACTCACAAGCTCGATATCGAGGAGCACATGTCGTCAGTCATGGGTATACAAGGGTACGTTTATTCCGATACGTATATTCAGCCGATAATTGTAGAGCCGAAAGAGCGACAGTTGATTAAGAGGATATCGGGCACCCCAATACTCTCAAATAGTGAAAAATTTTATAGAGAAGATTATTACGATATCTATCTCGAAAACATCGAAAACCTATCTGGATATAATAAGAAAATAATAGAATCCCTATGACAGATATTCCGCCGCACCCACCCATCGAGAACCTTAATTCGTTTCACTTAGCAGGCATTATACCACTCAGTGGTCAAGATCCTACAGACTTTGGTATGGATTGGCATTCGTCGCTCATGCCGATTGAGGCGAATTATACTTTAATAGAGGCCGCGATATACGAGGCCGCGATGGCAGGATGCGAGACCATTTGGCTTGCTGTCGACGAAGATGTTACACCACTCATACGTCACAGGATAGGAGAATATATCATTGATCCTGTGACAACAAAAAACACTGATCGACCACACACTAAAGAGAAATGGATCCCTATCTATTATGTCCCAACGAAAGAATTTGACGAGGACCGGCGCGATAGTTTATCATACGGCGTATTTCATGTCGCCGATGTTGCAGCAACCATTTGCAATGCACTCTCCAGCTATGTAGCTCCGGATAGGTACTACATAACCTTTCCCTATGGTCTTTTGGATCCTATGAGAGATATAAGGCCCCAGCGGACAAATATATCCTCGTATAGAAAAAAGCCGGTGTTTCGATATAAAGGCAGGTCGGTGTTTGACGGTGAATATATGCCATTTGTAATGGACCCTAAAGATATAAGTCTTTGTAGAGAAGATGTGTGGCTCAAACAGACTGGGTTAAGAGATACTTCTGCTCCTAAAGAGAAATGGATCCAAACACCTGACAATATGCCCGACATGCCTCCGAGACTGCCTGCCTCGGAGCAATACACCGCTAGGTGGTTTGGACCCGGCGAAGTTTTTGCTGAGATAGATAAAAAAAATATTGACTTTGTTGATCTTAAATGGTATTATGACGTAACTTCCTTCAGAGGATATGTGGATTTTATGTCATCAGATAACTATTTAAGAAGACCTGATGATATTAAACTTAAATACAAAGAGTGGAACCCCATGTCTTTTGAAGAGGAATACTAAATGAAAGTCACAAAAGAAGAACTTTATAAAATTATTCTCGAATCTCACCGAGAACTTCTCGAAGAAGAGTATGGTCTTCGTGATATGGATGATATTATGACTTATTTCGAGAAGAAGGTTAAGCCGTACATGAAGTCTAGAAAAGAATTGGCCGAATATGTTCCGTTTCTTGACAAAATCGAACAGGATTTTCAGAATACAGACTACTCGTCCGCACGCCGCAAACTCGTGATGTTGGCCAAGATTAGTCCCGATTTTATCAATATTGTTTATCCAATTATCGCCTATTTCCGCGATTTAGATGATAAAATCGCGGGAGTGCCGGACGAAAAGTTTTTAAAAGAATCTTATCAGGACATGATGAATGATTTATCAAAAGTAATTGATAAATACGAACAAGACCCTCAACTTAAAGCTCAAGTAAAGAACTTAGTCGATCTTGTTAAACAATTCAGTCCTCCCTCGGGAGATACTGGTTTAGAGCCTCTCGAACCCGGCGCAGACCGAAAGGGTCTTAAAACAGATTATGAAACAGATCCTAAATTGAAAGGCCTTTTGGGCGATGTTGATAAAATGTCTGCTAAGTATGCTCGAAATCCATCTCAGAGAGGAATGGTCAAGATTTACAACACTATCGGCGACGCGCTCGAACAAAACAATATCGACGCAGCCAAAGCCGCAGCTTCAAAGCTACGCAGCGGCAACAATGCTGATAAAGAAATCGCAAGGAAAATTTTAAGTTTATAAGATGAGGATATATGTGTGATAACAATAAGTCTAAGATCAAATATGTAAACCTGCACGCCCACACGACTTTTTCGGTTTTTGACGGGCTCGGTTATCCTTCTGAACATATTGATTTCGCTTTATCCAATGGTCTTGAAGCTCATGCTTTTACTGACCATGGCAATATGAACGCAGTACCTTTCATTGTCGAACACCTCAAAAAATTAAAATCTGAAGGCAAAGAATTCAAGCCGATTTTCGGCGTTGAGGGTTATATTATACCTTCAATGCAAAATTGGCTTGAAATTTATAAGAATTCCAAGAACAAAAAGAAGAGCAAAGGCTCGGAGACGAATGCAACTGTCATCGAAGATGAGGATAGAGAATCTCTCAAGAGCGAGTTAAAAGAACGACGTCACATGACGCTCGTTGCCAAGAACAAGACCGGCCTTTATAATCTTTTTGAAATGGTCTCGGATTCTTTTGAAAAGCCGAACTACTATTACTACCCAAGAATGGACTTTAAGATGCTCAAGGAGCATTCAGAGGGTCTGATTGGCACAACTAGTTGTTTGGGCGGCATTTTGGCTACCGAGTACTGGAAGTATAGCGAGGAAGGCGCTACCTACGTCTACGAAAAAATGAGAGAAGTTACCGAGCAAATGCTTGATATTTTCGGGGATGATTTCTACGGAGAGTTGCAGTGGAATAAAATTCCTGAACAACATTTTCTCAACCAATGCGTCATTAAACTTTCAAAAGAATACGGTTTCCCGTTGATTTCAACGGCCGATGTTCACTACCCAAGCCCAGAAGCTTGGAAGTCTCGCGAGGTTTATAAAAGAATCGGAAATAGTTGGATTGAAAAGAAAGAAGGGCCTATCCCTCCATCTCTTGAGGACATGGACTATCAGCTGTGGCCGAAGAACGGCGACCAGATGTGGGAAGAGTATAAAAAATACTCGCAAATGGCTGGTGTAGATTATGATGATTCGCTTGTTCTTGAATCTATCGAGCGCACTCACGAAATTGCTTTCGAACATATCGAAGACGTTTTGCCCGATACGAACGTCAGACTTCCAGCCTTTGTTGTGCCGGAAAATTCATCAGCAGATGCTGAATTGTCAGAAATTGTTCATACTAGATTAGAAAAGAAGTTTCTTGAAAAGTCAGAATATCCTGAATATCTCGCAAGAGTTGAGCGAGAACTTAAAGTAATCGCTGACCGTGGTTTCAGCAAATACTTTCTTACTATGAGCGCCATTAACGAAGAGGCTAAAAAAGAAATGCTTGTTGGTCCCGGTCGAGGTTCGGCAGGCGGTTCTCTGGTTGCATATTTGCTGGAAATCACCGAGGTTGATCCAATCAAGAACGGACTCCTGTTTGAGAGATTCTTGAGAAGCGACGCGACTGATTATCCCGATATTGACTATGATGTTTCGGACAATACGAGAATCAAGGAAGTTCTTGTTGAAAAGTGGGGCAAGGATACAGTTGTTCCGATTAGTAATTGGAATACTTTGCAGCTTAGATCCTTAATCAAGGACATCTCCAGATATTATGATATTCCATTTGATGAAGTTAACAAGGTAACTAATGTCATGATTCATGAGGCCACCGGCCCGGCTAAAGCACGCCACGGGATTAAAGCTGGTGTGTATACGCCGACGTTTGAGGAAGTTAAGGAATTCAGCACGTCCCTACAGAAGTTTCTGAAAGACCATCCTGAAGTTGAGCAGCATGTGGATGATCTCTATGGTCAGATTCGTTCATGTTCCCGACACGCAGGCGGCGTTGTTATCGCAGACGATTTGAATAAGCAGTTGCCGCTCATTTCCTCTGGAGGTGTGACACAAGTTCCTTGGTCTGAAGGGCAGAATGTAAGGCACCTTGAGCCGATGGGGTTCATCAAATTCGACTTGCTTGGTCTTAAGACGCTCAGGGTCATGGAGATCTGTATTTCACACATTCTTCGTCGAGAGCAGGGTATTGAGAATCCGACATTTGCCGACATTCGCAAATTTTATGATGAAAACCTGCATGGCGATGTGATTAACACAAATGACCAGCAAGTCTATGAAAACATTTTCCACCAAGGCAAATGGGCCGGCATTTTTCAATTTACAGAGAAAGGGGCTCAAAACTTCTGCAAGGATGCTAAGCCGAGATCTTTGGTAGATATCGCGACAATTACTTCTATTTATCGCCCCGGTCCTTTGAGCGCCAATGTGGATGCCAAGTATATAGAGAAGAAAAACAATCCTGATACAATCGAATATGTGAACGACATCTTCCGAGAAGAAACGGAAGAAAGTTACGGCTTTTGTATTTTCCAAGAGCAAATTGCTAAATTAGCTCATAGGTTGGGCAAGAATGTCTCCCTAGACGAAGGAAACATGCTCAGGAAGGTTTTGACTAAGAAAGGTACGGGCAAAACAGCGAAAGTTAAAAATAAAATTCATGATAAATTTATCGAAGGCTGTGTCGAAAAGGGCATGTCGAACAGACAGGCGGCTGAATTGTGGAATCTATTCGAATATTTCTCTGGGTATGGATTCAACAAATCCCATGCCATTGCATATTCGCTTATATCCTTCCAGTGCGCTTGGCTTTTGAATTACTATCCGTCTTGTTGGCTTGCTGCCTTCTTAACAGAAGAGAATGACGATGAAAAGCGCGGCAAAGCTATCAGCATTGTTCGCTCTTTTGGTTATGATGTCAAAACGCCCTCACTTAATTTCTCTTCAGATGTTTGGCAAATTTCAAAAGATGGGTTGGCTTTCTATCAACCTTTGACGGATATTAAGGGCGTGGGTGATTCAGCATATGAACAAATTATCGAACACAGGCCTTTTGTTTCTATGTCAGATTTTCTTTTTAGAGAGGAAGTGGACCGACGCTCTGTAAACAAAACTGTAGTTTCTAGTTTGATACAATCCGGGGCCTTGCAAGAGTTCGTAGAAAATGGTCCATTTGAAAATACTAAACACATGTTTTTATCGTGTATTGTGGAGAGACCTTCGAGTGAAAAAGAATTGCGCGAAAACATTTCTAATTTCTCTGGCACTGAGGATTTTACAAAAATAGAGAAGATAGCCTTCTTAGAGACTTTGACACAAATATATCCTCTGAGATATGTTATAGATGACGAATTGCTCAAAAGGCTTGAAAAGAAATGTATTCCTCCGATTGGAGAATACGATCCCGATTTGAACTATTGTTGGTTTATCCCTAAAAATAAGAATGTGAGGTACACTAGAGCATCAAAGAAACCGTATTACGAGCTAGAGGTTACTGATAGCACATACAAGGTGACAAAGATTAAGTGCTGGGGTATCAACCCCGAAAAAGATTTTGTAAGCTTAAATAAACCACATATCGCCGAACTGGATTATGATCCAAAGTGGGGATTTTCGACACGTCGAATGTGGAAAGATTTTATTATGATTAAATAGGAGGAATAATGAAAGAGATCAAGGTAGAATTGTTGCGCGAGGGCGCAAAACCTCCCGAGCGCGCACACCCGACTGACGCAGGGATGGATGTTTTCGCATCATTGGAATACGCTCCCAACTATAAAGTGATTGCTCCATCTGAGAATAAACTCATTCCGACAGGCATCAAGATGAATATTCCTGAAGGCTATGTCGTTGAGGTTAAGAACAGATCTTCTATTGCGTCCAAAAGATGCTTAGTAGTTGGAGCACACATTATTGATAGCGGTTATCAAGGTGAAATATTCATTGATTTACATAACATCGGGTCGGATATTGAAATGATAACACACGGTGAAAAGATTGCGCAGCTAGTATGTTATCCTATTGCGACACCACAACCGGTCGTCGTAGAAAATGCATTTGAACAAGAATCAGAAAGAGGAGAGGGTGGCTTTGGAAGCACAGACAATTAGAAAATTTTTAGATGAGTATGGAGCAGTGTGTTTCGACGATGTTTTGTTGACACCAAGATATTCCACTATTAAAACAAGACGAAATGTTGACTTGACGCCTCGCATCGGTGATGAAATGCTGTTGTCAGGCTTTGTTCGGCCGGTTTTCGCAGCGCCCATGGATACGGTTACGGGTCTAGATATGGCCGTTACTATGGCAGAAATGGGAGCCGCGAGTGTTGTTCATAGATATAATACTCCTGAAGAACAACTTAAAGAAATTCCGAACGACCAATATGCTCGACTTCGAACCTTCGCGGCAGTGGGAAGCAATGATGATGAGAGAGTAGAGTTTTTATATAAGAATGGCATTAGAAATTTTTGTATCGATGTTGCGCATGGCCATCATCGTGATTGTGCACAAGCTATTATGAGAATTAAGGATCTCGACGGCACTACTGTTATGGCTGGCAATATCGCAACACCAGATGGCTATTCCTTTCTTCGAAAGGCCGGCGCTGATTTAATCCGTGTAGGTGTGGGTGGTGGAAGTTGTTGTACCACTAGGATTCGAACTGGTCATGGAGTACCGACGCTCACCTCGATTGCCCTGTGCAAGATCCGCGCGCTCGAAGAAGAGGAGTCTGGCGTAAGCAAGCCAGCGGCGATCATTGCGGATGGCGGCATTCGAACGAGCGGAGATGCTGTAAAAGCTCTCGCTTTTGGAGCCGATGCTGTAATGCTCGGCTCTGTCTTGGCCGGCACTTCGAAGTCGCCCGGCATTGTAGAGGATGGGTACAAATCCTTCAGAGGAATGGCTTCGAAAGAGGCGCAGGATGATTGGCGTGGCTGGACTTCTGTGGCCGAAGGCGTCTCGACAAAAATCAAATATAAAGGCGAAACCGCCGATGTTTTGTTTGATTTTATTATGGGGATTAAGTCAGGCCTTTCCTACTCCGGCGCTAGAAACTTAAAGGAGTTCAGGAGCAAATGTTTTGTTATGAAACAATCTTCAGCTTCAATCAAGGAGGGTATGCCACATATCAATGGATAAAAAGGATATATATTTTAGTGATTACCCCAAAAGACAGACGGATTTTATGATAAAGATCCGCAGTCGGTATGGAATGAATATGTCTGATTTTTTTAGATATATGATTACGATGGTTTTACGTGACGACGAGAACATGCTGGCTATACTTGAACAGTATCAAAAAGAACGTGGCGAGTTCGTCAAGCGAAACAAAAAAATTCTTAGAAAAAGAATAGACAAGAGAGACGAAATGATAGATAAATTTGGCCTCTCCGAAGATGAAATAAATTTAATTTACGATTCAATCGAAGAAGAGATAGGTGATATTTAATGGATAAATCGGAATTTGTTTGCGCATGCAAAAGAGAAGGAAGAGACCAGACTTGTTGCAGAAACTATATAGATTATGAACAAGACCACAATTGTGTTTTAGTTGCTGTTGAGAATTCAGGCTCGTTAAATCTTAGAGAAATCGGCGAGCGTTTTGGAGTTACGCATGTTAGGATAAAGCAAATAGAAGATAAGGCTATTGCGAAACTTAAAAAATTATACGAAAACCAAGAAGAACTGGAGAATTTATTTCTTTCTTAGAAAATAATTCTAACTTAGATCAGACAAGGTTATAATTATATTGAATTGAAATTTCAATGGTTTAAAACTCTAATTTTGAAGGAGAATTTAGCTCATGAGTAAAAACAAGAAGAAAAAATCTCTTCTGACAGAAGGCGAAATGCTTCGCTGGAAGGAATTGACGGGTCAAAAGGACGCTTACGATCCAGATTTCTGGCTGAATGAAGGTGACTACAAGAAAGAAAAAATGAAAGAAACTCCTCCGCAGGATATGAAACAAAAGTATCTTGAAGAAGAGGAAGAAATCGAAGAGGGTAAGAAGGGCAAGAAGAAGCCCGGCAAAGTCGACCATGCTCATCCTGACCACAAGCTTAAGACGGTCAAAGAAGGAGAGGACATGAAAGAACTCGACGAAATGGGCTACAAGCGTGACGAAGAGCCTATGATGGAAGAAGACGATGACGATCTCGAAGATATGGGCGGTGATGATATGCCGCCTATGGATGACGCCCCCGAAATGGACGACATGGGCGGTGATGATATGCCACCTATGGATGACGCCCCCGAAATGGATGACATGGGCGGTGCTCCATCTGTCGAACAAGCTCTCCAAGATCTCGTCGCTGCCCTTAAGAGTGAACTAGCTGCTGGCGAGGATATCGAAACTACCGTTGTAGATGACGGCGAACCCGAGATGGATGACGTTCCTGAAATGGATGACGCCCCCGAAATGGACGACATGGGCGGTGATGATATGCCGCCTATGGATGACGAAGAAGAAGAGGCACTGGCTGAGAAGATTGAAGAGATGCTCAATCGCCACGAAAAGAGATTGGCTGAGAAAGTTGCAAAGCGTCTGAAAAAGAAGTAATAATAAAATAATGTAATACACACTCAAAATAGTCAGCTTTATAGCTGGCTATTTTTGTATGGAGGCATTGTGAAGAGAGAAAAACAAAGAAAAAAAATTATCGAAGATTATTTTGATAGAGAATTGGTCGACCGTGATTGTAATTTGATTTCATTCAAGTCAAATATATTCACTGTCAACCAATATAACAAATTTATTCACGAAGCTTATGAAAATAAAAGAATTACTCCCAAGCAATATATTGAATTATTTAGTAGGGGGATAAAAGCTATGCAGGGTAAGCTAGATATTAAATTTATAGATGGTGTGCCGCATATAAAGGAGGATGAATGGTGAATTACAATGAAAAATCTGCACAAGATCTAGGATGGTCGCCGATGTGGTTCGGCACAACGGATTTTGATAAAGTGCTGGAAAATAAAGTGCGAGAATTTCAGGAAAGGAAGGGTTTGCAGGCCGATGGTCTTGTTGGGCCCAATACTTTCGCTACCCTGTATGAACATTTTCGTAGTATGGGCAAAGTAAAGCCTCTTTTGGTTTTGAATGGTAAAAAAATAGACATCGATTATGATGTAGAAGTATCATTAAAACACTTCGGCAAGTTTAACGCCGAGAATTATAAGAAAGCAGATAGAGAAGAGGTAAAATTCTGCATTATTCATTGGGATGCTACATTTTCAGCAGATCATTGCTTCAACATCCTTCAGAGAAGAGGGGTTTCGACTCATTTTTGTATCGATAATGATGGGACTATTTTTCAATATTTAGATATGAAAGATGTGGGTTATCACGCGAAAGGGTTCAATTCTGATTCAATCGGAATCGATATTTCTAACGCCTTTTACTTGAAATATGCTGATAAGTATGTTAAAATGGGACTTCCTGAGCGACCTATTATCAGATCTGAAGTGCATGGCCGTGATTTAGGCGAGCATTTGGGCTATTATCCCGAACAGATAAGATCTTTCAAGATTTTAATGAAAACTCTTGTCAAGAACGATATAGTCACCAGCCTCCTGACGGCTTATAATGACGACGCGACCATGCATAAAGGCGTTTGGGACATGGAGGCTGCGCGCGAGCACGGCGGCTGGTTTCATCATTACCATTTAACGGAAAATAAGATTGATACTGCCGGAATTGATCTCGCAGAGATAATTAAAGAGGTAGTTCACGAACTTTACGAAGAAAAAGGGCGCACCGAATGAAAATAGATAGAGATAAGTTTGCAAAGCTTTTAAAAACAAAAGTTGAAAAAAACAACCGCATCGTCGAAGAGAGCGTTCAGAAGTTTGTTTCGAAGCCGAAAAAGTCTTCGCAGAATGATGTCTTGATGGACTTGATTTGTGAGTCAATTTATGGTAGAATGCAGGAAGCCGAAATCAAAGATCCTCGTCTAGCGCGTAAAATTAATCGAATGGGCGAGTTGGCTAATGAAATCGACCGAGTCAAAGAAGAACTGGATCGCTATCAGAGAGAATATCGCGAAATTGAGACAGAGTTACGACCACTAATTGAAGAATTGTCCGAAGCAAGCGAAAAGGCTTTGAAAACTAGAGATTATATCGTGACAGTCAAGCGTCAAGGGTACCGCAGAGCGAATTATAAATACAAGGCTGCATTCGATTATTTGTATGAGCGAGTCAACAATTCGATGAAGCGCATCGTCGATGAAGCGCTGGAGGCTAACAAAACCATCAGTGATGTTTTATCATCTTTAGGCGTTCAGAAGAGGGTTGACGAATCTCAGCACGCAATTTTGAATGAGTATGCCGGCCGAATTGGCGGCATTATTAAGAAATATTATGAGATCATCAGAGAAGAGAATATGCTTCTGGATGGTTATCTAGATAAAATAAAAGAATTGGTTCCAACGGAGGGAGCGTGAAGAAATTTAGTTTTGATTTAGACTTTCTTGAAAAAGTTTCCAAAGCTTCGAGAAAATTAGCAAAAAATGTAGGCTGCACGCTTGGTCCGAAAGGCCGAAACGTGCTGATTCATCCAAAAGGTCAAAAGCCAGTAATCACCAAGGACGGCGTTACTGTTGCAAAATTCATTTCTTTTGAAGATGAATTCGAAAATGCAGCCGCACAAGTTATCAAACAGGCATCGATTGAAACAGTGCAAAAAGCCGGAGATGGCACCACGACCGCGACTGTTGTCGCCGATGCTATTATCCAAAATACATATAAACGCCTGATTGGGGGATATGCTCCGATCGACCTCCGTCGGGGGATTGAAAAAGCGCTCGCCGCTGCGCTTGAGCAAATTTCAAACCACATCCGCCAGATTGAATCGGAGGACGATATTCGACATATCGCTAACATTTCTTCTAATGGTGATACATTGGTTTCTAACATTATCACGGATGCTGTATCATCTATTGGTCGAGGCGGCGCTATATCAATAACAAATTCTAAAACAACTCGCACGACGCTTGACATTATTGAAGGTTTTCAGATTGATGAGGGCTATCACTCTAAAGCATTTGTGAATAAAAATAGCAGAAATCTTGTTTTTCACGAAGATGCTTTAGTGTTGGTCACAAACTTAGTTCTGGATAACTTTTCAGAATTGCGTCAGCTTATTGCAAAGGTAGATAAGGAACAACGGCCTCTTATTATTATCGCTGATGAAGTCAAGGAAAAGCCTTTGGAGTTTTGCATTATGAATGCTATCAAAGGCCAGCGCATCGCAATCATCAATCCTCCATCCTATGGTTCACGGCGAAGTGAAATTTTAGAAGATCTCGCGATTTCTATTGGGGCGCGCTTTATTGATGTTGAGAAAAATGATCGCCTGACCGATGTAAAATTGGAAGATTTGGGATTTGTCAAAAAAATTGAGGCTGGTCCACTAAAATCTGTTTTCGTTGGCGGCGTCGGAGATGTCGACAAGATTCAAGAGCGCGTCGAATCTCTTCAAGCAGAAATGAAGCAAATGAAATCTATTGAGGATATCGACAGGCTTCAAGAACGAATTACAAGGATGTCTTCAGGGGTCGCCGAAATTTCTGTTGGTGGTGCGACAGAAATTGAAATGGAAGAGAGAAAGCATCGCATCGAAGATGCTCTGGAAGCTGTAAATTCTGCTCGTGAAGAGGGTATTATACCGGGAGGGGGTCGCCTCTTGATGGAAATCAGCAAAAATTTGATAGAGCCAGACGAAAGTTGTCTTAATTCTGGTGAGCGGGAGGGTTGGAAGATTTTTATGGAATCCCTTCAAGCTCCTTTTTTCCAAATGGCAAACAATGCTGGTAAAAATGCTGAGATTTTATTTGAAAAAGTTAAGCACGATGTAAGTCTTGGTATAGATTTTAGTACTGAAGATTCAGATGTTGTAGAACTGTATGAAAATGGAATTATTGACCCATTTAAAGTGACTAAAAATGCACTTATTAACGCAGCATCGGCCGCATCAACTCTAATGACGACCGTGTCGGCGATTGTTGAAGTTGATGCTTAGAATATAATGACTCAATAACTTGTTTCTTCTAATTATTGCGTAAGGTTCCTTAAGCATTTGGAGATAAAAAATTGGAAGAAGACAAATTAAGTGAAATTTTACAAGCAGTTACCTATTTAAAGACGAGAGATGAGGAGCATGCACGAAGCCAGCACAAATTAGACAATCAATGGTCTGAAATGGTGAATATGATAAAAGAAAATGCTTCACAAATTCAAAATTTTAGTAAAATTTCTTATAAAATTGATGATTTGCTTGAACAAGTGAAGAAGAATTCTGAAGATATCTACCGTCTAACGGAACACAAGATTCGCTCTGAACCTATTCCCGATAGAGTCACGAAGCTAGAGGCACAAGTCGAGTCACTGACAAAGTGGCGTTGGATGGTTCTCGGTGCGGCTGTTCTTATCGGAGTGCTCACAGGCCTCGTTGATGCCACGATTATTGATTTCTTTAAGCCCTGATGGTCACACAAAAAATCTCTTGACAACGCTGGCCCGTTTGAGTACAATAACTCAGGTGGGTTTTTTGTTCGAGGGTTAAATGCAATACGAAAATTTTTTTGCAGGTGATTTTTCTGTTCGTCAACAATGTGATTTTCACACTGCTAACGAGAATAATGAAGAATACCTAAAATTACGAGAAGAGTTTCTGGAAGAAATTGTATCAGATCCAGAGCTACTCTGGTCATACAAAATGATCAACTGGTCATTTAGTGCACGATTATCGCAGGCCAGTGCTCCGACAAAGTGGGCAAAAACAAAAGATATTTTTGTAATATATCTCAGCCATAGAAATCCAAATCAGCGCGTTCATTTTCATAATTACAGAGTCTCTTTCCAAGAAATGACAAAAAGACTAAGAGAACTGTGTCAAGAGGCTACATTTAAGCCCGGTCAAATGCTTTGTGTTCGAGAATATAAAGATTACGAAATGTATTTCGACATGAGCGCTTCACCCTTTCAGGGTTCTTATCGACGATGTCCAGTCGTCACAAGCGATTTGGAATTGAAAATCTTAAATTCTTTTAATCTTCCGTGTGCGAATTTTTACGCGCGTGATTTTAAGGCCTTATCCTCGCTGAGATCTCCTGTTATGGTCATGGATGTCATCCCCCTCTTTTTTGGGGGAAATTCTAGAGAATATATACATTATCGGGCTTGGGTGCCTCAAATCAATTCAACCGTATTAATCCGACAAAGTGCTTTAAAAACAATAAATAGCCGAAATTGGCGTCATAAAAATATGAAAGATAAGGCGCATGTCCGCAGGTATGTAAGTCAATCACGTCTTTTCAAAAAACTACTATGAAAAATTATCTACTAATCCCTATAAGATTTATTAAATCGATTTATGACTTATTTAAAGAGTGGAGAAGATATGAAAACGGTGAAGATAATCAAAAACTTGAAGGAAAGCGATCTAGAGATTGAGATACGCGAGCGGATAAGAAAGATTGTTTATGAACTAAAGTCTGTGGAAACCCTAATCGACGTATTGATGTATCAAGGTGGTGAGAAGAGAGATTACAAATCGGTTTCTTGGGTCGCATCTGATATTGATCGTCATTGTCGAAAAATTTTGGAGTCTGCTGATGATATCAGAAAATTTTCGGAACATTTGAATGCAGAGGATCATGATGATATTGAGTGAACACAGTGATGATATTGATACCGCAGCAGGAATTCTGATGTATTGCCCAGCAACAGATCGATTTCTAGTGCAAATGCGATCTGGTAAAGTGGGCTCTTTCCCGCACACTATATCAGTACCGGGGGGGCACCTCACTACTGGGGAACTACCCTCGGAGGGGGCGTGGCGCGAATTCAGAGAAGAATCTGGCTATAGAGGACCAACCACAGAACTTTCGTTAATTGACAAGACCTCTGGCAGAGTTGATTTCTATCTTTATTTTGCGAAAGTAGATAAAGAATTCAGCGCTAGTCCTTTTAAAGAGTTTGCTCATGAAGTGGAATGGTCGAGATGGATGACAAAGGACGAACTTCTTGTCCGACAAGATCTTCATCCCGGTTTTCGAGATTCGTTGGAGAACTCTAACATTTTGGCTGAACAAATGGTGATTTCATGATAGATAAAGATATTAAAAAATCAAAAGGATTAGAATTTATGAGTACAATTGCTGGTGACCCGAAAAAAATACCAGATGACGTAGAATATTATCTAGAGCACGTGAAAGACAAAGTTGGACCTATTTCATTTGAGCAATTTCAGCGCGATTCTCTCTGTATCGCGAATTTGCTCCTCTGCCGCAAAGCCGTCGCCGACTACAGCCCAGACTTTGATTTAGAAGAGGTTTACAAGCTTTCAAGTACCTACCTTATTCTTTCTCGCTTCATTAAATCAGATGAATACCGACCTGCTTTGAGCTTCATGCCTTCAGGTCGTGTGATTTCTAAAATGTTGAATTAGGTGAAGAGATGAGATATATTACCCCTGAAGAGCTTGAACAGAAAAAAATCGAGTCGATATGCCGCGAGACCCTTCGAGATAAAGCAACTTATATTATTTTCAGCGATATAGAGATTAAAGAAAGGTTGACGGCACAGGTTGAGTTCCCCACCTCGATTCACTATAACTGCAAAATTCAATCTCTAGATAAGGATTTTTCTGTTGACGCAGCAGGAGACGGCTTGTTTGATGCATTGTTTATGTCAATGAAGAAAAACATGTCCGAGGACTATCAGACACTTGCTGACATTGAAGTAGCCTATTTTAAAGCTGAAGCGCTCATTGAGTCGACTCGTGCGCACACTTCCAATTCAGACGCCACAGTCTTGGTTGAAGTCGGGATTTATAATAATCGAAAAGAACTTATTGTCTTTAAGTCTTTGAACAGATCTCTGATTTCTGCTACAATATCGACCGTGAAGAAGATCTTTGAGTTTATGATAGATGTCGAGCGCGCAGCTGTGACTCTTAAACGGGCCATTGATTCTGGTCTCGCATCTGAAAAATTTGTTGAGAGTGCGCACTCAAAACTTGCCGATCTGGTAAGGTTTTCTTCCTTAGTGGAGGCTTTTAAGTGAAATATTCTTTTTTGTTTGTTGTTGTTTTGCTTATTAACTTGCCCGTTCAAGTTCAGGCATACCGAACGAGATTGGATGATATTGGTATAAAAAGGATGGCGAGGCATGTTGATTCAATCAAAGAAATCGCCGAAGAACATCGGATTCCTCTTTGGATTTTGGCAGGCATCGCATATAATGAAAGCAACGGACGTCATGATGTTGTCGGGGATGCGGGCTATGCCTTCAGTTTGATGCAGATTAGGTGCTCTACTGATGGCAGAAGGTTTTCTTGGTTGCCATTTTTAAGAGAGAACGGTGTTTACTTGGCAGGCTGTCATGATTTGATGAATCCTTATGTTAATCTTTACTCTGCTGCCGTAATTCTAAATTATCATTATAAGCGAGTTAAGAATTGGAAGAAAGCAATCATGTCATACCATCTTGGTTATCGATGGTATAAACAAAAAAAGAGAGCTTATTCATATTACCGCCGTGTAAAATATTTTGGCGAAGCGCTTGACATCAAGCTCCGAGCCGAGTATTATTATGTCCACGTGTTTTGGCCCAAGGTTAAGAATTTAATTAGAGAAATTTTCACGTGAGGCCCATAGATGAAAAATGCGCCCGGTTTGGAGTATCGATGTCGTCTCGAAGCAGATGAGAATAGAAGGGTATACCTTCTTGTGCAGAAAGTAGACGAATCTGCTGTTGTCCGCTGGACTGTTTATACTGAGTTGGCAAAATATTATAACATATCTGTGCCATTACTCAAGAGAGTCGACCATAGATTTTATTCTGACATCCTCGACGTCGCCTTGAAAGACTGGCTCTACATGGACAAGTCCAGATATAACGCTTTGACTGCGGTCTTGCTCGGCCGAGAAACCTGCCGACAGTGCGCAGGCAAGGGTTACATTATGCTCTTGAATTTCTGGACAGAGTGTGATATTTGTAATGACGTCGAGCAAGGTGGTCGATATACCTCAATCGAAGTCGAATCTAAAATTAGAGAGAGAAATGTCGAATCCTCATAGAAAATACGATGTTATCGGAGATCTCCATGGTTGCTATGACGAATTACTAGACTTGTTGAGAAAGCTTGACTATTCGCCCGGTGATGATGGTCTGTGGAGGCATCCTGAAGGTCGCAAGATGGCTTTTGTCGGCGATTTTACCGATCGCGGTCCGAAGAATCTCAATTGTCTTGTGTTTGTTGCGAAGCACGTCAAAGAGAATTTGGCACATGCGGTTCAGGGCAACCATGATAACAAATTGGCAAGGTGGATAAATGGCAATCCTGTCAAGGTTGGTCATGGTCTCAAAGCAACTGTCGAAGAGTTTCAACCTGTTCCAACCAAGTTCGCTCATAGTTTGAGAGATTTTATCTTCGAACTTCCCTTCTGGAAGTTTCTGGATTCGGACCGGCTTCTAATATGCCATGCCGCCCCGCCATTCGAAGCAGATTATGCTGGAGAGAAGCGGTGGCTTTCGACCAAGGCGAGAAAGTCTCGATGTTTGTATGGCAAAACAACTGGTCGAAAGACTCAGGAGGGCTACCCCGAACGCCTTGATTGGGCGGTTGATTACACTCTCCAAAGCCCTTATGTTGTTTACGGACATATCGCCTGTGGACCACTGCCGTACATGACCAGTAACACATGTTGCGTGGACAGTGGTGCTGTTTTTGGCGATAGGCTAACTGCTTTGCGGTGGCCTGAAAAGGAAGTGGTGCAGGTCGATACACCGAAATATTCCGAAAGGTGATGGAGATTAAGCAAGAGGATATAATGATTGAATTTTATGAAAGCGGTCATAAGTATTACTGCGGGAATGGCAAAGACTTTATTGAAGTCTATCGCGAATATGATGATAGTGTCAAAGTAAAGCTCCAAGCAGGCAACACCCCGCGCAAGTATACCTCCAAGACCGATACTGTTCAAGAGACGATTTTCTTTGCTTTGCAAGACTATTATGCTTACATCAAGGACAATGACTTCTTGGCGCAGATGCACGATAGAATCGTCAAACAAGGGGAAAAAATAAAGCTTGGCGATGAGGATGCCGTCTTTATCAGCAAGAAGACTGTGGGCAAGACCGAAAACACTGTCTTGACGCAGCCGGTTTCCACTATTGATTCTATCAGCAATCGCGCTCGCAATGCCCTGCTCCGAAATGGTATCGAGTTTGTGGCCGACATTCCGAGCAGCATGGCTAAACTCCTGAAGCTGGAGGGCATGGGCAAGAAATCAGCAGAGTCTATTATTGAATTCTTAAACTCCCCCAGTTGTGACCCGACTACTTCTGATATGAGAATTATCGACCTTCCTTTGTCGAATCGAGCGAAAAATGCCTTGACAAGAGAAGGATATGTGTTACAATCAGAAGTACCCAAGAAGAAGTCGAAGCTTCTGAAAATTAAGGGTATGGGCAGTAAATCAGCAGATGAGATTTTGGAGGTCTGCAAGTGACTAAAGAACTCGATGACGCAATTAGAAAAACTTTCGCGGAAAACCCTGAAATAGAGGCATGGGAAATCGCCGAACGCGCCGAACAGATCTTTCGACAAGAATATTCGAAATTATTCAGACTTCCTGACATGGAGGGGTACGAATCAGAGCTGAGAGACTGGCTTACTATTGGGGAGGATATTGAGACAATTATTTCTCTTTTGAAAGAGATTTACGCAGCATTTCCCAAAGGAAAGATTAAAGCAGTTGATTTAAAGGAAATTTTGCTTTATGGACCCGGTGGAGGCTAATAAATGTGACGCTACAAAATTTTCTATCACGATGTCGAAGATATGCCATCCGCTTTTTGGAGGAAGAAAAATGACTTACTGTAATGATAGAATTCTCAATGCTTTCGAAGAGGGCGTCGTAGTCGGAATCATCCATATGCTTGAGAAGCGCGACGCAGATCTTAAGGTCGAGCTTGAAAAGCATTTGCGAGAATATGGTTTGACTGAAGACAGTATTCTCTACTGGAAAGACTGGTTTAAAGACACGATTTATTCTGATAATGGCCAAAAGGAATTCAAATGAACAGCACGCAGTTGGAAATAGAGGGTACGGAGAGATGGTCTGGGGAATCTTGTCCTCGACCAACTAAAAATGATTTACAGTCGGAGATCTCCGACGAGGTTTTCAATTATCTTCAAAATCGCTACCCGGATATTTCGAGGGAGGAATCTGATTTCGTCACAGACCTTGTCCTTTGGGGCGAAAGGGGTTATGAGATTGCGAAGAGTCTTGAGCAAGAAATGGGTTGGTATGACCTCTCATCTTATGATGTGGATAATTTGGATGCGATCTCTTGGATTCCGCGAAGGGTTGTCGGGAAAGCTACAAAGCAATGGTGGTCGTTCCGGCCGGACTCTTTTAAGAACCGCGTGAGTATAGGAGATCTCGTTGTGGTCTCGTCTCGTGGTTCTGAATATGTCGGTGAGGTGATAAAGATTGATGAGTGTGGTGACGCCACTGTGATGATCGAAGAACTCGATCATGTTCGCGAAGGCGTCGGGACACATGGAATAGTCAAGGCCGTCGAAGAGTTAAAGAAAGTTCGTGATTACTCACCCACGACCATTTTGTGTACACACTGCAACGCAAAGCCGGGAGAGCCTTGTTCGACTAGATCAGGCCGTATTCGTGAACAGGTGCATCTTCGCCGCTCGAAGAATTTTTACAGACGAAACAATCGAAAGTTGATTGTGAAAGCTCTTCGAGATAATGGCGACATTAAAGAGGGGGAATACTGTTATGCCTGCAAGTACAGGATGGATCCCGAAAAAGGGACATTTCTTGCTCGCTTAAGAGACAGACATAATCCCGAGAGGAATTTCTATTGGCATGAAGTTAAAGTAGTCGGATGGATGCATGAGACAAGAGCTTGTTGAGTTCACTGAGGAAACAAGGAGTCAAGCATGAATGAGCGTATTTTTGGTATATTGATGGTTATTGTTATTCTTATGTCAATGATTGCTATCGTAATCACGAGCCTCGCAGCGCTTATGGGCGGCTGATGAATAACGAACAGTTCAAAAAAGATTGCGAGGAATTCACGAAGCCCATCGCCAAACTAATTCGAGTTTTTCCTGTTGACAAAGACCCGACTTGGCGTTATACTCAAGAAGAGTACAGAACTAGACGACGAGCACACATCGAAAAGGCGGCTCTCGGCAAAACTTATGCGGAGTATTTAAATGATTGCAGTTCTTAAGAAATCTATTAAATCTGATGGGGTTGTTCATCTGGACGAGGCGGTCGATATGGTAAATAATCCCGCATCACTGTAAGTAAAAAGGTATGCCCTCGTAGCCCAACTGGCAGAGGCAGCGGACTTTAACAGAGGTAGAAATTTACGATAAGTGCAAGATATATGGTCCCTACGAAAGACAGGACGGGCGAAAGCATGTGATAATCGTCTATCCTGACAAGAGTAGAAAAACCGTTTCTTACCCGAAATACCTTGTTGAGTGCGAACTTGGCAGGTATCTTGAAGATGATGAAACAGTTGATCATATTGACGGCGATTTTACAAATAATGATTTTGCGAATCTTCAAGTTCTTTCTAGAAAAGAGCACGTCTCCTTGGACGTTAAAAGATTAAAAACCCAAAGATTTGAGTGTCCGCTGTGTTCAGACAGCTTTGAACTTAAAGGTTCGAAGTTGTATAAAGCGGCCGGGAATCGCAAACAAGGAAAGGCTGGCCCTTTTTGTTCTAGGACATGCGCTGGTAAATACGGCGCAGAAGTCCAAAATGAACGAATGAAGCGCCTTTCTGTAAGTAAAATTAAAAAATCGTATATGACTATTAAAGATGAGCCTTATAAGGGAAACCCTATAAGTGGACGATCCCAAGTCGGGGAAACCTTAACGCGTAATGGTGATGGCAATCCCGAGCTAGCAGATAACGAATAGTTATCGGGCAAGTGTAGAGACTTTACGGATCGCACCTAAGCCAACAGGTAAGGTGAAGAGAAAGTCCAGCGCACAAACAGCGAAAGTTGGCAGTGAAAACTGTAGTGTGACGAAAATCCGTTCAGTGTGGGTTCGAATCCCACCGAGGGTACTTAAACAACGAAAGCAAAAGCATGTCACAAATAATTTTAACGCTTAGAAAAAGGATCAAAAGTGTCAGACACAGCTAAAGGTTTTAAGGTTACTATCGGAATTTTGGCAGCACTATTTCTTGTTGGTATTATTTTGCCAACGGGAATGTGTGTTATGTGTGGAGCAGCCACAGGTGCCGCCGGCGTCGTCGGCGTCGTTGGTGCCGCCGGTACACACGACACCTATCAGGACGAATCTGATGCGGAGCAGGTCAGTGCTGATGTTGATGCAGCCAAACCACCTCTCGAAGAGTTCTCTGTCGAAGCGAAAGGAAAGAAATAAGTGAGTTATAACATTGGAGAAAAATGAAAAAATTTATTAAGATTTGTTTTTTTGTTGTCTTTAGTTTGTTTTCGACCAATCTCTAAGACGTGTCTGAAAAGGCGAGCACAACGACCTTGTTCCCCGCATACGCGGGGATGAGCTGGAGGATAAAATGAGCTATAAAGCAAAAGTATGTCACATTTCTACACGACCTCACCCAAATGCGGACCGGGTTCAGCTTGGTGTTGCATCAGGCTATCAGGTCGTTGTTGGCTTAGAGACTGAATCAGGCCAGCTTGGAGTGTATTTTCCGTGCGACGGCCAGCTGTCGCATGAAATGTGCATGGCCAATAACCTATATCGCAAAGACCCGAAGACTGGCGAGTCTATGGGCGGATACTTCGAAGAGAATCGTCGAGTTCGGGCGCAACCATTCCGAGGACAGAAGTCAGAAGGCTTTTGGGTTCCTCTGACGTATCTGAGATGGACTGGTGTCGATCTGTCGACACTGGAGGCGGGCGATGAGTTCGATGCCCTGAACGGCAAAGAAGTGTGTCGCAAGTATGTCTCCGAGGCAACCAAGCGAGCAATGGAGCGAGCCCAAAAGCAGGGACAAAAGAAAAAGAAAAAAGAAATTCCAATGTTTAAGAAGCACTTCGACACCCCGAAGCTCCGCTATACTGCATCAGCAATCCCTAAAGGGGCTGTGTTGCATATTACGGAGAAATTACATGGAACGTGTTTATCATCGAACTCCATGATCACGATGATGGACGGATCTAAGAAAAGAATTACACAAGTTAAGGAGGGAGATTATGTTCTTGGTTATGATATAGAAAGTTTCACTCTTCAACCTTCACAAGTGACCAAGACATGGAATCATGGTCAAAATGAAGGGGATTGGGTTAAGATCAAATTTTCTCGAAAGGGCTTGTCCGGAAGCCATTTTGGGTCTATCTACACAACACCAGAACATTTAGTCTGGTGTCCTGAGATAAATGAATATTCTGAAGCGCAGAATCTCAAACCCGGCACTAAAGTTCTTGTCGAAAAATTTGATCGAGGACCGACTTATTACCAAGAGCAGGTGATGCTTGGAAAATTGCTGGGTGATGGGTATCTGCATCGCTATGATTATGATTCCGCCTCGATTCAATATGCTCACAGAAAAAAGGATGAAAAATATGTTGACTATACTGCAAAATGCCTAGGGGACCTTTCATCATCAACGCGAAATGAAAGAACTAGCGGCTATGGCACTACAATGATTGCTCGGAGTACGCTTTCGTCTTATCATATTTTTAACAGATTTTCGGATTTTTATCCGGAAGATTCTAAAAAGATTATCCCGCCGTGGGTTGCCAAAGAGTTGGGTCCGATTTCTATGGCATTTTTGTACATGGATGATGGTTCACTTGCGACACACGAGAGTCAGGAAGACCGAGCAAATTTCGCTTTGTGTAATTTTTCTGAGGAGGATTGTAAAGTTCTTCAGGAGGGCTTTCGAAAATTCGGGATTGAGTCTGTTTATTACGAAGACAACAACGGGTATTCTCGTATTAGATTGAACGCAGATGACGCAGATCGTTTTTTCGTTCTTATTGCTCCATATGTGTGTGACCATATGAAGTATAAGTTACCTGAAAGATATCGAGCGGCCTCGACTTGGAATGTTTCTGAAGTCCATTCTATGAGACCTATTACCATGACTCAAGAGGTTCTATCGGTTCATCGAAAAAGGGCATCGGAGGCCTACGTAGGACCGACAAAATATGATCTAACAACAGAAACGAGTAATTTTTTCGCTGATGGAATTCTAGTACACAATTCCGGTAGGACGGGATACGTCCAAGTAGAAGACGACCTCCCAGCAATCAAACGAGCAATCAACAACTTCTTCCGTAAAGAAGTTTTTAAGCCGAAGAGAGAATGGCGAAAAGTCTCTGGTTCTCGACGAGTAACCTATGATCCTGATCAGTCGGTCGATCAAGGTTACTATTCTGGTATGGGATTTCGATTTGAAATCCATGATCGCCTACGTTTGAAGAAAGGAGAGACGCTCTATTACGAGATTGTTGGTTTCACTGACAAGAAGACACCAATCATGGCCCCACACAAAGTGACGGACAAACAGTTAAAGAAAAAATATGGCGATGAAATGGTCTATAAATATGGAACAGATCGCGGCCAAGCTGTGCCATACGATATTTATGTGTACAGAATTACACAAACAAATGAAGATGGCGATTCTGTCGATCTTAGTTGGCCAAAGGTTATGGCTCGATGTAACGAATTAGGCTTGCGCCATGTCCCTCACTATGATACACTGGTCTATGACGGGGATGAAGACTCGCTCCTCGAACTTGTTGAGCAGTATTCGCAGGGATCGTCGAAACTGGACAGCACACATATTCGCGAGGGTGTTTGTATCACGGTCGACCATCATTTGATGGGCGGCACACACAAATACAAGGGCTTCTGGTTTTGTGAACTGGAAGGTATCGCCAAGAACAGCGATGAATATGTCGATTTGGAGGACATTTCATAATGAGCGACGAAACGAAAATTCAAAACTGGCACGCCGAGGCGATGAAACAGCGAGAGCGCGCCGAAGAGGCCGAGAAGTGGCTCGCCACCAACCGCAAACACTGGGACGACGAAAAGGCGGAGCGCCAGCGGCTGGAGCGGGTCGTCGCGGAGCTGACCCCGCCCGAGGGCCACGTCTCCGTCATCCTGCCTAGGGAGGTGGTCGAATGGGCTGCGAGGGACAGGCGAGCTGTCGACTACAACCAGCTTCATTTTCACCACGCCTGCCGCAAGGCGCTGGAGGCCGACGATGAGTGACAAATTCGAAAGTGAGTACGACATGCCGGGCCGGTGGGAGGGCTGGGGACCGCCCGGGGCGCACGGCTGGGAGCGCGAGGCCCGCAGAAAGGAGAAGCAGCTTTTCTGGCGGGAGAAGAAGATCGCGGAGCTTGAGGCCCGCGTGGCGGAGTTGGAGGAAACGTTGAATCGGTTGAAGGACAAGGTCGAGCACCGCCGAAAAATCTGTTGTGAGGCACTGGACGAGTTGGCTCGCCTCAGCCAAGAGTACGGCGGATACGACGAACTTCCACAGTCAGAGGGAGGGTTGGAGGATGGATAAAGAAAGTCATAATTTCAAGGGCGGAGATACTATTATTCGCTGGAAAGATAAGAAAATCGGAACTGTTCGAATTGATGGCAGTTCTATTCTCATTATGGAAGAGAATTGGAGATGCAGAGAAATTGTCCGACCAAACTGGAGCGAATGGTCTCTTTATGTTAACCTTCATGATTACAAAGAAAATAAGGAGAGGTACATGAACAGGCTCTCAAAGGCCGGCCAGCTTGTTGTCGGCACACCGGGCGAAGCCGGTTCTTTTGTCATCACTTTCCCGACCAAAACTTTTGCCGAAAAAGTGGTTGACGAGCAGGGTAAATGTCCGTATATTAGTTTCGACCAAGGCATGGACTCGTACATCATTCCTGCGAGCCAGTATGAAGGTTATTTGGAATGGATAATTGATCAATATCTTTCATAGGAGAGGGAAATTGGCTAAACTGAGCTGGATTAATAATTTCGACCGAGTCATCGCAATTTCGCGAAATGGCATGAACCACGAAGGTGACATCGGGTATGTCACAAAAATCAACAGGAAGCTTGACATCGTCACCTGTTACATGTATAATACTGGTGAGGAAGTTGAATACAAATCGAGTGATTTGAATCTTTTTCTGAAAGCACGTCGCTAAGACAACAAGGAGAGTGGCATTATGGCATCTATCGATCTTCAAACTTTTGTTTCTATTGCCAAGCCGGTTCTGGTGGAAGGGTATCCCGTCCTTATTCGCGGACGGCACGGTATCGGTAAGTCCGAGAGTGCTTATGAAATCGCTCAGGGTCTGGGCGCATTCATGGGCCTTGATGTTCCCGACCTCAAAGTCGTTGAGCTTCGGGCATCTCAGATGAACGAGGGCGATTTGTTGGGCCTGCCCTTTCTCGAAGATGACGTGACTGTGTTTAAGCCGCCGAGTTGGTTTAGGAAGTGTCAGGAATCGCCATGTCTTTTGGTCCTCGACGAGCTAAATCGAGCTTCGACGCAGGTCAAACAGGCCCTGATGCAACTTACTGATTCTCATGGTCTCGCCGGCAAGTCTCTTCATGAAAGCACTCGTATTATCGGCGCAGTCAATACTGGTGTCGACTATAATGTTGCTGACATGGACCCTGCTGAGCTTGATCGATGGGTTGTCTGGGATGTTGAGCCGACGCTCGACGATTGGATTCGATGGGCCAAGCGGAAAGTCTTCTTGTCATACGACAAAAAGAAAGGCTTCATTGAAGGTGAACAGCCCAATGTTGAACCAATTATCGTCGACTTCATTCAAAAGTCGTTGGGTGCGCTGGAGCACGAAGGACAATTTCAGCCTGACCAAGTGTATCCATCTCGACGGTCTTGGAAGCGTTTCTCGGATGTTGTTCGGGGGTCCGGCCTAAATCTTCGCGATAAGAGCAATGCCAATCAAGCGTTTAATCTCTTGACTGGATTTGTCGGGAATGATGTGGCGCTGCAATTTCGAGAATACATGATTAATCTCGAACAGCAGCTTGGAGCCTCTGATATTCTTGAGGGCAACTTCAAGGCTGAAGACATCAGCAACTTGACTGTCCCCCATCAGCGAAGTTTGGTTATGAGGCTCTACAAGTCGGGCGCTCTGAAGGATAGCAATCACTCCAAGGAGTGCTTTAAAAATCTTGCGACATTCGTTGATGCTCTCGACATGGAGATTCAAGCTCATTTCTGGGCGCGTCACATCGACGTGGATGACGAAAGTGGACTGCATGGCTCGTACGACAACTTCGTCAAGCTTCGAGAGGCCCTCAACGAACTTCTCCCGAAGGAAGCTGACGAAGATTACATGGTCATGATGGCTAAACGAATTATTGATTCTGGAATCGAAGATCCTCTCAAGGAGGAGGAAAAAGATGACAATGACGATGAATAAGATGTCACGCCGCAGGTTCGAGGACCTTTTGCAGCGCACGCTCAAGGATGAGCCGTTTTTCACGGAGTTTTCGAGCTTTGTGGCTAAGCGGCCGACGAGTGAGAAAGAGATGGAGTATATCAAGACCGCTTGTGTCCGATATACTCCGACGTCTTCCTGTTTTGAGTTGATTTGGAATCCATACTTCTTCGCCGAATTGGATGAAAATGACCCGAAATACGTTGTTGGTGTGCTCAAGCATGAATTCTATCACTTGATTCTTGGCCATTTGACAAATCGAAATCTGGCCGGTTCCGATGCTTCCTTGCAAGCAGTGGCAAATTACGCTACCGACCTCGCCATCAATTCGAAACTGGCAAGTGAAATTCCACAGAACATTGTGTTTCATTCACTTTACGATGAAAGCGTCGAAGATGAAGATAAAGAGGCTGCAAAGTTTTTGATTCCCGGCACGCCCGGTCCGTTTAAGGACTATCCTATCGGAGAGGCTTCGGAGCACTATTGGCACTTGATCATGAAGGATAAAGATCTTGTCAAAAAGATTCAGGCAGGCGCGACTGGCAGACTTGTTGATTTCCATGATTGGGCCAATGATCCGCGCGATGCATCCTACGCTGATCAGTTGCTCAAGAAGATGTTGAGGGAATCCTACAACAAGTGCGCGCGCTCTACTGAATGGGGCTCCATCTCCTCGGAAACGAAGAGGAAAATCAAGGAGATCTTTACGCCAAAAATTAATTGGCGGACCACGCTCCGAAGATTTATTCAGCGCTCTGTTCGAGGCGAACGTCGAAGCTCTATCAAGAAGATTTCTCGACGCGCACCATACAAGTACGCAGGCATTACAGCAGACCATGTCGCCAAGATTGCGGTAAGCATCGACCAGTCTGGGTCAGTCGACGATGAGCTTTTGGCCAAATTTTTTGCAGAATTGTCTGGGCTTGCAAAGCATGTAGAGTTCACGGTTATTCCGTTTGACAGTAAAGTTCGCGAAGACAAAGTTTTTGTCTGGAAAAAGGGTCAAAGAATTGAGCCTGAGCGAGTATCTTGTGGCGGCACTAATTTTGAAGCGCCCGTGGAATTTGTTGATCGTCAACGCTTCGATGGTCACATTATTTTGACTGATATGATGGCACCTCGCCCAGACTCATCGCGAGTGCAGCTGATGTGGTGTACCGACAAACGTGGCTTGACTGATATGGACCGCTTTGGTTTTTCGCAGAGTGGTGATTACGTCGTTTCAATTGGAGACTAATATGTTTGATAATACTGTGTTCATTCGAGAGCAATTAAAAAAGAAGGGGTATCGTCTCTTTTCTCTCCACGAATCAGTCGAGGCTGATGTTCCGATGGTCATTGACGATTTCATCATTTTTTCTTCGAATAAAGATGAGGAAAAAGAGCTTTTTGACCACATTATTGCACTGGCATACACTGACTCAACAGCCACAGACCTCAATAGATTCATTTCAGTTGATTGTCGGCGATGCATGTCTGAACTGTCCTGCCTTGATTTGTATGATAGTTTCAAATACTATGTTGACAATACTGTTTCAAGGGTTGTTGCAGACTTGCGTAGGTCCGGCAAGAAGAAGAGTGTGGCTAAGCTTATTAACGGCATGTATAACTTGGAGGCGCGATGATGTACTCATACAACAAAGATAATCTCCCGTTTAAGGCGGCATCTCTAGAGGCTGACACTGAGCCTATTGACTACAGTCTGGAAGAGATTTCAGATATGGTCAGGGACGTGCTGGTCTCTGCTGCGGACACTCAAGAGATGAGCGCCGAGGAATTGAGCTTCGCGCTCGCGGCTATGGAAATGATTGCTGATCAAGAAAGTTAAATAAAAAGCTTGAAATCACCTTTCTCTTGTGATATAGTTGTCTAAATGATCTTAGACAATTAAACTCAGGAGAGAAAGGTGATTGATTTCTATTTACCATTAGGCTCTGTGCCACCGTTCGTATTAAAAAGAAAACATGTTATTGGAAAGTATGCAGCGGAAAAATGGGTTGAGGAGAATGTAGATTGTGTGGAGTGCGGCGGCTCATTAGAAATGGCCGAGTTCGATGAGGCTGTTTATGATTTAGAGTGCAGCTGTTGCAAGGAACGATACCAAGTCAAGGCCATGTACGGCAAGGACTTAGATATTAAACCAAGAACAAAGAAGAAGTTCAAGTTAACATCGGCCGCATACAAGAATATGTACAAGGCAATCCAGAATGGAGACAAGCCGCACTATTTTATCATGAAATATCTCTATGATAAGTCTAAACCCAAAACTGTTGTTGAGATAGATCATAAATACGATCCTTTGACATCTATCAAGGGCGAAGTATACAGAACTCCGGTTAAGATGTCTGCCTTGTATTTCTTGGATAAGAAAGAAATAACGGAAGAACATATCACCAAGAGAGTGTTGTCCGAAACAGCTCAAAGAGCCGGTCATGTCATGAGCGATGTTATGATCGATAAAGAGAAATTAAAATTAGTAGCTAAATTCCCTGAAGAGGAAGGAGAAGAAAATGGATGAAAATAGCCAAGAAAATATGACTGAAGAACAAGAAAGTGAGAAGCTGCGAGTGATTTCGCGAATTGTTAAGCAGGAAGCGGATAACTATGTCGCTCAGCTACGCGAAATTCTCGGGACTTTCGCTATGACACCGACAATTAGCCAGAAGCTTCATGACGCCTATGTTCAAGCTGTGGGACAATCATATGTTCAAAAGCTTACATATGAAGAAGTTATGTTTTACGATGAGATTATGAGTAACCCCATGTGGATTGAAATTCGAGATAAGCTAGCAGATCCGGATTTTCACAAAGATTTGAAGGACGAGGTCACCAAAATTTTTAGTGGCTCTGGAGGTGGTTTTGGCGGTCTCTGATGATATGGTGTCGCGCGTTATCGCAGATTTACGCGTGCGTCGAGAGAAGGGGATAGAATCATATGGAGTGCCTCTCCTGCCCTTCAATGGCAGAGATGCACTACAGGATGCTTACGAAGAAGCATTGGACATGTGTTTGTACATTAAACAAATGATGATCGAGCGACAAGGAGAAATAAAAATGGAATTTGTAGAATTGTTTAGGATTGACCCGAGCAATACCAAACGACTTATTCGGGTTGATGTTCCAAAATCAGACTTCGCCTCTCTTGAGGTCAATGAGGATATGAACACTCGCTTCATCAACGAATCCAAAAACTTTCCAGACAACCTCTCTGAGGTTGCTAGGTTTTATAATTTGACAACAAAATCTGGTCTGACCTATATTGTTGTTGGAGATCGAAATGCCATTCTCGAAAAGTTTTCTGGAAATGGAAAGCAAATCTTGAAAGGGTAGGTGATGTCGACACTCTGCGTTATCTATTATGATGATCTTCGCTATGAGAAACTGGGTGAGAACGCCTATGAATCATTTAGGTCTTGGCATCCCGATGTCGACACGGTTCTTGTGACAAACGAGGCGCGCGCAGATTACTCTTCTTTTAAAAAATTTCGCAAATTTTCGCCGGGGATTGTGAAATATGCTATCGGATACGAAATAAATAACTCTAGGAATAATAAGTACAATAAATTGATTTCTCTTGGAGCAGATACAATTACGCTCGGCCGCCTAGATGAGTTCCTCGATGATGATGAACATCAAATGCTTGCTACTTTAGATTATCCGTATCCTCTTATTCAAAACGGAGAGTTTATAAACAGTGCTGATCAGCACTGCAACGCAGATGTGATCTGTTTCAACGACTTGGATATAATTCCTGAGATTATCAGGCTGTCGCTTCCCTATACTAGATACTATCAAAAACACGGGAATGCGTATAGCGAACAGGCTGGCATTAATATTATTGTGCGCGATAATTTATTCTCGTGGAAAATTGTAGATAGGCCCGGTTCCGGTGTTTTTTATAATGTTCGAGCTAAAAAATCAAAGACTTTTAAAATGCATAAAAACACCCTCGCGGAATATTTTGTTGGGGATGAAAAAGTGAGGGATTTAGACGGAAATGTTCTGAAAGTCTGGCACTACTGTGAAGGTTTCGGCGAAAAGCCTGTCTCTGTGGTAGAGGAGAGGATATCTGCTATGAATTCAGAATTTTCTGAAGATGTGGTTGAATTTATCATCGACAAATCTAAGGTTAGGCATTATTTTTAAATTATGAACAAAACAACTGAAAAAATAACAAAGTCGATTGGATCATTCTGTGTGTCAATTATGTTTGGGGTCTTCCATTCATATGGCATTGGCGACAATCTTTTAAATTTGTTAATAATTTTTTCTTTCAACATTATCGGATTTTGGTATCTTCTCACTGTTCTTCTATCCGGGAATGTTAGCGGAAAAGACTAGACGATGGTTTTCGGATGTGGTAGACTAGTAGAAGTACCCCGGTAGTACCTAGGGAGGGGGGGTCGCTCTACACTATCACGGAGTTCGATATGAACATTTTTGTACTTGATGAAGATATTGTCACTTCTGCACAGCATGCCTGTGATCAGCATGCCTGCAAGATGCCTACAGAGACAGCTCAGCTCATTTGTTTTGCACACCATTCCCTTGGTCAGCTTCCGCCTGACCTAATCCCCTATAAAGCTAACAAAGCACATCTAAAGCACCCATGTACATTGTGGGCGCTCGAATCTCTGGATAACTATCTGTGGCTGTGCGAGTTTGGTCTGGCTCAGTCCGCCGAGTACACATTCAGGTACGGAAAAATCATTAAATCTGAAGAGGTTATTCGATGGGGCATCGAGAATATCCCTGACCTTCCTGATGTCGGTCTGACCAGACACCGATTGGCCATGCCCGAACACTATCGCCGAGATTCGGTTGTCGATTCCTATCGAGAATTCTACAACCAAGACAAGTCCCGCTTCGCTCGCTGGCGCAAAGCACGCCCGGCACCAGACTGGTATGAACCAATCAATCATGACCTGCAAGAAAAAGATACAATTTCTGCTTGACTTGTTTTGCGTGGATGCTATAATGTTCCCGTGACCAATTCACGGTGCGGAGAATGAAAATGAAAAAAATTGCTTGTATTGCTTTCATTTCTGTTGTATTGTCTGGGTGTGTTCCTGAGGATGGATGGAGCGATCATCGCTTGGATACAGCGGTGGCGCAATTCGAACAAGAGTATGGATACGCCGTAGACTACCCAGTTTTGGTGTCTGATAATCTTGATGGGCGACTCGGGCTGTGTTCGCGTCGCGTTGATGGCAAAACTGTTCGAATTGATTCTGGATTGATTGAACGTTTTGAAATTTTTCGAGAAGATTCGGCTTATGATATGGTGCATCTTATCACGCCCGTTGTGTATCACGAACTGGCTCATTGTTCATTTGGTCTGGATCATTACGATGGCACATTCGCATCAGGCTTGCCAGAAAGCTTCATGCATTCGAAATTTCATCCGACAGTAGATTGGGAAGTTTTCGGCTATCGTTATTACAAACAAGAACTCGCAAAGCGAGCAGGAGTAGAATACTATGAGAATGATTAGTGTCGAACAAGCAAGGCGAATTCGTGAAAATTATCCAAACGAGGAAGCTCGTGAGGAAAATGATGTTGTTGCTTGGGAAATCAATAAAAAAGGTTATGGTGTTTTGTACTTCAAGAAAATCCGAAAAGACATCGCTGAGGCATGGGTAACCGATTGGAAGCCCGTGTGGGAAGGTCTGGGGTTTACGGTCGAACATAATTCATACCGCCTCGGCGAGGTATTCATCATCTATCCTCCTGAAATGTCAGAAGATTCACAGATTCTGGAGTATTCTGAAAGAAAATTCCTCAAAGAAGGAAAACGGGTGTTGACAGCTGTTATTACTTTCGCTATACTGCTTTTGTTGGTGCTGCTGGTCGCTTCGATGGCCTAGCCCAAAAAAACTGAAAAAAAGTCCTTGACGATAAGTTTTCAGTGAGTATAATAGAAGATGTCAGGGCGGGAATGATCCCCCCAATATTCACAACCACGATAACCAACGAGAGGTTATTATGAATGAGCAGAACGAAACCAAGTCGATCGTCAACGAAATCACCGCTGAGAAGCTGACTGAGCTTTACCACGAGCAGGGCTTGACGCTGGCACAAACGGCGAAAGCAGTCGGCGTCTCAGTCCCTACGGTTCGTGTGCGTATGGCCGAGTTTGGTATCGACGTTCGTTCTCGCGGCGGTGCTGGTGGGCGCAAGAAGATTGTTATCTCGAAAGAGAAACTGACTGAGCTTTACCACGAGCAGGGTCTGACGCTTCAAGAGGTCGCCGACAAGTGTGGCGTTTCGCTGCCGACTGTGCGCGCACGGATGGAGGAGCATGGCGTTGATGTCCGCTCGCCCGGCCGCTCTACTGGCTCGAAGCTGGTCGAACTCGATGAGCAACAGCTGACTGAGCTTTACCATGAGCAGGGCCTGACGCTGGCCGAGACGGCCGAAGCTCTTAACGTTTCGCCCGGCACGGTCCGCAATCGCATGCTCGAATTCGGCATCGACACACGCCCGCCCGGCCGACAGGCAGCATCGGACCAGCCCCCGGCAACTCCTGAGCCGGAATTCACTCAGGATGATGTGCCATACAACAAGCTCCGACAGATTGCCAAGGAACTTGGCATCGACACGACCGGGAAGAAGGCCGAAATCTTCGAACGCGTCGTTGCAGCCAAGGCTCAACTTCGAGCATAATATCTGCCGGGTCTGGCCCACCTCACGGGCCATATGCTCCCATCGTCTAAATGGATAGGACACTGGCCTCTCAAGTCAGAAATGCGGGTTCGAGCCCCGCTGGGAGCATTGTATGAACACTATTTCGAACTCAGAAAAAAGAAATGAACATTCTCGCTGATATTATGTATCCCGATGAACGGGTTCCGACTCGATCAATTACTCGACCATTTATTAAGTGGGTCAGAGGTTGGCTAGAAAGCGCCATAAGGCATTACGGTTGGTCGACTACTGTTTATAACAAAGAACTCATTAGACTCTACGAGCTTAGCTTACAGGAGCTTGCAGAAGAAATGAAAGCAATTAACGAGGCTCGAAATGCGCACAATTGAATCCGACCAGCCGTATCTTTATCACAGCCTTGCCACAGAATTACAGCGATTAAACAAAAACAAACTGCGTTTAGATATCAAACCACTCTCTCACAAGGGATGGCGAAATAAAAATAATGATTGACAAATACGATAAATTGTTCTATGATGACAAGAAAAATAGACGACACCGTCGTCGGACACTCGCGCAGAAAGATAAAAAAGAATTTGACAAATGGTTTGGAATCAGATATCCTGACCGAGTCAAAAGATTGAGGCGACGTTATGGAAGAGATGACTACAGCGAACAAGATTTCTTTCGCTTTTTTGATAATCGCTGGCATCGTGATGCTTTTTCTAGCATGGGATGCATCACTTCCCTCCCAAAAGATTGTTGACAGGTGTATCAGGATATGCAACAATAACGAAATGGTCTTTGTCGCAACAGAAGGCCCAGACTGCATTTGTCGTTCACCCAATTATCACACATTCTCAATGGAGTAAAGATGAAAGTAGGAAATTATGTGCAAGAGAAAGACAAGCCACAGGCGAAGCCCGGCCGCCTTGTAGCCATTACAGACAATGGCGGCGGTAATTTCACAATTCGGATTCATCACGACGATGGGAGGCTGCAAGATGAAACAGGGACTGTCGAAGAACTCACCGAACGCTTCAGGGTGGTCGCTCCCCCCGAAGATGGTTGGTAGGATTGAGTCGGCCACTGTCTCGGAACTGACAGCGATTCTGGAGCGCACACGGCCAATGCCAGTCTTCGGTCACAATATTCCATTCGAAGCCCGTGAAGACTTAACGATGTTCATTTTTTATGTGCGAACCGGAAAACAATTTGACAATCGCACCCATCCTGATATAGACTCGTCGAGTTGGTGGGCTGAGGCCGAACGTCGACGACAAGTATTGGAGGAAAGATGGGGCGGCTGATTGTAATTCCTATATTCTATTCAATTGGTCTGATGCTTGGACTGGCGCGTGTTTTTGAAATACATTTAGAATTATAGAAATGGATGATGAGTGGATGATTCATCGAGAGCTTTATCATTAACGTTTCCCATGCCTGCTCCTCGCGAGGCTTGATCATGAGTAAGCCAATAATCGGCGATGATGGAACAAAGAAGTGGCGCAGAAACGGTCAACTCCATCGCGAGGATGGGCCGGCCATCATTTATTCCGATGGAACAAAGAAGTGGTTCAGAAACGGTCAATTCCATCGCGAGGATGGCCCGGCCGTCGTTGATCCCGATGGAGCAGAATGGTGGTACAGAAACGACCAACTCCATCGCGAGGATGGTCCGGCCATCGTTAAGCCCGATGGAACAAGGGAGTGGTTCAGAAACGGCCGACTCCATCGCGAGGATGGCCCGGCCATCGTTCATCCCGATGGAACAAAATATTGGTACAGAAACGGCCGACTCCATCGCGAGGATGGCCCGGCCATCGTTCATCCCGATGGAACAAAATATTGGTACAGAAACGGCCGATTCCATCGCGAGGATGGCCCGGCCATCGTTCATCCTGATGGAACAAAGAAGTGGTACAGAAACGGCCAATTCCATCGCGAGGATGGCCCGGCCAGCACTCATCCCGATGGAACAGAGTGTTGGTACAGAAACGGCCGACTCCATCGCGAGGATGGTCCGGCCGTCGTTTATTCCGATGGAACAGAGTGTTGGTACAGAAACGGCCGGCTTTGCACCAAATTCGAGATTCTATTGAGATGCCTCGCGAATAATCGCGAGCCTCGCGAGGTTTGGTCATGAGTAAATTAATAATCAACGATGATGGAACAAAATATTGGCACAAAAACGACCAACTCCATCGCGAGGATGGTCCGGCCATCATTTATCCCGATGGAACAAGGGAGTGGCGCAGAAACGGTCAACTCCATCGCGAGGATGGCCCGGCCATCATTTATTCCGATGGAACAAAGAGTTGGTACAGAAATGACCGAGTCCATCGCGAGGATGGTCCGGCCATCGTTCATCCTGATGGAACAAAGTATTGGCACAAAAACGGCCAACTCCATCGCGAGGATGGACCGGCCGTCGTTGAGCCCGATGGAACAAAGAAGTGGTGCAGAAATGGCGGACTCCATCGCGAGGATGGTCCGGCCGTCATTTTTCCCGATGGAAGAAAGTGGTGGTGCAGAAACGGCCGGCTTTGCACCAAATTCGAAATTCTATTGAGATGCCTCGCGAATAATCGCGAGCCTCGCGAGGTTTGGTCAAGCATCGTCAAAGATTTCCGAAAAAGATCTTGACAATTCGCAGGAGGGTGTTACAATGGATTTCGACGATGATGAGGTCTTCAAAGCATTTATGGAACTTGAGCAAAATCTTGCTGAAGAAAAAGAAGAAAAAAAGTACTTGACAGGTTCTCACCGCGCGCTATAATTAACCCACCAAGAATGGAGATGACGCATGCCAAACAAAGAAAAACAATTTAACGCAGCAATGTTTGATCTTCTCAAGCATGACGAGGACAAGCTGGCCGACTTCATCTTGGCCGAACAGTCGCTCAGCCAAATGATTGCCGACACTGTGGTCGAGTTTGAAACGGGTCCGTTCAAATGTTCAGCCGGTCTAGAGTGGGTCGAAGAGGATTGTATTTTCATTGACTTCACGACGATCGAACTCGAAGAGGACTCGACCAACGGCGGCACTTTCGATACGATGCGCTGGTCAAACCCTGAATTGTATGGCAGTATGTCTGAATCCGAGTTGTTCGGCGAATATGTTGGTATGACCGTCTTCGAGACGGGAAATCTCATGAAGAAAATTCAGGATACCGGTCTCATTGATGCTGCTATCGATTTTAACAAAAGACTGGACGAGTTTGCTCTGGAGTTGTATGCAAATTCGGAAGATTTCCGAATGGCATATGATTCGTGGGTGGCAGATAGACTGGAATCATATTCAGCGTCCCAAATTCTCACGAGAATTCGTCGAGGGGTCACGCATGAATTGGTGTTCTTCATGTATAGGTGTGATTTCATCCACGAAAAGGCGGTCGTATGGGCCGGTGCCCATCGCGCGAAGACGGATGCGGCTGCTCTGTTTGAGCCACATTCCTCCGATCACCCGACTGGTCCGACAATGAGTGACGATACAAAATTTCGATTCAGACTGAACGTTGATTCGACGCTAACCATCGACCAGATTTGGCCAGATGGCGACGCGCCGGAAAACCCGACGGTCGAGGACGTCGCGCGTGTGACGGGCCAGTGGGACTCGGCTAAAATTAGCGTCCGTGAGATGTGCGAGTTGGTCGACGAGTGGAACCTATACGTGGACGGGGAGGCTTCAATCGACAAGGTTGCAGACGACCGAACACCAGCCCGTCGAGAAGATGCCATGCTCGACGAGCGGGACCACACCGAGCCTGTATGCGAATGTGTTCGAGACGATGTGAGTCAGCCTGCGCGCTGTTGTAATTGACGGAAGTGGTAAGGGCTGTTGGTCTAATGGTTAAGGCACCCGGCTCATAACCGGTGAGATGGGGGTTCGAATCCCTCACGGCCCATATGCTCTCGTAGCTCAATGGTTAGAGCAGTCAGCTTATAACTGACAGACTCAGGTTCGAATCCTGACGGGAGTATTGCATTCTAGAGACGTAGGCCTCCGAGAAGGAATGGAAGGCCGGATGCAAGTGGAAGTAATGTGGGAATCAAGGTAAACATAGGAATAGTCGATACGTCCCCCGGATACCGGAGGGTAGAGACTGAGGACGGGTGGATGATCGTAGACCGGCACGGGATTATCCCCCCAGACACACCCGAGGGTACATGATATGAGTGACTGGCGCTGGTTCTTCTCGCTTGACCGTTGCGACTTCTGCGGCGAGGTTGTGGAGTGTATCTGTGTCTTCGGCACGGCTGCTTGTTTCGACTGCGCGGCTGAGATTTTTAATCACAAGAAACAAGAAAAGCCCCCGACCGAGAAGGCTGAGGATAAGGCGGAAGAATGAACAGCGACATCGAAAACATGCGAGCGCCGGAGATTAGGCGCGCGGAGAAGATGAGTCAAAAAGTCGCTAAATGGCCTGAGTGGAAGTAGTGGAGGGGTACCCCTGCACATACAGCGAGTGGATAGATGAAGATTACACACAAAGCTCAAATAAATATTAACGAACTCGCCCCGACTGGCGAAATGCAGTGGCATTGGGCTGAAGATAACGAAGTCAAACGATTTTGGTGTGAGGACGAGACCATGCGCGTAGACTGGACCTTGTTCGAGTTCCAGAGAGATGTGTGCACTCATCTGGGTATTCATCCGTGTCAAGTAGAAAGTCTCAAGATATATACATCACATTCAGAATTTACTAAGTATACAAAAAACGATACGAATATTCTCTATGTCCGGTATAATTCTACCAAACCGCCTGCGTACAGTCTTTTGTGGGCGTGGCTCGTATACATTTTTTTTAACAAATTGCAAAAACCATTTGAAGTTTCGCGCGGCAAGGCACCAATACAGACCACGGATTTAGTCGACGAAGAACTCACTCTCGATGAGAAGATCTCTACGGCGCTCGACGATATGCTTCAGGGAGTTTCTCGGGCGGATGTGAATGATACTGTACTAGATTTCGAGCATGTTGTCAATCACCAATTCGCTGACTAAATTTCTCAAGAAACCTCTTGACAATCTCTTTGCGGCTGCTATTATGTATCTGTCGCTAACAGAGGAAACAACATGAACGAAAAAGTTATCAATCGAATCGAAAAACTCTTCGTCCACGCAGAATCCGCCGAGTCTATCGGGAGTCAGGCCGAGGCCGAGGCCTTTGCAGCCAAGGCTCGCGCTCTCATGGTCGAGCATAAGCTGGAGATTGCTGACCTCGACCTGTCTGGCGAGGCCAAGAGTGCTTCTGAGCCTGAGTCTTTTTATGTCGAGGCCACCGAGTGGGGCGACCGCAAAAAACGACGAGCTATCAGTTGGCGCAGGAATCTGGCATGGAAGTTGTCGCCCGCATATTTTTGCAAGGTGCTGGGCTGTAGCGGGCGAACCAACTCGCTGTATATCATCGGCGCTGAAGAGGACAAGAATGCATTCCTTCGAGGCTTCCAGACGCTTTTGAAGGTCGCTGAGGACCTCGCCGATGCCGCATATGATGAGCATAAGAGTATGTGGGGCTCTGACCGCACATGGAAGATCTCATGGTATGATGGTTTTGTGGCAGGTGTTGATGAGCGGGTTCAGCGAGAACTTCGCGAAGAGAAGCAAAATCTCGACGAGCACGCGCTGGTGGTCGTCAAGGACCAGATGACCAAGGTCGAGGGTGCAGTCAAGAAATTTCATCCACGCACTGTGTCCTCTAAACAGTCACGTTCGCGACATCACAGTGATGCTTACGCTGCTGGCCGGCGAGCCGGTCGACAGAAGCACAACAACCGACTCAAGTGATAGATATGAAGATTCAATACAAAGACAAGCACTATGAAGTGATTGGGGCGTACGTTCCTGTCAAGGACGATCATAAAAAAGAAGGAGAACTTCTACGAATTATTGCGAACTGGCTGTCCCTCTCTAACTCAAACCCAAAATTGCTTTCCATCTTCATTCTTCGCGATGATGGCACTCTTTCTTTTCATGGCATCGCCCGCGAGCTTTTCTTGGAGCGATTTAGTAAAGCTAAAGCGGGAGGCTCTTTCAAGTATCGAAAAATGTGGAAACGTCTTGATCTTGGAAGCATTTCTTTTCAAGAAATCCCTTGACTTATCTCCCATCGGTGCTATAATATACTTGTACACAGCAAAGGAGAAAGTCAGTAGGGAACACCCACCCGAGCAAACCGGCCATCATATCGTCGAGACGAGCGATTACCAACAGAAAATTGCTCTGTATATCGCTGAGGATGACCCCGATGATTTTTGTGGTTGGAATATCTTCGAAGATGTGGTAAGATGGTGGCCGTTACCCGCGAGCTTCGAACCTCACGGTAGCTTTTGATAAGCAGGAGAGAAATGAACAATAAACAACACTTTATGGCTGAGGCAATCGAGGCCACCGGAAGAGCATCAGACTTCCTCGACATTGTGGATGATGCCATCAAGCGCCTTGTGAGCGAATCTAATCGTTATGATGAGCTTGGCCGTACTACGACCGATCTTCAGGCAGAGACGGCCTGTGGCGACCTCTCAGATGATCTCTTCGAGGCTTCGCAGGACCTCAAAGAGATCGCTGATCCTCTACGAATCTATCTCGAAGATTATTGCTAAAAAACCCTTGACAGGCTCTGAAAGGTTGTTACAATACTAGGGAAGATGGGGGGAGGTACTCCCCTGAACGAAAACACACAATGGTGATACAAATGCATCGCATGAACGACACTCAAGCTGTTTCGATCTCTCGCTTTCCCGCTGGCACTTCAGTGCTTGTCACTGGTGACAACACAGTCCCGAGGGTCGTGTTGCAGAATGCTAATGGCGAGCCTGCCGAGAATCGAGGTTTTGTTCTGGCCACTGCTCATGGCAAACACGTCGCCACGCTCGACGGCAGATTGCACTCTGTAGATACAATCGAAGTGGTCACGCCAACAATCGATCAGGTGCCAGCAGGGACCATTGTGCGCTGGAACCCTAATGGTTCATTCGAGATTATGGCGGAAATATCATCCGAGCTAATTAGGCACCATACCAAAGATGGACGCCCCTTCTACATTAAAATTGAAGATGACGCAGGCTTCGTCGATCTTAGCTCTGGCGCACACACAACCTTCAGCGATCTGAGTGATGATGACCGGTTCGTCACCAACGCCTACGACCATGACATCATGGACGTGTTTTTCGAGGGTTACCTGAAGGATGCTGGGTATCTCGAAAAATAAAAGAAAGTTCTTGACAGTCGCCGAGAATCTGTTATTATGTTGTTGTCGATGGGGAGTGGCCTCATCACACACACGGAGAATACCGATGAGCAAGCACCGCTTTTGTAATGTCGACATCAATTGTAACCTCGAAGCAATTGCTTCAACATTCGAGACTGCTGTTCGCACGAACAACTCTTACATGTTCGCCTCGATTCTGGTGTACGTGGGCCAACTTAGCGAGTTGTGTTCACAAGAGTTCAAGAAGAACTTCGTTCCTCACCCGGACCCGGAGCAACAGGAAAAGATTAATGTCGACTTGACTCATGAATACAAGATGATTCTTCACTTCATTAGCTCGATGGAGTCTCTTGTATGCTCCGCAATCAATTACGCGATGATAGTTGAAGATGTCGGCGGATTCGTCGATGCGGTGGTAGCAGACAACGCTCGAAAAGTCGAACGCTCCAAAAAAGAAAAAAGCTCTTGACACCTAGTTAAGAGTGAGTATAATAGAGAATGTAAGGGCGAATGGTCGCCCATTCTAGCGAGGAAAAGATCATGCGTATCACCAAAGAAGATATTCGTGAGATGCAGCGAAGTGCACGTCGTGAGCTTTCGCGAGAGCAGGGCTACTATGATGGCCGCTTCGCTCCCAAGCGGGAGATGGATGCTCGCGCTGAGCGAGAGAAGTATCTGTGCCGCGAGGACGTCGAAGTCCCGGTTGACGAGCAGAAGTTCGAAATTAAGCCGAGTTCACACCGACTCTAGGAGACATGAGATGGAGAAGTGGCATTTAATAGCCCTCGTGGGCGGCACATTTGTATCGACAGTGCTCCTTATGTACTCGATTGTCGAAAGCCAAAAAGAAGATTGTCAAGCAGTCTGTCGCGCTCTCGATGCCACACCAACGCACTACCAGAACGAGTGTATCTGCATCAAGGATTCCGAAGTTATTTACACAAGTTCAGTGAGGGACAATGACCGAGTTTATGATTGACATGTCTGATATTCTTGATGCCTGCGCTGGTATCGCCGACTCGTGTGGGTATGACGAAGTTCACTTCGCTGATGTCGAGCTATCGAAGACTCTCGGTCTGACTGGCTTTCTGAAGGTCGATCTCGTCGATTCAAATGGCCGCAAGGTACTCAGAGTCGACCAGTTGATCAGCATGCTTAATGACGAAGTGGGAGTATTCGACTTCGGACTACACTCGACGGGAGATGCTACTATCTGGCTGGAGTTCACAACAAACAAAGATTAAAAAAGTGCTTGACAGGGCCTGAGAATCTGCTACAATGTACTTGTCAACAACACGTAGAGGATATAAATGCCATATAAATGGGTAGAGCCAGAAGTAGCCTATAAATCACCGACGACCACCATCTATCACACATACAAGTCTGACTGGTTCGACGAGCCCCTCCAGTACTGGTTTACTGCTGATGGTGCCGGGACCTCACATGATACGTTCGATATTCGCGAGTGGCGGCTTTACGACAGCGACGTCTCTGCTCTCTTGAATCTGGAGCGGGCTGTGGACTGTGGCCACATCGATTCCGAGGGACCAACCAGCAAGTTCTTCACCGAGAAATAATATGACTGAGGTTGCTATCGCGTTCACTAAAGAACAGGCTGAGATGACCGCTCTGGCTGTCAAGAAGTATTCTATGGCCTATAGTGAGCAGTACCAGTATCGGTGCTTGCCCATTGTCAGTGACCTTTTCGCTCATGCTCGCAAAGAAAAGAAAATTTTCTTCTTGACAACACAAGCGGACCTCGCTATAATGGTATGTGCAGTGGGAGAGGCCGCGAAAGGTGACCCTTCCCAGCAGATGAAGCTCTACAACTATCTTCGAATGTGAGGTAAAAAATGTGAAAGTGACTTGACGAGTGTGAGGTTTGGTACTATAATGTAGTTCACGATACGCCATACACAACCAAAGAGGTAAGGATGCCACGAGCACCGCCCGGTTAAGTATGACCATGACCCTCGCCGCGTGGGTGGTATTGTAGACAACCTAAAACTTAAGCTCAGGAGATATCATGATGACCGCGCCGGGTAACACCGGCCTCGATGAGAATGGATGATGGATGGATGATTCATCGAGAGGTCTACACTTTACATTGCTATTATTCGTGTTCGCCCGCTGACACGCTAATCTAAGCGGGCATTTCAGCAAAGTCAACCCGAAACGAAATGGCTTCAGCAACCGTCGTAGTCAGGATGAATCTTTGCTTTAGCGGACCACCGGCGAATCAGGTGGTGTTTGGTGAGGGAGTGGGTCCCAACAGGAAAAACCCATCGGGAGGTCTTAGTCGAGACCGTTATAAAGAGACGACAGGTTCGAATCCTGCATCGCCACTACAATAAGAAACTGCTTGACACTGACCGACACCTTGCCATAAGGAGAAAAGCAATGATGTGTTTTGTTGATGAATACCTTGACGAACACTTCGCAGACCATCCGAAGAAGAAACAGATTCGGAAAATGTTGCACAAAGAGGTTAAGTATATGCAGCGAGAGTTGTTTTACATAGACAACTTCAGGCTCGCACAGGTCGGCCAGAAGGACCAAGAAGAGGATTATGAACAGGCTCGCCGCGATGGTTGTTGTGGCTCTCACGAGGCACAGGTACGAGTCGCTGGCTACACTTTCCGGATTGGCTGTAACTACGGACACTGATTGCTGAGCTTTATGCGATGGTCAGGCACGAAACAAGTCCATGTTATTGTCGTGAACAAAAAAGAAAAAAGTTCTTGACAATCTCTGAATAGCTGCTATTATTGTTCTTGTCAACGGGAACACAGCGCACGAGATACACGATGAACAACGAAGCTACCAAGCTCACAGGCCGATGCCTCGCATGGATGACCGGACGTCTCAACGAGATGGTCAAGGACCTGAACAAGACTGCTGCAAAGCTCGACCTTCCCGGTGTATCGGTCAGTTTCGGCGAGCCATATGTCGCCGAGGTCACCGTCCTGAGCGGCACCAGCAACATTCCAAAGAAAGTCAGAAAGACCTTTGTTAACTACGTGCTTGAGGGCGTTGCCCCATTCGTCGATGGCTGGCAGGTGGTGGCCAAGATTGATTGCAGCCATGCCTCGCCCATCATCCACGCGGTCAACGACCAAGTGACCGAGGACGAGCTTCTCTCGTGGCGTCAGGGTGATGTTACGGCCTGCGACCATTGCGGCCACAACCGAGAGCGCCACGACGTCTACGTCATCCGTGACGAGGACTCCCACAGCATGCAGGTTGGCTCGACATGTCTCAAAGACTTTATCCCGAAGGACATTGCGACTCTCGCGAGCAAGGCCACGGCTATCGTCGAGTTGGTCCAAAGTTGGGATGAGCGGGAGACTCTTGGCTCATCTGTGCCCACTGCATGGCCCATTGTCGACTTCCTTGCGACCTGCTTGGTTATTTGCGACATCGAAGGTGGTTTTCTGAGTCGTTCTAAGGCCACTGGTGACAATGCTACGGCCGACCTTGCCGGACACCTGCTTGTGAACCTTGCAGCCGGCCGCCGTCAGCCTGACGGGAAACTTCAGGGCTTCCCTGAGTTTAAAAGTTTCGCCTCGGCCGAGGATGCAATCGTCGATAAGCGTGCAGAGGCAGTTGACCTTCGCAACACTCTTCTTGAAGACATCAAGCCGAGCAACAATTTTGAGTTCAATCTCATCGCTGCGCTTGAGCGAGAGTTCATCACTCACAAGGAAATGGGTCTGGTGGCCGCTGCAATCCCTGCTGCACGCATCCGAGCCGAGCGCGAGCACAAGGCTGAGCGTCGGGCAGAAGAAATGGCTGAGCGTGCCTCTGAGTGGGTCGGAGAGCCTAAGCAGCGCATGGAGTTCGATGTTACTCTTGAATTCTGCACGAGCTTCGAGGGATACTATGGCCTCACGACGCTCATGAAGTTTGTCACCGAGCAGGGCGACATCCTGACATGGTTCACGAGCAGCCCTGCTGACCTCACGGTGGGCGAGAGCGCTCGCATCAAGGCGACCATCAAAGACCATGATCAGTACGAGGGCGAGAAGCAGACTAAGGTGAACCGAGTGACGGTGCTCTGATGATTAGACGCAATTCTAAAGCATACCCGGTCAATTCTAGTATAAATGGCGTGTATTTGTACGATCCTTGGCGAGATCTAAATTGTTCGCATTATTGGATGTACGATGGTGGTTTATCGTCTATGGTCTCGCTATTCTTCGCCATTTTTGTTGAAGGTGAGAAGGGTTATGCACCACCAGTGCACGTTATGTGGCAAAGAAAAGAAAAAACCTCTTGACACCGACCGGAAAGCCGCTATAATATAGTTGTCAACAAGGGATACTTGGTTTCTTGAAAAGAGAGGTTGAAATGACCAAAGAAAAACTACAGCGATCGCTCAGGACCATCGCAGATTTGGCCGAGGCCGACATGAAGTTCATGTGCGAAAATGAAGCCTATCCCGGCGAGGCCGATGACGCCGCCGCGGCCCTGTCCTACCTTCGACACGAGATTGTGCCGAGTATTGGAGATCGTGTAGATGTGAATGAAGCGAGAGAGTGGGCTGAAGGCCTCGCAGAGTTTATTGATGAGATGATGCCTCACGGTGAATCGTCGGTGGAAGCTCTGCCATGGAAACAAACCACAACAAATGACGAAGAATGACTGATGTCAATTAATACTCTTGTCGATGAGAGATAACCGAGCGAGGAAGCTGTGATTTATACTGTAGAAATTACTGATGGAAAAGAGATCTGGAAGAATCAGCAGGGCCTGCTTCATCGCGAGGATGGTCCGGCCGTCGTTTATTCCGATGGAACAAGGGAATGGTACAGAAACGACCAACTCCATCGCGAGGATGGTCCGGCCGTCGTTTTTCCCGATGGAAGAAAGTATTGGTACAGAAACGACCGACGTCATCGCGAGGATGGCCCGGCCATCATTTATCCCAATGGAAGAAAGTGGTATCTTCATGGCGAACAACTGAGCGAAGAAGAGTTCCTTCGACGCACCGCAGGTACAAAAGACAACACCGACTATTCTGGTCGAGTGGTCGAGATTGATGGCATCCAATACGAACTGAAAAAGCTCGAAAAAACCTCTTGACAGCGACCGACAAGCTGCTATAATGTTCTTGTCGATGAGGAAACCAACAAAGGAACACGATGAGCAAGTACCCAAGAGCAGAAGTCGTCGAGTACACTGGCCCATACAGCCCCAGATCTTCCCATGACCACTACGAAGTATACAAGGTGTTCAACCGCTTTGGCAATAGCTTTAAGGTATCTGTTCATGCCTCTGGCTATGTCGGCATCACAAACAACTTGACAGGTCGCTGGTGTGCTGGTACAATGTCACAAGCTGGCGAGAGTTGGGAACAGACCGTCGAGCGGCTGGGTATTGGTCATCTGACGCGCGATGATGTCGAGCAGAATGGCACAGTGCTCGTCGAGCAGTCCAACACTTAATTTGGGTCGAAACGGTGCCGTGGAGACAGGACGGGAACAAAGAAAGAGAAGAAAGTCCTTGACAACTGCTGAGATGTTACTATAATCAATTTATATCTCGATGGCATATCTATCGGAGACGTAGCTCGAACTTAGAAGGCACGAAAAAACAACATAAAAAATAAAAAACCGCTTGACAGCGACCGGAAAGCTGCTATAATGCACTTGTCGATGAGGGAACAAATAAAGAGGGCAGGATGGCGAGAGGTATGAATACAACCATTTACGTCTATTTGACCTTCGTTCTTTTAATTGCTTTTCAGCGACCTGTTCTTGATTTCGGTCTGCTCTTTGCAACAATCTTCTTGACAGTCACCACTTTGTCTGATATTCTCGGATTCTACGACGACGACACATGCAGGAGTAAGAGATGAGTTCGTTCTGGAACGAAGCAAGAGACAAAAACTATGCCGACTTGTATGGAGTATCTCTGGAAAAGGCCGCACAGGAGCGGCAGCATCAAGAACTTATGCGCTCGCTGGATAGTCTTAATCGACAGAAGTCTGGCCGAAAGAAACGCTCCTTCTTGCTCACCGATGCCGAGCGCAAAGACCTCATTGAAAGGAGTCTAGCCCTCAGAGAGGCACAGACCAGTCCAGCACAACAGAGCACAGTCGGTCCGGTCGTCAAGTTTATTGGTGCAATGCTGGTGCTCCCGCTGGGCGCGATTACAGCGAAGATGCTCGACGTTCAAGCCGGCGCTGGTATTTTCATCATGCTCATTATTTGGGGCGCAGCCTGCCTTTTCGTCAAATAGTCCTTGACAGTCGTTTAGATTCTAGGAGATAAAATGGACATTGGAAAATTGTTTGAGGCAATCGATGAGGAAGGCGCGCGAACTCGTTCAAACTATCATCTAACGCTGGGCAATTTGATTCAGGTTCTCGAAGCAGCGCCAGAGAGCGCCAAGATTGGGATTGGAAAGCCTCATTCCTATCGAGGATATTATCGCGACCTCGCATTCGAGCCATGCACACCACCGAGACCGGCCTCTGAGGTCCTCATAGAAGCTCGCGCCTGCATAGGCAAAGTGTTTACCGGCTATAAGGGGGGCACCTTTGAGATGGATGAAACCACGCCACTGTGGATTGCTACATGGGGAAGTTGCGGCGACGCCTTCATGGGATTGGAGTTCACCAACGACGGCACCGCAATACTGCAAACCAAACGAATAGAATACTAGGGAGTGTCATGCAAACTTTGTTTTCAATCGATATGTCAAGCATTCTTGCAACCTGCTCTGGTCTCGCTGACTTTTGTGGCTATGGTGCTGTGCGCATGAAGTTCGTCGAAGCGAGTGTCACAAAGGGTCTGGTGGGCTTCTTGGAGGTCGACCTACTCAGTAAGGCTGGCACCCGGTGTGAGCGCGTAGAAGAACTTATCGACATGCTGAACGATAACCTGCCGGCGTTCAACTTCGGTCTGCACTCGACGAGCGACGCTGATATTTGGCTGGAATTCGTAACGTTTCAATATGAGTAAGCCAATAATCGGCGATGATGGAACAAAGACGTGGTACAGAAACGACCGACGTCATCGCGAGGATGGTCCGGCCGTCGTTAAGCTCGATGGAACAAAAAGATGGTACAGAAACGGCCGACGTCATCGCGAGGATGGGCCGGCCGTCGTTTATCCCGATGGAAGAAAGTATTGGTACAGAAACGACCGACGTCATCGCGAGGATGGTCCGGCCGTCGTTTATCCCGATGGAAGAAAGTATTGGTACAGAAACGACCGACTCCATCGCGAGGATGGTCCGGCCGTCGTTGATTCCGATGGAAGAAAGTATTGGTACAGAAACGGCCGACGTCATCGCGAGGATGGTCCGGCCATCATTTTTCCCAATGGAAGAAAGTGTTGGTACAGAAACGGTCGACTCCATCGTGAGGATGGCCCGGCCATCGTTCATTCCGATGGAACAAGGGAGTGGTACAGAAACGGCCAGTCTTGCACCAAATTCGAGATTATATTGAGATGCCTCGCGAATGATCGCGAGCCTCGCGAGGTTTGGCCATGAGTATCTCTGTGGATTGTACTATTGTCTACTATCCTGATAACGCACCAAGCCAAATAAAGCTCTACCACCCCACCAGTGCCCCCGTACCCGACCACGGTGCGCGCACGCTCGATGCGCACGCTTTACCATGGAAAGAAAGAGAGAAAACCTCTTGACAACACCAGAAAGCCTGTTATAATTTCACGTCCACTTCGACGTCGAGTACATGCCCGACATCGCCAACTGCATCGCAGACGAACCCACAACCATCTGAGCATAACCGGAGGAAACACCATGACGATTGAAGAAAAACGAAGCCGACTCGAAGAATTCCAATTCCTCACTGGCTGAATCGGAGAGCGCGAAATGAACATCGCCTGCTCGAAGAAATGGCCGGCATTTACTGGGAAGCGTCCAGCGAAATCAGCCGGCGCTTTCGAGCCTCGAAGAAGCATCTTCGATGGTTGAAGATGCCATCTCGAATCTCGAATTCGAGATCGAACTGGTCGAATTCGAAGCAGAGAACTTCTGCCCTTACTGCGAAGGCACCCACTAGCTGAAAGGCAATGCCGACGCCCGCGAGCACAATTCTCGACCAGTCGTCAATGAAGTGCGACAAGATCGACCACTCCTGTGCCTTTAAATGAGCGCGCGCAGGCGCGTGACACACTCTCGACGATATGTCAAGAGAAAAAAAGAACATAAAAAAATAAAAGAAAGTCCTTGACGTCAGGACTCAGTGTGCTATTATGCTCTTGTCGCTGGGAGAGGTCGTTGAAAAAGGCCGACGAAGAAAGTTGAAAAAAACCTCTTGACACCGACCGACAAGCTGCTATAATGTTCTTGTCGATGAGGGAACACGCACAGGAGAAAGAGCATGGTCTTTACGAAAGCAGCAGACATCGCCCAGCAGGTCAAGAGCAGGAAAGGGCCTGTGCTCATGTGTGTCATGGGCGCTCACGACTCGGCCTACATCCAAGGTGTCAAGAAAGACATCATCGCGACCTTCGAATCTATGGAGCACCCGCACGACCCTGAGCGATGCGGCTGGGAGCTTCACGTGCGCTCTGACGGCGCGATGTTTCTCAATGCGGACCACGAGGCCCGCTGAAGAAAAGTAAAAAAAGTGCTTGACAGCAGCTGAAAGTCTGGTACAATGTAGTTGTCAGCAGGGATAAAGAGAAAGGAGAGGAGCATGGCATTTCGACACGAGTTTGTAGAAGAGGAAGGATATGTTAGCCTTCGCATCTATGAAGATGATGCCGACGAACCGGTGATGTTCCTCGACCTCCATGCCGATGTGTACGCGAACTTCGATGCCGATGCGGGCCTCATCACCAAGTTCACCCAGCGCATGTACAACGGTCGCAAAGTAATCGCGAGCGCCAACTCCGGCGACACTATCGGCGAAATGGAAATGGTTTCGATATCTCTTCGCTCCGAAGAAGAAAAGTAAAAAAGTGCTTGACACCTGAGCAGATTGCGCTATAATGTATTTGTCGATGAGGAATGGCCCACGACGAACAAGCGGAGCAACAACGATGAGCAAGACCTACTTCATGACCTTCGAGAATCTTCGATACATGGCCGACTTGATGGAGACCGAGTATGATGCTGCTGTTCAGGACCCTGAGCGTTATGGTTCGACAGACTTCGCCCGTCTGGAGTCGACCTGCGACACGCTCATGGACCAGTTCCGCACAGGGCTCGCACAGAGCCTCGATGCTGAGGACGATGCGGACGTCGAGTTGACCGAAGAGCAGCGTGACACACTCGCTGACTCGCTCTTGTGGCGATATGATGTGGCCTTCGATATGTATGCGAAGGATGACCCGTACTACGACGAAGAGCGACAGAATCTGCGCGAGTGCTTCAATCGACTGAAGCTGGCCCATCTTTTGCGAGAAAGTGCTTGACAGCTGAGCGATAGTCTGGCATAATGTGCTTGTCAGCGAGGTTTTTATCCCGACCGGTCTTCTCGAAGCGAACCACCACGGCTACAAACCAAAGAGTGTCCCATGCCCGTGTGATGTACAGGGCAAGTGTCAGAAGCCATTCAGCAGTAACCCGTGTCGGATGTGGTGCTGCTCTGGCTGTGGTCAGTACAATCCTTGGTGTGTGGGCGCTGCTGATGATAGTCCAGACCTGTGCGATGCCTGTGCTGCGAAGAGTGAAGACTGAGGAGAGTGCTATGAAGAAGAGACCTGTTATTGGGCGTCGGGTTCGGTCTCTATACAAAGCACGTTGGACTGGTATCATCGAGGATTATACACTTCATCCCACTGCTGGATGTATCGCACATGTCAGGATAACGCATGATAGAAGAGGTAACCCGGTAAGGAAACAAAAGCTTTACAGTTACAACTGGTGTCTCTTCGAGTATGTTGGGTGAGTGAGAGTGTGTGATGTGGGTGTTCAACAGTGCGAACGATGTTGGTATAGTGGCTGTACCATGAATGTACAGCGCCTGTGCGAGAATGGTGTGGGACTGGTATGATGATGATGGGTATTTGGGCCCTCTGGTGATTGAACGCGTCAAGGAGGTCTGGGAATGATTGATAAAAAGAAGATTCAGAGAGTTGGCGAGCGTGTCCTCTATACAGACGAGCACTATCCTGAGCCGGTCTGTCCGATCTGTGACCAACGAGGCGAGAGTCCTCATGTCTGTCCCTATGCTCAGGAAATTGGTGGCTCTAATCGAGTCTGTACTTGCTGTTCAGGGTGTCAGTATCAGTGTGCCATGGATATATGAGTGTGTGACCTGTGTTCAACAGTGTGTACGATGCTGGTACATTGCCTGTACAATTAATGTACAGCGCCTGTGCGAGAATGGTGCGTGGCTGGTCGAACTTAGTATAAAAACCAGAGCTATTTGACTACCAAAACACCAAAATACAAGAAAAAACACCAAGGATGTACGATAAATGCACGAATACTGTACGAATATAGCACACTATGGCACAGCCGTCAAGGGGAATCTGGAGGATATATCCTGAGGAGCACAGAATCGACCAGTTGTCAAGCATAATCAACCAAGAATCGACCATAAATCCCACATATCACGAGAATCGACCAGTTGTCAAGCATAATCGACCAAGAATCAAGCAAGAATCGACCAGTTATCAACCAAGAATCAACCATAAATCCCGCATATCACGATAATTGAACCATGTCAAGCATAATCTGTGCTAATTTCACTTAACACACTTAAAAAAGAAAGTCAAGGAAAAACAACAACTTAATGTTTTTGGTCCCTATACGAGAAAGGAATTATGCTTAGCACAGAAGTGTTCCAGTGTCAACCATAATCAACCATAAACAAAACAACAAAGAAAAAGAAAAAACCTCTTGACTGTCGACCAGTATCTGCTATTATGCACTTGTCGATGAGGGAATGGCCCAGAACTCGATGAACCCGGAGCAGCTATGATTGTTATCTCGCGCATGGAATGCCGACACTGTGGAGCAGGCCAGATGGTCACCGACGACCAGAGCACACCATTCTGCTGCAACACTGCCATGGACATCATGACCACTGAGTCATGGGACGAACAGGACTTCGAGTATCGGGCAAAGGTCGACCAGCCCAGCGACCAGTACACCGAGTTCGTCGACCTGCTGCCTCGACGAGATAGTTAAGATTATCCCTTGACAGCATCGACCAGCCTGCTATAATACTCTTGACGCAGGCGACATCATCTTGATGTCCGACGATGACGACAACTGACCGGAGAGCGAACATGACGAACCAACTGACCAACAGCTTCGACGAGATGGGCCTGAAGTATCGCATCTATGGTGGATACCTTCCCGTTGTCAAGGTCGAGGGCCTCACGTTTGTCTACGACTACTGCTGATCGCTGAATGGCAAGGACATGAGCATCGACCAGTGCATCGAGCGCATCAACCAGAATCGCTGAGAGCTTCATACAGCCACCCGATACCTACCACCCACCTACCCCCCTCCCACGATGAAGGGGGGCACAGAGGACGATATGAACAACGCCACGACCATCCTGAACGAAGCCCGCCGAGCCGCTGACTACATCGAGACGGCACTGGCCGAAACGGAACGACTCCTGCCCACCGTCGACGTGAGGTTCGCCGCTGATGGCCCGCGACACAACGAGCAGGTCGCTCAGTTTCGGGCATGGGATAACCGACATCTTCCGGTCGACGACCACGCCCGGCTTGTCGAGATGCTCACGCTGGCCTTCGAGCTTGTCGACGAAGAGCCCGACCATGACTGCCGAGTCTGCATGTATCAGTGGGACAAGTGGGGCGGCGGCGAGAAAGTTCTTGACTTCGATTACTTCATGTGATATGTGAAAGAACTTTCTCGAAGTTCTTGACATTCTGTTTTGAAAATGGTATAGGGGTCCCCCCTCTGGGCGGGGCCGGAATCTATGTCCCAGTTCGGTTTGAGACCGAACCTATTTTGTGCTAAGGTGGCTCGATACGGACGACCAATTTTTCGAGATTTTTAGACCTCGACCAGATGCCCGAGATGTTATCATGAATACGATATTATTGATCAACACTAGAGAGTGACGGGGAGTCGCTCATTTTTAACAAAGGAGAAAAAATGAAGAGTTTGATGAAGTTTATTGCAGTTATGATGGTGGCAATGTGTGTACTTGGAGCAGTCGTCTCTATTTTCGTTCAGGATGAGGAAGTTCATCCTGAAAAGAAGGTAGAAAATCAAACAGTTAAGACCCCAAACACACCAGATATCCCCGATAAACTGGGAAATCTAAAACATCACCTGAAATCTTTAGAAGAGAACAGAAAATGCGAAGTCCCCAAAGTCTGTCTTAGCCACATGAACATGTTCAGCGAAAATTATATCATTATTCTCGAACATGGAACAATTGAGCAGATCGACGAGTCTAAACAATATGCAAAAGAGATGAGCAGGCTTCAAAAAAAGAAACTACCTGATATGCGAGATAAGTTTGGACCAGTTCTCGACGACATTTTTTGGGAACACGATATCGATGCTAGGACAATCGGTTCTGGGTATCGGACCGTTGAATTCGTCGGTGGATTGTTTGCCGCTAATCGAAATATCAAGAATTTCCAACAGAATCGCGATCTCCGGATGGTGCTGCATAGAATGCGATTCAAGAGAGCGAATTACAAATGGATCCCAAGCGCCCGAAAATTCACATATTTTGAAATTGAATCGTACGATGATGGCGATATCGTTTATTGGGAGCGAAATGATTTGAACGGTGCCCTCATTGAATGACGACCAATTTTTCGGGATTTTTTGGGACTTTGGAAGAAGATGGAGATCGTTGTATAGCCCTAAAGCAAATCCTGCAAAGGCTTGGGAATACTCTTTGCCAAACAAGGGCGAGATCTCGACAAGCAAACTCCAGTTGTTCGCGATCATTCTCGCCGAACGGCCCGAGCATATCTCGGGGGCATGGACGACAATGGACGAATATCTCGAATATCGAGGAGGATGCAGCATAACTCATTAATTTTATTATGCACTGCTCTTTGGTGGGCGATGGATCGATGAATATTGGGGACTTGGTCGAGGCTGTCGGAACCAGTGCAGGCCAGCATGATTGAGAGTCGGCCGAAGAGATGTTCGAATAATGGTCAAGACAAATACTCCCGCACATTTGAACAATGGGAGCGCGCCACGTACAAGAGGTTTGGTCATGAGCAAGACAACAATCGACGATAATGGAACAAAGTATTGGCACAAAAACGGCCAACTCCATCGCGAGGATGGACCGGCCGTCGTTGAGCCCGATGGAACAGAATGGTGGTACAGAAACGGTCAACTCCATCGCGAGGATGGTCCGGCCATCATTCGTTCCGATGGAACAGAGTATTGGTTCAGAAACGCCCAGCCCTGCGCCAAATTCGAGATTCTATTGAGATGCCTCGCGAATAATCGCGAGCCTCGCGAGGTTTGGTCATGAGTAAGCCAATAATCGACGATGATGGAATAGAATGGTGGCACAAAAACGACCAACTCCATCGCGAGGATGGCCCGGCCATCATTTATCCCGATGGAAGAAAGTATTGGTACAGAAACGGTCAACTCCATCGCGAGGATGG